TTATGTAAACCTCTTAAAACTTGACCTCATCGGCACAATCAGGAATCACGGCAGTCTCGATGTTGCACATCGGCTCTGCTTTTGCTAATTTGTCGGATTGGTTGATTGGATGACAAGTAAGCCCAGCCCACTCATGGCTAGTAGGATAATCATGCGAGCTATTTGGCATCGTAGTCAGCTTATCATTAGTCTCATCAGGAATCTTCTTTAGCGTATCTACGACACTTTCAGTAATCTTCTGCTGCTCCTCTAAAAGCCGGATCTTATAGTCCAAATACCAACGTGCCTTCGTTAAATCTTGAAGCTGAGAATTACCATCTTTGTGACCTGCCCGGCTTAGATACTTACCAACATTCCAAAGATAAGCATCCTTGTCTAACTGCCACTCCCGTAGCACTTTGATGGCCTCATAGGGATTGTCTGCACCGCCGTAATGAGACGGATGATCGACGTTCTTCTTAATTTCGTCAAGTGTTTCCATCAATAACCTCCTTGTTCTTTTCAATAGGCTTATAAACATCTGCCAGCTTCGGGTGACGACCACAGCAACCACGACCCTCTGGGCAGAACGGATACTTCGGATTAGCCTCGCAGGAAGGAACCATCCAGTTTGCTACTTCAGGGCAAACCTGTGCAACTTCATTCTTCATTTCTGTAAACATCTCGCGGATTTCTTTTTGAGCCCTGGAGCAAAGTCGAAGATGACTCATCTCAATCAAAGCACGAGCGTTCATCGTAATGTAAAACTCTGTACAGCAAGCATTTGGCAGAACTGCACGGGCGTCTTCGTTTTTGGCGTTGTGATACTTCTTGAGGATCTGATAATCGGTATCAATGTCCGACATCATATTATCGAAAACATCAGCATCTTCACCGGTAAACGGGTTCACATACTTGAATCCATCCTCGCTGCAATAACGCTGGCTGCGGCAGCTCATGCTAATATGTCGATGACGACTAATCTGTGCCAGAAGTGCTCGACTTACATCTTTGACGTAGAACGTAAAGTTGATGTGTTCAAGCACAGAATAGTGACCACTGGCTTTACATCCCTTGGCAATTTTGTAGTCGTCAGTCATTGAAGAATCATAACAAATACTCGCAGCTTCCTCCACAATATCTAAAGGGTTCTTATCACTTGTAGGAACAACTCGCTGTGTGTACGCGATCAAATCAACAGTCATTTAATTCTCCTTAATATTCGTCCTGCCAGTTTTCAGGAATGTCGTTCTCACCAATTACGATGCAATTTTTAGGTGCGACATTTAAAGTGTACTTTCCATCTTGAACTTTAATCATTACGTTCATAATGGAGACAACTTTATGAATGCTCCAAAGAACTCCGCGACCTTTTCGAGTTCTAGCTCTAAGAACTGTGTCGCCAATATGAATTTCTCTATTAAGAATATCGGTTACCATTTAATCCTCCTTTATTTTAGAAGTGCAAACTTAAACCAATCTGGAAAACTGGATACTGAAATCTCATATTTGATAAGACAAGACAGCAACCACAACGCAATCATGATTCCGACCGCAATAAGATAATCCTTAAAAATCTTAATGAAGGCGATCCACATCTTAATCCTGTCTCTCATTTACCTCACCTCTTTCAATCAATTCATCAACAGTAATCTCTCCACAGAGAATCTGTTTAAGCTGCTCTTCTGACAACTGATATGTAATCGGCTCTCCACATTCAGTCGGATATCGAGCCAAGGTTCTATAATATTCTGCAAGGGCTCGTTCTTTACGTCCCTGTTCACGATGGTCAATACCAATCATATCGCCCCACCTCCTTCCTCAAGTTTTTCGCTCTTGCCAGTTACGACATATACATCATCTTCGAGATCTTCTTTTGGAATCACAACTACGATGCCTAGTTCTTTTTCAAATGGCATACCATCCATCATAATAATGTAATATTCATCCAAATCTGCGAACACTTCGTATGCGTTACCCTTTTTAAGTTGAACAAAAGTATCTATTGTAGCAACATAACTGTAATAGTCCGTTCTGAAGTACATCCTCATTAGGGCTCCTTGTAGGGTTCCATATCACCCTTCCAAATCTGGAAATAAGGATGTGCGTCAATGCCGTAAACCTGACCCTTCATACCGGTACTGGTAATCTTGTAAGGCTTTCCATCCTCAAGGCTATTGATAAAGTCCTGATACTGAGGACTCATCTTAAAGAAGTCCTTCTTGCCCTGAATCCTCTTTACCTTAATAGTAACCTCATCACCAATCTTTGGCTCCCACTCTTCAACCGGCATTCCAGCCAGAAAGTCGGGACCACCGGCCTTCTTGATTCGCCGGGCAAGGATTCGTGCCTTACGCTGCTCTCTGCGCCGGTCTTCTCGATTCATCGAATTACTCATATTCTGTTCCTTTCAGCTTATCAAAGTAGGGATCGCCGTCTTGCTTCTCTAATAAGTTGAGCTCCCCGGCGGAGCCTACAGAATACAAACGAAAATTTTTAAAAATCTCAGCACCTTTAATAGTGGCTAGAGATGTAATTATGTATAATATATCGTGTTCTTCTGTGCCATCAGTAAGTTGAACTTCAAGTCGTTCTTTCTTTGGGATGGCTAGTTTTCGGAAGTCGTTCATAGTTAATCCTTCGGCATAGAATACACATCCTGTCCATGTGCATATTCGTCATAAATTTCTGCAATAACATTGTAGCATCTGCTCTCAGAATTATAACTACCAAGAATAATTCCACGTTCACCCATGCCTTGTCGTGCGTAAACATTAAGGCTTGCGGCATCAATGATCGCCATGCGTTCAAGATTTATAATTTCTCCGCCCTGCGTTAAAAGTAGCAATTTTAAATCAGTCCTTTCCGTTCGGCTTTCCACTGAGCATACTTATCATAAGCAATCTTCAGAGCAAGATCTTTGTTTTCAGCAGTAACATAAATAGCCCATGTCATTCCCATTGAAAAGGTGGGCTCAAAATAATCAGGTCCCCACTCTCCATCTTTGATATCTTCGATGTTTCTATTAGAATGCCATACAGCCCACTTTTTAGTTTTTTCGTTGTAATAAATCCTCCAAACACCAATCGGATTTATAATACAATCCTCGTACTCTTCGACATCACCGTCGTAGGCTGCGGCGATTCTTTCCGCTTTTTCTTTATCTTCAGTGATAGTAATAATCCGATAATCTGAATATTCACCTTCGGTTACTGCGTAATAAGTTTTCATATCTACTCCTTTATCCGTAACTAACTTCGTTCTTGTCGTTTCGGAATCGCACAAAGGTCGGGAATTGCAGAGATTCAGCACCAGTTTTCTTATCACAGCTAACCTCTTTGTACTTACATTCTACAATCTTACCGATGTAATTATCAGGATTCGCCCACACAGCAGCTCTCGTAGCATCATCAAAACCAGAACCAATGCGAAGCTCATTGCCCTTGTAGTCCACAACTAGAGCACCCATCGTACCAGCCAGACGGTTCTGACCTTCCTCGATTGCTGTGATTCGCAGGTCAACAGTATAGAAACGCTTAATCTTGAGACAACCATTGTGACGAGCCCGGCGGTAAGGAACGTTGGTGTTCAACATCAAACCTTCCCATCCCATTTCGACCGCATAATCAAGCCCATGAGGAATCACACTCTGATCAATACCTTCATAGATCATCGGTACAATCTCAATATTTTTAAGGTGCTTTTCCTTAATTTTCTTACGAAGCTCGTTTAAATACTCTCGCCGTACCATATATGGTGTGATGCATTTATCCTGAACGAAGTCTCTTGCGAAATCCGTATCAAAGATAACGAATTTAATACCAGTCTTGTCCTTATTGTCCGAGTTTAATAAGCCAGTGCCATACCGAAACACCTGTCCGTCCGGCCAACCCTCTGGATTCTTATAAATCAGTTCACCATCAAAAAAACGTGTGTTTACCAGTTCTGTATCACCATCATACAGAGTCAGTAGATCATTCTTAATATGGTCAAGACCTTGAAATTTCTGTCCCTGCCGAGAAATAAGGTCACCATTAAAGAAAGTTCCCCTATTGCCATTTTCTTTCTGGCTAAGGCTGAACCAAGTGCCCTTTTTCAGCTTAACCTTATCAATCGGGTATCCCTGCTGAATCTCCCAGACAGGAACAATTTCCTCGCCATATACCTTATTGATGGTAGCTGCTTCCACACCAATTGGCAGATTCTTAGTAAACAGTCGTTTCAGAAACTCTTCGTACTCAGGATTTTTGTGTAAATAATTCTGGATTGTTGCAATAGATGCATCAGAGCCAGTATTGTGACCAGCACCCATAATATAAAGGTATCCGCAGCTGAGATACTGAACGTCGATATCCGGCTTTGCAGTTACCTTTTTATTGATCTTTGCGTCCGACAGTCCGGTAACAATTGCCGGGTCGAGCAGGAATCGGAAAAACGCCATCAGCTCGTCATCTTCGTCGCCAAAATCCTTTCGTGCATCCAGTAAAATTCGAGTCTTGTCTGTCTTTTTCTTTGTGCCCTGCAATGCCTTAACCATCGCATCAAGCTTACCTATGAGTTCTTTATCTGTCATAAAGCCTCCTTGCGTATCCTGTGTTATATAGTTATAGCTAATAAAGAAAGGCTTGTCGTTACGAGCAAGCCATTTCTTTCCCGTATCCTGCATTATATAGCTGAAGAGAGAATTTTAAGCCTCCGGGATGGAGACTTTTTATAGCTATATTATACAGGATACGTACATAATTGTCAATGCTTTTCTGAAAATTCTTTCCGTAAAAATTCCTTCAAGAACGTCCGCTTATATGGAACTCTCGAAGTCTTTACAGCCCGATCAAGAGCATGAGTTTCAGCGCAAATCACACAATACTTCTTGGCGCGAGTGATAGCCGTATAGAGCCATTCTCTCGTCAGCATCAGGTACGCAGAGTTGTCCATGCCAACAATCACATACGGAGCTTCACTGCCTTGCAACTTATGACAACTTAAAGCATAAGCAAGTTCAAGTGTTGCCCAGACGTTATTCCCACCAAAGTAATGAGGAATGAAAATCGTTCCCCACTGGTCAAAATCAACCAGGATAAAACTACTCTCAATCTTTCGGATAATGCCACGGTTTCCGTTGAACACCGGACACTTCTCTTCTTTTTTCTTTGTCTTGAGATTGTATGTGTGAAGCTCATAGTTGTTCTTGTTGATGATGACCTGATCACCTTCACGCAGAGTATACACCCTATCCTTGCCATCACCATAGATTGTGACCTTTGCTTCTGCTTGACCACGACTCGGATTCACAATTTCCTGAATAGCATTATTGACTTCATAAGTACAGATACTACCACGCAGCTTTTGTGGAAGTACAATCTGAATCTTCGCACTATCATTCCCTACCTTATTATATAAGGTACGGTACTGATTGATAATGTGGTTGAACGACTCACTTGCGTCCTTATAGATATCAAGTTCCAGATCACGAAGTTCACCACGAACCTCATTGCCAGCCCAGCCATAAGGAACCAACTGTGTAGCGTTACGAACCTTAATGCTCTCCGTGATAATTGCAGACTTAGCTGCCTGACGATGGATCTTAGTCAAACGAGCCACAGGAACGACCTTAGATGCAAGCATATCCTTGAAAATGTTACACATACCGATGCTCTCAAGCTGTCCGTCATCACCAATCATGATGAATCGCTTGCCGGTCTCGATTGCCTGAATCAAGTCATAAAATAACTGAGCTCCAACCATAGATGTCTCATCCAGAATGATAATGTCCTCATCCAGAGGATTGTCCTTATCATGAACAAACCCACCGTTCTCGATGTCATATCCAAGAAGACGGTGAATAGTCTTACCGTCCTGACCAGTAATCTCCTGCATACGAGCTGCGGCACGACCAGAAAGTGCAGTTTGAGCGAAAGACTTACCATGAAGAACCTTTAAAACACCAGCGACAACGGTACTTTTACCAGTATTGCCTGTGACACAAATTCTTCCATTATATCTTGTCAGAAACATATGAGACGGAACAGTAAAACAATACTTATATCCATCGCTTGAACGAACAATATCAATATCGCTTTTACTGCCTTTTGTCATAAGAGAAACTTTTCCATTCGAGTGTTGCACAATATGAACATTATACTCTGTGACCATTCTACCGTGCCGTTCAATATTTGATTCATGTACAACAGAACGATAACCACAAGAAGAAAATGCGAACTGAATAAAATCTGCCGTTTCTTTAATCAGTGTACTAAAATCTTTCCGTCTCCCCTCTTTCACATGACCGTCCCAATTTAGAATCTCGTCGCAAATCACCTCTAGCTGATGATGATTACAACTATACCAATACGAAGTAAATCTTTTTTCTTTTCTTGGAGCGTAAAAGACAAAGTTCGAATATTCCAAGTCTTTTGGATTCCACTGATGCTCATCAAAGTATCTACCACTTTCCGAAAGAAGTCTTCTCATGCGAAGTTTCTTTCGCTCTTTTTTTACGTTTACTCTACACCAAGCTGATTTATGATCCTTCAAAAACGATCCATCGCAAATAACAGCACACATTAGTCTAATATCAGCATCGCTCAAATCGATTCCTGGACCATCATAATTAAACGTTGTTATAAAATGTCCGTTAAACCCAGACTTTCGTTTAACATTTCTTTGATACAACTCCCACATTGGGATTTTAGCTAAATTGTTTTTGCTGGTCAAGTAAACAACATTATGCTCTGCACTCAATAGTTGATTGATACTACCCGACTTGTTTTTCATGTGATATAGATATTCACATTTGAATTTTACATATTTCTCAGGCTCAACAAGCGTTGTAGTCCCATCTTCATTATATTGAAGAACTTTGTCACCCTTAACATAATCTTTTATTTTTTTCCATTGGACACCATTAAAGAACTCCATCTCTGCATCGAGGCATCCGCCGTAGCCTGTTAAGATACAGACGTTGCTAGAGCATACCTTTTTAATGGCATCTCTCTGCTCTTCGGTATACTCGATACCAAGCGCGTCTTCGGCTTCATTGATAGCTACATCCATGTTTCGGCCAATCGGCTCAATAGGTGCATCCGCCAGTCGCTTGATCTCTTTTGCAATTTCATCTTCAAGATTCCACACTCTAGTTAAAGCAAATTCCTGACGGTCATCACTCCACCAAAGTGTTTTACGGACATCATGCAGATGGAAAAGTGCCATTTTGATGACTTCTTGGTCACCCTCGTTCAAATCAAGTTCCTTAATACAGCTATTGATTGTCTGGTTTGCCGGGATAATAGAGTTACCTTCTTCGGCACGGGCGGCAAGAAAATGCATGACATAAGCTTCGATTCTGAATTGCGAATTGTGCTTTAAGCCCATATTCAAAGCAAGAACGTCAGCTTTTTTCCAGCCGATGCCATACGCATCATCGATCAGAACATAAGGATTCTCTTCAATCTTTCTCACTAGAGTGTCTGCACCATGATATTGACGGACAAGCTTTTCAATAGCACTAGAAGTCAAGCCATACTCAATCAGCTTTGTGTATGCTTCACTGTTATCAATGTTGTTTTCATAGGCATCAATGATTTTCTTGGCTCGACCTTCCGTAATACCGCTAACAGTACAAAGAAATCTGATGTCACCATTCTTGATAATTTCATACGGATTGTCGAATGCTTCATAGAGCATCTCAAACTGATGGTCGGTCAGAATATAACGGAGAAAGCTTTTTTGTTCTTCTGGGTCAGTGATCTCTTGAAACTCATTCATATAGATGATTTTGTACTGATCACCAAACTTTTCATGATGAACATATTCACCACAGAACGAATAAGTCTTATCCATATCAAGGCTAGGAACGTTGCCTTTTAGCCGGAGGTCACTATATCGACTCATGATAGGATTTCCCTGCTTAACTTTTACCACCTCGGCAGAGAAAGTGGCGAAGCCGCCGGGCTCCACCTCCCTCCCATCTTTCGGATAAAAGACTCGTTTTATCCTGATGTAGCAACGGATCATATTTTCATTAAATTTCTTATCTGCCACTTTATAACCCTCTTATTATGCACCTAATCTAAATTCTGTCAGTCCTCCGCACACTCTGCAATAAAACCATTTTGTGGCACGCTCGCATTGTTCTGCGCAGTCAAACTTCCACTTCTGAACTTTTCTAACGACGCAACAATTCGTACAATGTATCTTAATTACAGTTTTATCTTTGTACCAATCAATTTTAAACATAGGAAGCTCACAAACAACCTCTCCGTCAATAGTATATAAAACACCATTCATTACTTTATCTCTCTATCATGCAGCCACTTCTTGTAAGGTTTGAAGTCATTTGCAATAACGTGCGACTCATCTTCCTTCTTTCCAAGCACAGCTACCTGACTTCCCTTTACAATCAAATCCTGATAATCTGACAAGATTCTCGGCCATACGGTCAGCTCAATGATACCATCGCCGGAATACAGATTTACAAATGCAAACTGCATACCAGTCTTTGTTTTCTTCTTTTGGATCTTTGCGATAATACCAACAAGCACACAAGAATCACCTTCCTCAATTTCAGAGAAATCCTTGATGTAAGCAAATGCCTTCTCGAAAGGATTCGGGTCACTGATAAAGGTCTGCAAAGTCTGGAACTCCCAAAGTTCTTCATCTTGTAAATATTTCGTGGTCTGCTCGGCCATATATGCTTCTTTCTTTTTCAGCTTCTCGGTTTCATGTACGACACGACGCTTTTCATTATAGATTCGTAGGACGGTTTCTTTGTCAACCTTCTTACCAACCTTATAATGTTCCGTATCAATATTCCACTTACTCAGCAAAACTGCTTTTGTAGGAAGTGTACTGACTGGCTTAAACTCAGATTGTTCCAAACCGCTGGCAATATACTTTTCCAAAAATACTCGTTTGTTCTTTGTAGGAATCGTGCCGGATTTAACCAATGCAATAATCTGCGCTTTCGTTGCACGAACACGACTCGTGAAATCTTCAAGTCCTTTGAATTTTCCATTTTTTTCTCGTTCTGCAATGATAGTTTCAGCAAGCGTATCGCCAATACCACCGATAGCAGATAAGCCAAACAGGATTTTACCATTCGATACAGTAAAGTCCATGCCGGAACGATTGATACTCGGCGGAAGAGTCTGAATATCAAAGCTGCGTGCGTCCACCATAATCTTGTTAACCTTGCCGACCTTTGCTTTATTCAAATTCAGCATAGCCTTAAAGAATGCAAGCGGATGATGAGCTTTTAAATATGCAGTCTGAAGGCAGATGACGGCATACGCCTGAGAATGTGACTTGTTAATCTTCATACCCCTGCTTTCGCAGTATTTGTATAGGGAGTAGACTATACCATTATTTCTTGCGAAATACGCCTTGGTAGTCGTTGAGAGCTTCGCATTTCTGCGCTATCTCTGCGGATTGTCCAATCCTTATGATTGTTACACTTTGGTACATAAGGCTCTAAGGAGTTTCCCGCATATTCGGCGTTTGCTTATGCTGTCACCAACATAAGGGACTTAACTTTTGTCAATCCATATCCACCCTTAGTGGACAATTCGTCACAAATATACTCTGCGGTACGAGAGTCGTACCCGTTATCCAGTATTTCTTTTCGGAGGATAGTAACTTCTTCCTTGACTTTCTCAGGTTTCTTCTTTGCCAAACACTTACGCATTCTATCAGCCCCGGCATCGTTTCGACCACCAAATACCTTCGTGAGTTTCATGCTCTGTTCCTGATAGATGTTCACACCATAGGTGCTACGGAAAATTGGTTCCATATCAGGATGGAAGTAATGAATATGTTCAGGATGATACTTGCAATCAACGTATGTAGGAATCGACGGCATTGCATCAGGACGATAAAGAGCAATCAGAGCAGACAACTCTTCAATCGACCTAGGCTGAAGTTGCGCAACCAGATCCTTCATGCCGGACGATTCAATCTGGAATAGATTGTCTGTCTTACCGGAGCAAATCAAATCGTAAGTTGCCTTGTCGTTCTCAAACTCAGGATTGTTGATATCAATTTCCCAGTCTGGAATATTATCCTCACGCTTCGCTTCATCAATGGCAACCAGCGACGCAACACCAAGAATATCAAACTTAACAAGTCCAATCTTCTCGTCCATCACCTTATCAACGGAAATAACGTGCTCTCCGTCAGTACCATGCCGGATACCGATATACTCGTAATAAGGATGTCGGCAAACAATAACACCGCCAGCATGGATACCATATCCTCGTGGGCGACCATTGATATGACTTGCAATATCAAGCAGTTCTTTGTATCTCGGATTCTCAGCCACTTCTGGATTTGCTTCAAGACAATCCTTCCATGTTTTTTGAACAAACTTTTCGCTGATTTTTCTAATCTCAGCATACGGGAAGCCTAGTACCTTACCAACATCCTGAATCGAGGTAACCGGAGTGGTGTACACAATATTCATGACTTGAACCACTCGGTCTTCACCGTACTTCTGCGTCAGATACTCGACAACCTTAGCACGGTCGCTGACGTCCACGTCAACGTCAGGAAGGTCTTTTCGTTCAATGGTAAGGAATCGTCCGAAATCAAGCTCGTATTTGATGGAGTCAAGTTGTGTAATACCAATCAGGTAACACACAAGTGATCCGGCAGCAGAACCACGCCCAGGGCCAACAATAACATCATTTTTCTTACACCAGTTGATGTAATCAACCAGAATCAAAAAGTAGTCACAGAAGTCTTTCTTCTCAATGACAAATAACTCGTCATCAACACGCTTACGATAGATTTTCTGTTTTTCTACATCAAACTTTTCAATACCGCGCTTCTTCCATCCATCTTTTACAAGGTCTTTCAGGTAATCTGCTGAGTTGGAATACTGTGGCGGAATCTCAATCTTTGGAAGCTCAGGTTCGTGCCAAGGCATATCCACATAATCACACAGGTCGGCAACCTCGTCGGTATTGTTGATACACCATTCTGCTGCATCATACCCAATCTGACTATCAAGGATTTCATGTTGCTCTTTACGAGACATAAAATAGCATCCCTCGTAGATTTCTGCAGCAGTTTCCGTATCATGTGCGATACGAAGGAAGTAGTCTTGATAATAAAGATCTTCTTTGGTAGCTGCATGAACATCGTTTGTGACGACTACTTTTGTATGAGTGTCGTTTGCTAACCGCATGATTTTCTGATTATATTTTACTTGTTCACTGTTTGCGTGAGCCTGAACCTCAAGATAATAGTGAGGGAACAAATTCTTATACTCTTGAACCAGCTTGACACAAGTGTTATAATCATCCGTTTTGGATAGCCTACTTGCCAAACAAGCAGACAGGATAATCAAATTATTCGTATCTTCCTTAGCGATATCCTCTTTTGTGATACGAGGACGGCTATAAAAGCCATGAAGATGACCGAGTGTAGATAAACGATTAACTGCCTGACGACCAGCTTCGTTTTTTGCAATGATGATTAAGTGCCAGTATTTACTGTTCTTGTCCTTTACTTCCCTATCCTCGCACTCGTATGCCTCAATACCATAAAGAAGTTTTACATTCGGATACTTGTCCTTCAGTTCTGAGTAGTACGGCCAGCTTGTTACCTCACCATGCTCCGTAATAGCAACGGCTTTTAAACCGAGTTCAGATGCTCTTTTTAGATTTTCTTCAGGAGAAGAGTACCCGTCTAACAGACTGTAATTCGAATGCGTGTGTAGACTACTTGACATTCTTACTCCTTTCTCTTATCTCCAAACTTAATAATATCGTCGAAAAGCATCACATAGTCATCGGTGTACTTGTTACCATGGAAATGGCCGAAGTACCAAAATGGTTTACAATCGTTAGGATAGCATTCGTATATATTATCAAAGAACACTTCAGTTGACTGGTCTACTGCGCTTTGATCAATACCGCCGATAAACAATTCAGTTGGAATGAACCGGAATGGACAGGTATGCGTGAGCATAACATCAATGTCATCGATTTGAGGGTCATGTGTAATATTCCAGATCTTTTTCTTAGTCTTCTCATTCGGCTGTTCGTCCGGCCACCAATTATATCCCCACTCTAGCCGATAATACTTGTCCACAGAATATGCTCCGCCGCAAACAAGACAGTTTAATACTTCCCTATCAGCAAGAATTTGATAGACTTCGCCATCAATAGCAAAATACTGATTTGGATAATGTGGGTCATGCCACACCTTACCACAAATATCTCCATTGATTTCCTTTATCTTATAACCATCCTTACGAGATGGGCGGCGCTCGTGATTTCCATGAATACAAAACAGATTCGCAGGAATATCTGCGGCGATAGTCTTAATGCTCCATTCGCGCGGGTCGTCCTTGCCGTAGTAGTTTAAACCGACATCGCCAAGACAGATAATCCAATCATTCTTTCCAAGATTGTGTTCATGGCAAGACTTTTCTAATTCTAAAAACCGATTAAAATCACCATGAATATCACCTGTAATGTAAACCATATACTCACCTCACTCAAAATCTTCTTTATCAATCACATAAGTTCGTGGATAAAACCTATCGTTTCTATCACCGAAAATATCAACAAAGTAGACTTTAACAATCTCAAACTCACGATTACACTCTTTGCTTCTTAGCATTTTAACTGCATCTCTTGCATTTTCAGCGTAGATTTCTCTGTGTAAGTTGTGATATTTCTTGAGCGTATAATTATATGTACGGTAATCAATTTTGTAATATCTATATCGTCGTTTTTCCATTTTTCATTCAAAATCAAGAACAATCATATCTCCCATTCCTTCGTAGAAAACATGATCCATCTTGAATTTCTCACTAACCGATCCGTGGTCAGTTTCGATACAAATCTCCCAATCTGGATGCTGCTCTGCAAATTTATCAAGAATATGAGTCAACTCATCCGGTTCAATAATGTGAGCACCATCATTTAAAATCTGATTAAATGCTGTACCTTCCCGAAGTAGTTCTAAATCTGCAATAGTATGTGCAAGTGATTGATGTGCTTTGTCAAGCAAATTTAATGACAAATCATAACTATCCACTTTATTCATTGTCAACCAACTCTCCATTCTTTACTTTTACAGCCTTATCATCCCAATATTCATCAGCTCCAACCTTTCTAGGAGCGGTGCCAAAATGCTCTTTCCACTCAGGAAGACTCTCATTGATTGCATCAAACTGAATGCCCCAATCAAAGCAAGCCTCCATTGCATCATACAAAAGCTTTCCTTCACGGCAAGTCCAGAGAATCAGACCAGCACCGTGTTTCTGTTCCTGAATTGCTTGATAAATGACATTCCAGTTTGGCTCACCGATATCGGGATAATTATTCTCACAGAGAGTGCCATCAAAGTCGATGGCAATAGCACGCTTCCGATTTCCCATATCAAATCACCTCAAAATCAACAATCTGTGCCTGTGGAGTCACCTTGTTTCCATACTGATTCAAAGACAACCGGCACACGGCATTGATATACTTTTCTTCCTGATCATCATAGAAGTCATTGTTAATCCAGCCAATCATCCGGCCATTATCAGCAAAGCACACAAAATCAATGCCTTTTTCTTCATCAGAATACTTCCACATATTGCCGTTCTTTCCCATCGGAGCACATCCACTATGAATCAGCGGAATGTTTTTAATGTAGAAGTACGGCTCGGAGATTCCCTGTGCCCAGATTTTATGCATTTCATATATGGTCTTCGGCAATGCGACAGTCAGCCTACTATAGTCAAAATCAAAATCAACCACGATCGCCTTACTCATCGTGACATCTTTAAGAAGCTCATTACAATCCGCAATCGCTTTTGGCACGTTTTCTTTCTTGATTTTCACGCCAGCAGCATTGTCATGACCAAGAACCGACTCAAAATCTCCGGTACTCATCAAGAACTCCTTTAAACTTTCAATCGGAGAACCGTCAGGATTTCTCATTGAGCCACCGTAATAATCCGGTTCATCAGCGAAGGTACGAAGCAGTACGCACGGTTTTGCATACATTTCAGCCAGCTTAATTGCCACAACACCAGTCAGAGTGTTATCAAGAATGCCAGTAGAGTTGCAGAAGAGAATCTTATTCTGGTCTGCACCATGCTTTTCAATCAGTTCCTGAAGCTCTGCGACAGCCTTGTCTTTGGTCTTGTTTTGCTGATACTTGCAAGACGAACACTCACGAGCTACATGCTGTGCCAGAGTCTCGTCAATCGTGACACCGGCATTCTTGCCACGAGTCGGAGTGTACTGGAATGTCTGTTCCTCACCGACCATTGCACGGAACATCCGCTTCTTCTGCTCGGATGAACCAACACGAATCAGTGCATTCATCATCGGAACGATGTAGAACTGAACATCATTGATAGTCGGGTCACCCTTAATATTGAAGCTATTCGCTTCAACCAGAGCGCAAATCATTGGATTCACAATTCTCGCAAGACCTTTCGTGCAAAGGCGCTTTGTCTCGTGTGAGTGCATATCCATGACGTCACCGATATTTCCGACGGCCACTAGATCAAGATACCTGTCTGCAACATCAGTCCAATTATATTCATCAACAGCCTGAAGGAACTTATACACCACGCCAGCGCCAGACAATTCCTTATTAGGATATGTACCATTCTGGTTATTGACGATTACTGCGTAAGGATTCTCTCTGTCGCAGATGTGATGGTCAAGAATCAGAATATCGATGCCATTATCACGAAGTTCCTTACACTGCTCAACATCATTGCTGCCAGCATCAGGAATAATCAGCAAGGTAGTTTCAGGTGGAACTTCAATTTCTTTAGAGAGTCCGTGTTCTTTGCCACTATGATGCAGAACATTGATTTTTCCAAAATAACCAATCGTCTTCAAATACTGAAACATCATTGAAGCACTTGTGAATCCATCCACATCACAGTCTACAAGGATAGAGATAATAGACTTATTCCAGATATGTTTGTTCAACAGCCGGACAGCATCTTCCATGTTGTCCAGCATCCACGGAGAATTCAGACAAGAATCATCTAGGTTCATGTAGGTCTTATAATCCTCAACCCCTCTGTTCTCCATAATCGTTCCAATCGGGTCTGACAGGTCGTTCCTACTCCCCTTCCAGAGTTTTACATTCATTTAATTCTCCTAACACAGTTCTCAATCAATGCCTTAAATTTTTCGGGATTGTCAGTCGGGGCTTCCTTTTCATCCAGAATCCCTTTATCATCTACTACAGCATACACACTTACGCCATCAACGAATCGATTGGCGAGAACCATAAGCTCACTAAGCTGAACGTCTTTATCAAAGACAAAACAAATATCAACGCAAAGACGTGTCAGAATTTCAATTTGATTCTGTGAAACCTTCTTGCCGCCGGTCGCCACGCAGTTGCAGACATCCATGTTCCACATCTGCATGACAGACTTTTCAGCTTCACCAACATATACCAGACCTTCATTCTTGATGTACGGCTCTGTCTTAAACAGACCATACAGAATACGGTTTCTGGCACACGGCTCAAGATACAGATACTTCAATTCACCTTCAGGCGGTTTACCAAAGTATCTTCCCTTTACACCAACCAGAGTGCCAATTTCATCTCTGATAGGAATCGTGATTCTATTTGTCAGTTCATCAAAACCAATCTCAAACTCCTGCTGCGTCTCATAAGATATCCCATCGTCAGCAAAAATCTGGTTCACATAAGGCTTGTAATAACCGAGGATGGCTTCGGAGATTGGGACTATCGGACGGTCATCCTCGTGTTCTTCACCTTCATTTTGCATGGCGATGAGTTCTTTTAAAATCAACATACTTTTAGGAAGGTTTTCCTCGAAGTTGTGATAGTAGTCAAGACCAACCCATTCGCAGATTTGCTTAATGGCTTTTGGGAAAGACAGTTCCAGAAAGAACTGGACGACAGAAATCAAATCATAACTGGTCTTTCCATTGGCAATATCTCGTGTGTAATCTACCGCAGTAAGATTTTCATTCTCGTAAACGCAGAGTGCCGTTCTATTGTCACCATCTGGATTTGCGCACTGGTAATAACCAGTCTTATGACTGATGTGATGACAACCAAGTTCTTCCAGAATCGGCTCAATCTGTTGTTCTTCAAGAATGTAATTTTTCAGATCTGCGATATTTACCATTGTAGTTCCTTACTTTCTGGTGCAGACACCGACCTCTTTCCAGACATTCTGGTTCAAATTCACTTCAAACATGATTTTCTTTTTCTCACCAAAACGGTTTTTATCGATGTTTCCAACGTAATACCGTTTATCTGGATTCAGCCGATGGGCACAGTCACCGCCCCACTCAGGGTCATGAGAGATATATTGATACTTCGCGAACTTATCTTTTGGAATCTCCTTGAATAACACCATCGTCCAAGCAACATGCTTAATCATTTTTGACTCAGCAATGTTGTTTGAATTCAGCTCATCGGGAAGATACTCATGAGCATTTTCAGCCAACTGGATACTACCGTAGATAAAGATCTTTAGATTTTTCGCAATCTCTTCAAGCTCGGTGGCTGTAACCTTGAATGCTGCCCACTCACCAATCGATGCAATGTCGTTCTTTAGAGTATCGTAGAACACATACTTAACTCCCTGAGTGAGAGCTGCCTTCTGGATTTCAAATCGCAGGGATTTGTCACTATAATCGGCGGAGACATCCTTTGCGATAATCAAACCTTGTGATTCACTCTCAATCCACTGGCAAACATCAAGCACATTGCGATACTCTTCGCTTTCCTCATAGACGCGAGCGGTGAACTCATCAATACTTTCTATGTATTCCCCGTCTTCGTTTTGCTTTCTGAAGATGAAATTTCCATTTGCATCCCGGTACATTCCAAGGGTGATTTCTCGCTCATCCTTGTGGAAGCGATGACCATGCAACTCTTGAAACTCAGGATTATTGATGGCGGTGACCAGTAAGCAATACCGGACTGACTCAAGATCCATCTCATTCAGCAACAGAAGAGCTTTTTGCTTTTGAACCAATGTGACGTAGGCAACAATTGCCATCATATATCTAGTCTTACCAGCGTTAGATGGCATACCATTAAACATCACAGTGCCCAACTTCAATCCTCGGAACAAATCATTCATAATAGGATACTGGAACGGCAAACCCATATCAGGAACACTCAGACGTTCATTGACCATTGGCAGCAGACCATTATTCAAAATCTCAGCATCATCATTTGTAATGATAACCGTATTGATCTTGTCGGCCTTGCCACGAATCAATTTGTAAATGTCCTGAGCACCAAACATTTCAAACTGTCGATGCTTCAAGATTCCTTCAATATTAAAACCGTTTCTCTGATACTCACGAAGTAGCGAATATTTCTTCAGGATATTGAAATATCCCTTGATATCATCGTCATTCGCAAGGCTCATGTAGTATTCAATGGTTGACCAGCCCTTCAGACGCTTATATTGAGACAATCTGGACTCGTCTTCAGCCATAAACGTTAAAACAGACGTTTTATTAAATTCTTGAGTCCGAGTTTCGTAAATAATTAACGCTGCATCGTAGAAAAATTTTGTTGCTTCATCAGCAAAATCGTACTTGCTCTTGACATAATGTCCATACTCAACCAAATAGTCAGGATGCTTGTAAATTGCGCCAACAAATAGAATTTCGTTCGGGATATTTGAAATGAGTTCCACTCATCCACCTCCCTCTTTTATATCTCATCGAGAATTGCACTTATATCAATTTCATTCTCGTTTTTACTCTGTTTCGGTGCTGTTTTCATCCGTTTCAGTACCGTTTCAGTCAGATTTTCCTTCGTTTTGCCTTCGCTTTCACTGCGAATCGAAGCTAGTCTTTCTTTTCGTTCGAGATAACTAGGATATTGAGCCAGCAGAACAGCCAAATCGTAGTTCCATCGCTGGCTCATGTCGCAACCCTTGGCTTCTTTCTCGGCAATTATCTTATCTAGTCGGGGCTTCGCTAGAACCCACATATCGTAGAGCTCTAGCGGAGGAATCGAACCTCTATATTTGTAATAATTACCGGAAATCAGCTGCGTAAGTTTCGAGTAGAAACTACCCGGAACAACCGCCGGGGCGTATATATCTCGAATATGGTCGAAAAGAATCTTTTTCTCTTCCTGTTTGATACGTGCAAGCTCACGATTGTGGTCTTGCTCTCTCTTTTTGGAAAGAAGATCATCGACCTTTTTGTCCGTAGTGTCATTCACTTTGTCAAAAAATGCCCTTAGCAGGTCATCTGTCCAAGGGCGTTTTTGATTTTTCTTTTTTTCTACAAAACAATCCTTATGGTAAAAACCAGTCTTGTCGTAGAAAAACGTGCTACGGTCTCGCTCGATGAAAATGTTCTTCCCGCAAATCTTGCATTTACGGGTTAGTTCCATTAAGCCAGTTCCTTCTCCATGATTGCGGCGACCTTCTTCAGTTCCTCGATGTCAGTCATGGAACGAAATGCGGTAGACAGACCAGCCGCCTTAACAGCCTTCTGTGCTGCGCTCTTCTTCACAGGAGAAGCGGAAGCAATCAGGTCGTTCAGCTTTGTCTTAATGTCGTCCAGAGAAGGCTCCTTGGATTCGGAGGTATTCTCTGCAGGAGCATCATCACTGATATCATTATCATCAAGACCAAGCTCACGAGCACGCAGCTTCATTTCCGTCTTGACTGCATCGTTCAGTCCATTCTTGATAATGACCTCACGATTCTTTGCGGAACGGTCGAGATATTCCTGATACTCAAGCAGAGTCAAGTCTTCGACAACCTCACCGCCATTATGAACACCGGTACGATCCTTATCAAAATAAGCAAAGTTAATAGACTTATCATCGCCGGGATGATACATACGGAACTCGGTGCCGACATTGTACTCCTGACCCTTGAAACCATCAGGAATCTTACGACCAGTAGAAACGCTCACAGAAGAACCATTCACCAGCTTGGTTTCAGTCTCATCCTTCTCACGGCAAATGACGATGTAACTCACACCAGTTGCATTCAGATCCAGAATCAGGGACTGACCCTTAAAGTTCAGTTGCTGATAATCCTTCAGTTCCATACCAGCACCCTCAATCTTCACCGACTTCTCATCGCCGGTCAGACCCTGTGCTGCAGCCTTAACCTTTGCACGCTTCTGCGAGAAATTGGTCAAACCCTGTTTTGTGGTTAGATTAAGAATGGTTGCGGAGTCAACAACAATAGCGTCAGCACGGAAAGGCTTGCCATCTGCATCCAGCCAAACATTACCATCTTCATCCTCGAAGTCCTCATTATCTGCAACAGTATGGATGAAATCCTGTACCTCTGCGAGAGACTGAGTATAAACGATACGGAGATTCATCGGGTCGAGCCCATTCTCCATCAGTTCCTCACGATAATCGTCGATAGAACCAGACTCAGTATCCAGATACAGAACACGGAACGGACGACCTTCAGGAGTCTTCATGTAGCAGAACTGCATAGCAAAACGAGACTTGCCAGTCCCCTGCTCACCATACACAAGCATACGAAGCTTCTTACGAATAGCAGATGCATCACAAACAATAGCCATATATGTAAATTCCTCTCTAAATCTTTTCTTTTATAAGTATCCTGTGTTACTTAGCTAAGACTAAAAATTACACTCCCCAGTCATCCTCTTCCTCATCAGCAGGAGTCGCAGTGGACTTGTTAGAACCACCCCACCAAGAAGTATCGTTCTCAGCTGCCTTGCCATCGAAGTCCTTCTTAGCCTGAGCGTTGGCAGCAATCTTTGCCCGTGCCTCGGAGATATTGTCCTCAGTATAGGTAGGCTCTGCATCCTTATCGCCGGGATTCGGATCAAAGGAATCAGGATTAACACCCTCGATATACAGCTTACGAACTGCCGGAGTACCCTGACGCTTCATCTTGTTAGGACCACCCCAGATATTCTCAGTCTCAACTTCCTCAACCTTCTGCTGATTAACGATGGGACCAAAACACTCGAAACTAGTATAAGGCTTCAGACGCTTACGAATAGAATCAGCCAGAACCTTATTCTGAGTGTTTGCCTTATAGTCAATGAAGAACTCTGCGTCCTCAATAGTGTTGTAGTTCACAATCTTTGCATCGACAACTACTTCATCACCCTCATCACTCTTGCGGCAACCAGTGTAAACAATGGTCTGAGTAAACAGAGCCAGCTCCTCAAAACCCTCTGCATCGAAGTCAATCTCCTTGGAGCTCAGAGACACCTGAGTAGGAACAAAGCGAATCTGATGCTTGCCGTTGTAAGTGCTATACTCGATGTTGCCACGGACATACACATTGTCACCGTCATGCAGATTCTCGGAGATTTCCTTAGCTGCATCGAAGTCAGTCAGAGTCTTGTTGTCATTGACGACCTTACCAGACTCATTCGTCTTCTTAGTAACACCGACCTTAACGCCAATCATGTCGTAGCCTTCCGGTGCAATATAAGTCAGACGATCCTTCCAAGCGACTTCCTTCTTATCCTTCTCGATGCCCTTGTCCTTATCGGCACGACGGAAGAAGTAAACCTTATCACGAGGCATACCAGCCAGATCAACATAGAAAGTGTTTTCATTGGAAGTCTGAACGCCAAAGCTCAGAACACGGCGCATAGCACCATTCTTAGTCTCCTTCTCGTTATAGAAATTGCTACGCTGGGTGCCGGTGACCTTACCAGCCATCTCAAAAGAACCACGGGTCTGAGGAAGATTAAAAATTCTATCTGCCATATCAAGTCTCCTTTATGTAATTTTGTTTCATTGATAATCATTTATGTTTCTTTTTTGTTGTCTTGAATCAATTCATGCACTATTCATTTTATGTATTCTCCTCCGTTTGGCTTATTGATGGCTTATATTTTATACGGCACTCGCCGTTAGAAATCGTCCTTTAAGGGATTATGTACAAACATTGCGCCGAGCACTATTGGGAGCCGTTCTGAACACTCAGGACACAAATCAAAACTCAAAAGCGAACCATCAAGTTGGCTACCATAAGAGTATTGATGCTCAAAACTGATTCCCTGCTCGCTACCTATCGGCTTGATTTCACGACCACACCAGTTACATATTTTCTTACATGTGTTCATACGGCATCACCCCATTTTTAATATTCTCTATCACGGAACATCTTAGATTGAGCACGAGTCAATCTGTTGTTCCGGCCATACTTAGGTTTGAATGCGGATTGTAGCTTATTATTTGCGTATTCGAGGTCGCTCTCCAGAATCTTCGCAGCTTCTTCAATGTAATCTCGAATGGCACAATACTGGTCATTGTTGATGCAGTGCGTCTTTAGATAATCAAGCATATCGACGGCCTGATTTTTCAAAAGAAGCGTATCTTCAAGCTGAGTCTTGCGCCGTCGGAAGAAATCTATATTCATAGGCATCCCTCCTCCTTTAAAAATGCAGTATATGCACTCACGAACTTTTCGTACAGGATGGCTCGTTTAAGAATCATCTCATAAGCATAAGTAGTGTGTTCACGCGGACACCATTGCCCGCCTTCTTTACCAAGCTGGATTTGCTTCTCTACAATTTCCTTCGCTTGGTCGAAAGTCATGTTCTCAATTTCTTTTTTCTTTGCATGGAGCCAATCTTTCATAACACACCACTTTCAGCACATGCATAATTGTGCTTTGCGTTCTTATCCATCCACACACCCCAATCCATTTTATGTTGACACTCTGGACATTTCGGTTCAAGCTTCTCCAACTTCGTCACACAGAACGGACAGAGATATGTGCTCTTTTCCTTTTGGAAAATAGGACTTGCCGGAAGGCTCAAGGAACCGGAATCAATGGTTACATTGATAGGAATTTTGCTGTTCATCATGTCACCTCATGCTTGAATTAGCCTTTTATGAGATTTTCTTATTACGGAATATGAGTTGCTTTGTCAACGGGCTTTTCCATTTCCTTCATAATCCGCTTGTGTTCTTCGATTGTCATGTTGTTCGGGAAGAAACACCTGTCAACCATTTCAAACGGCTTAATATAATGGTCAAGAACATCTCGTGCTTCTTTTCGTGCCTTTTCAGCACACATTTCGATATATTCTTCTTCGGTCATGTTGTAATCGGTAACACAATCGACCACCGAAGAAAACCGACATAGCAAACCGTTAGGCTGTCTTGCAATAAAAGCTCCCATTTTTATCCTCTTTACTTTTCTGGAAAATGCTTCTTAGTTACTGCAACGCAAAAGCTATCAATTTCTGACCCCCAAATGGCAGTACCTTCACCATATGTGCTTTGAAATACTAGCGGAAAGCCGCCGATCCCATCGAAGAGGCTACCAAGAGTAGGATTCTCACCGATATACGGTTTCATCTTCTGAAAAATCCAATACCATTGCGGTAATGCGATTGAATTGCCGAGTGCCTTATAACGAACTGCGTCAGAAGTTTTATGCTTCTTTTCGTTCTCATCAATCCAGTCACTGATATCTGTCCATCCATCAGGGAACCCCTGAAGCCGTTCATCCTCCAAAGGAGTCAAACGGCGAACAATCCATCGTAGATTCTTCGTTTCTTTCTCTGTAATCAGGTCAGTAGCGTCCTTGTAGTCACGAGATTTCATCGTACTAGCCTGTTCACTTTCCTTGTATTCACCAATGCGTTGCATCGCAAAGGCTTTCTTCTCAATGACCAGTGGCATATTATTGCCACCAGTTCCCCACTGAGCAGTACAAGTCGGACTTGTATCACTCTGCTGAGTGTATCGAGCGTCCTGACTGTGGCTCTCAAACACCACCGGCGAAATCTTTTGTTTTAAATTATGTAAGGAGGGATTTTCTGCCAAGCAAATCAGCGTCTGGTCTTGTAACGTAGAAATCGTTGCGCTCAATTCAGTTTGAACAAGAGCGCCTTTACCGCCACCTTCACATCCAGAACGGATTTTTAGAGTGTAGGCTGCAGGTTCTGTGCATCGAGTCGAAGTCTCTCGATGGTCTGACTCCAATACTCGTCCAATTCCTTCTCTTCCAGACCTTCTTGTTCCTTCACTTTCTGCACCACCTGTGACAGAGTTCCTGGATTCCACCATTCGATCATATCCAGCAACGCTTGCTTCAGGAGTTCGGGCAAAGGTTTTCCACGCCGGGACGCTCTCACAAGAATCCCCTGACATGCTCGTGCGCTCAAATAGAATTTCTGAGGCACGTTGTCCTCCAAAATCCATGACAAGCGCGATTCTCTGGCGACGCTGGGCGACTCCCCAGTATTTAGCGTTGAACAATCTCCATGCAAGAGACCATCCATTACCGGAAATCGCTCCAGATTTTGCCCACTTTCCGTTCTTTCCTGAAGGTCGAGGAATTGAAACGTCTGGCTCGACAATGCGTGCAAATCTTTCCAACACACATCTGAAGTCTTCACCTTTGCTTGAGCTGAAAGCTCCTCTGACATTTTCCCAGATTGCGAATTTTGGATATTCTCCATTAGTGGCCTCCCTCATTTCTGTAATCACACGAATCATTTCAAGGAACAATCCAGAGCGTTCACCAGCCAAACCTTCACGTTTACCGGCCTGACTCAAATCTTGGCATGGACTGCCTCCTGTGATACAGGAAACCGGTTCAATCTGCCATCCATGAAGTTGTGTAATATCTCCGTAATGCTTCAGTTTTCATTCCTCCTTTTCGTATCCTGTATTATATAGCTAAAACTCAGAAAATGAGCGAAAAATAATAGACGTATCAACGTCATATTATTTCGTCGCCTATAAAACAACAGTTCTAGCAGATTTTATGTACGCCTTTTCGGGCTGGTGCGGCGTGGGAATCCTGACATCCCAACTGCTGACTTATGAGGTCAGTGTTCTTCCTTTGAACTAACGCCACATATGGAGCGACTGACGGGGTATGATCCCGCAACATTCAGATTGGAAATCTGACGCTCTGCCAATTGAACTACAGTCGCATATAAAAGAAATCAGAAACAGCCTACATTCGTTTTACGTTCCAGTTTACTGGCTACCTGAAGAGTATTCGTCCGACAGCTACTCGGCTTGCACCTTATTTCCCTTCCTATTTGGCTCGGTATCCTTTACCGGTGTGATACCTGTCGTTTGCCAATGAACGGCCAATCCCAGATCTAGCCGGAACAACTGATTTCATATTTTGCAGTCAATGAGTTTTGAACTCATCCTCTTGCTTCATCAGCAAGCGTGCTTACCAACTACACCATAACTGCATATAAACCCAGCTTACAAAGCACTACTGCACTCTTACGAGCGAGCTGGGAATAATAGTGGTCAAAGGAGATCAACAAACGGTACGCAACCATTCTATGACCGTGGTGCCACAGGCGAGACTCAAACTCGCAAGCCTTTCGGCGTCTACCCCTAAAATAGATGTGTAGGTCAATTCCACCACTGTGGCATATAAATTGCGCCGGAAAGAATCGAACTTTCGCAATCGGGACTTCAAAGGACCCTGCCTTAACCGCTTGGCTACGACGCATTATATACTTGGCTTGCTGTGTCCTATTGCTCCATTTTTGGAGAGCCAAGAATAATAGGAAAGGTATTTTATGAAAAGCATGTTGGAAAACCAACTGGTCGAAAACGTCAGATTTGAACTGCAACTCCTGCTCCCAAAGCAGGCGTGTTACCATTACACCACGTTCTCGATATGGTGCCGCAGGTGGGATTCAAACCCACGATCCATATTTCAGGCGTCCCGGTTTAAGCGGGAAATGTATGTCACTCCATCACTGCGGCATATATAGAAGCTGTATTTTTTTACAGCTTCTTTTTTATCAACGTTAATTTTCCTCTTTACTGTTCATATCTAATTTTCTGTATGGTAAATCATAATACTTGCACCATTTACGTATTGCATTTCCTGATACTCCATATTTTCTTCCAACATCTTGAAAGGACATTGAAGCTGTGTCTACACTCAATTGTTCTTTATCAGGAAAATCAATGCGTTTACTGTAAGGATTTCCTTTTAAACAATTTTTACAGAGACATCCTTTTGCACGCGGACTCATTTCTTTTCCGCATATTGAACAATATTTGATTTTTCTTCTTTTTCTTTCTTTTTTCTCACGGATAACCTTTTCACGTGGAATTTGAGTTACGTTGTTTTCAATCATTAGTTGCCTTGCTTTGTCATACCACACTCTCGCAGAATAATAAATTCCAACTTTTTCAAGAGCAGCATTTATAGTTGATGTTGTTTTTAACGCATCAAGAAAATCTTTATCGCTCACGGTCTTGTATTTTCCGATATTATTTTTGCACCAATTATCAGTTTGTGCATGACAATTCGGGCAAAGCAACTGAAGATTGTCTAACTCATTATTTATGTGGTTTCCGTCAATATGATGTACTTGCAATGGAATCTGTTTGCCCATCTATTCAGAGTTTCCACAACATTCACACTTATATGGTTTGATAGAAAGAAGTGCGGATTTTAAATCCTTTATTCGTCTTCCATTTTTAAAACGAGACAAATCCACGTTCCCTTTATTCTAGCCCTGCCCAGTGAAATGAGAAGTATTTATATTGTGCGCTTTTGCATAATCTTTAAGTACATGATTCGTACTTCCACCATTTTTTGAATATCCAAGCTTCTCCGCAACCGCTGCCTAACTTTTGCTTTCCTCAAAAGCTTGCTCAATTTCTTCTTTTGTAAGTTTATCAATCTTTTTCATAAAATGCCTCCAACATCTAATAAATGAATATTCGGACTCTGGTGCCCAAGGCGGTATTCGAAACCGCACGCGATATCTCACGCAAAGCTGTTTGGGAGCTTCATGTCTACCTCATTCCATCACTTGGGCATATAATTGCCGGTCTTTTCCGGCTGTCAGCCCCGCGCAGGGCATTTCGGAGGAAGAAATATCACGATACTTCGTTAATTGTTTTAACGAAAATCACGATAAAATGTCTATTTTAATTCAACTTTTCTGCTGACTTGCATGGAATTCATTCCGTAACTGAATAATACCTTTTTTGCAGAAAGACTCTTGATCTTTCTCTTTTTGTTCACGCATCCAACCATAGAACAAATTATCTTCAGCAGTAAACAGCTTGGCAGTGTTTTCGTAATAGCCACGCTTCTGAACGCTCTGCATAACACCACGCAAGAACTTCCAGTGCTTATAATAAGGAAGCTTCATCTTAAGCATGAAATTGTTGCTGTCTCGCAAAACAAAGCCTTCAACGTGTTCAAAGCCATGATGCAGATAGTTCTCGTTCATGACTTCCTCGTACCAAGGATAGAATTCACTCCAGTTCTCAAAAGTCTTAACCTTCTCCTTAATCTGCAAATGACACTTTTCAGCAACACGCTTCAGATCATCGTAATCCATCACACTGAAGTTCATATCATTCGCAATAATATCCAGCAAAACAATGTGTGGTTTCTTGTATTCAATGATATGAGCATCATTCACAGGATCAATCACCTCGAAGATGATGGAGCCATTCTCTTTTGCAACTTCTTTCAGATTCTTACGATCTTCATCAGAAGTCGTATCCATGAGAATCTTTCGGAACATATCTGCAAAAGGCCCTTCAGGAGTGGATTTACTTGCAATGAACAGGCCATCCTGTTCTGTATCATACGAAATGATACCAAGAAATCCGTTCTCTTTTAGATACGCAGTCACCGGGAACTTCAAAGTGTTCTGTAGGTTTCCAATTCTCGTTTCATTCCGCTCATCAACCGCAAAGAACTTATCATAGCTTCGAGCTACAATCTTATTCGTCTTTGTGTTAATGAACAATCCCCTCGCTTTGGTAGAAACCTCATCCCAGTGCTTCTTATAAAATGCTTCACGAGAGAAGTTAAAAGAAGAAATATCTCCGAATCGCTTCTCAAACACATATTTGCTTTGACGCATCCTACTAACAAGTTCTGCGTTATCGAACTCAGTTTTCATTTCAACGGCAGATTCGGTCTTTGGTTCCTCTTTTCGGAATACATCATTCTTGGTTTCTACACACTTGACGGGCTGACCGTGTTCAAGTTCCACGCAACGGAGATATCCACCAAACTCGATTTTTCCTTCGAGGTTGTAGCACCGATGTCCCATATCAATAGGAACATCCTGCACATTTCGATGACCGAAGATCTGAATATAGCTATCAGGCATCGATTTTTCCCAAGACTCAGCCACGGTTAGCATATCAGGATAGCGACCTACACCTTTGATCATCTGATCAGCAGATACGAAAGGAAGAAAATAAGGCAGATAACTCAAACCACCGTGGCTCACGAAATACCGCTTACCATCATACTCAAAGTAGGCACACTGGCCAACTCTGGAATAGATCTTACGAGCAGTATTCTTATCAATACCAGCTTTAAAGAGCTGCGGACGAGTGTAGTTTGCAAACTCTTCACTCTGAACCGGTTCATCATGCCCCCACTTGTTCAGCCAACGCTCGTGATTCCCTTCCAAAAGGATCACATTCTTGCGGTTGTTATTTACAACATCACACAAGAACTTGAATACCTCAACGTTTTCGATGCCACGATCGAGATAATCACCAACGAAAATATAAAGTTCGTCGTCCTTCATCTCGCCAAGGTATTCACTTAAACAAGTATAACAGCCATGAACATCACCGATGACATGGATCTTCTTCCACTGGTTGAAGTCATTCGGACAGTAATTCAAATCGGACATCACATCCGTAGTAGAAGGAAGAACTGTCACGCCAGAAGGAACTTTTTGAGTAGCAAACCGAGCGTACATCTTATCAATGGCCGCTTCAGGAACTCGCTTCAGCCATTCTCTCTGAGCGTTTCTTCGTTTGCATTCCTCAATCGGAAGGTCAGTCATGTCAATAACATACATCCGATAACGATACTGTTTTGCAAGATTCTTATAACGATTCATTTCGACCGTCTTGGAATTCGTTGCATCAATCACGGTAAACTCGCCATGACTCATACGCACCTCAAGCAGTTTGAAAAGCATCTCCCATACAACATCATCATTCTGCGGAGAAATCTCCATCTGCCCGGCAGGTGTTTCCTGTGCGCTCTGGCACATAAGGCGAAGTGTATCAGCACTCAATACGTACTGCTCAAGATTATGCTCTTTAATATAGGTGGACTTCCCACAACCTGGTGCTCCACGGAACAACAAAAGCGTTCTCATCTACATTTCCCTTTCTAATAAGTATCCTGTGTTATATAGTTACCATGTTAAAATCAAGGGGCCGAAGCCCCCTGTTTTTAATTTTTGTGGAAGTATTCGATCCAGCCCTTGTATCCTTGCCGGAAACTAATGTAGGCAACCTTGCTGCACTTTCTTCCGATAATGTCCGCAAGAGGATCTTTACCATTTCCGAAACTAAGTTCTGCAAGATTAAATTCTGGATGAGTTTTACAGTAGTTATAAACCTTGACATACTCGCCGTTTCTAGTCAGATGTCTTCGGTCTAAAGCCTTTGAATGATATCTTCTTTCGAGAATATCATTCAAGCGCGTGAAATAACTATGAATTGTGTTTGTAGACATTCTTGAATCACTGTCTGCACCAGTTCTATCCTCTGTTTTGCGAAGAATGTAATCACCATTTATGACATAAAACGTTCTGTATCCACCCATATTTGGAGCATCATATTGTTTCATTTCATAACACTGCTTGATGATATTCATCAGTCTCGCGTCAACACTGGTCTTATTCAAAACAGTACATGATTCAAAGTCAACATCGTTAATCGTCAGATTAGAAACCTCTTCAGAAGTAAGTCCAATCCAGTACAGTGCAGCAATCACGTTCATACGAATCTGATATGACTCTTCGTACTTGTCCAAGAAATCAACAAACTCATCAACTGACGCAAAATACTTGTCCTCGTACATATTGTCTGAACTCACATCGCTCTCCGAGAATTCAGCTAAGTCATACATGCTCGCTCGATCCTCACTTTTGATGTATCCTGTAATTATCGACTTTACATTTCTGAACGACCGACTTGAGTTCACCCAATTGTATTTAGCAAACATCTTTACAAAATCATCTTTTGTGAAGTCAAACAACTCATACCTACGCTCGGCCTCGTAATCCATAACATGGTTAAGCGTCGATATAACAAACTCACCGCTTCTATCAGAATACTTTTCGGCAAAAGCTTTGATTTTTTCTTCAGTAAGCATAGTGGCACACTCCTTCTTATTATGTAGTGTACCATTAAACCTGAGAACAAATCAAGCAAATGCGGCAAAATTCTGAAAATCTATAGTATGTTGTACGCCACTCAGGAACGCTGCGAGCAAAAACGGTTCATCCTTGCATCTTGCCATAGCGATCATATTCATCTGACGATCCGACAAGACACCAAGTTTCTTGATGAACTGTCCTTTGTTAAGTGTATCAGTCTCTTCGCAGAGAACGATACTATCAACCTCTAGGAACTCACAGTCTTCCTTTGAGAGTAGAACATGAACCGGAGAACGCTTATATATTCTTGAAGATAACGGATTCCCCTTGATTGTTGGGCTGAAGAGGTTACGCTTGTTGTTACTTGTCACAACGAACGGTCGAATGCCGCGCTGCTGATGACCTGTCGCATTGGATAGATCAACCAACCAAACCTCTCCGACCTTTGGGTCAATATTGTTATCCATAGTCATTCTCCTCTACAATGATGTAGCTCCGTTCCATAGCTACATTATACAGGATACAATCACAGAAGTCAAGAGGTTTTTGAAAATATTTTTAGTGCCCGTACAACTCAGGATTCTCTGATACGAACACACTGGTATTATCGAAGATCATCTCATACGCTTTCTCTGCACAGCCAGACCTAAGTTCAATTCTCCTTACTTCATGGCATTTTTGTCGCAACTCGATATGACTCTCATTTCCGAAGAACCCCACGCCATTAACAATCCCACCCGTCTCTACGCCAATGTCGTCAACCTTTTTGCAGATCATGTGAATATCCACACCATTACAAACAAAGCAGACCCACACTCGCTTTTTTCTTATGTACTTTAAAAAATCATCAACCCGTATAACTTTCAAAACCTTTCTATCGCTCATCAAGAATAACCGCCTTCCGCTCACACAAACAACTTTCAAGATATATTATACACAGCCTTTTGTTTTAGTCAATATATTACACATCTTTTTGTTGTATTATTTATCAAAATTTTAGATGACGCCATTCACTCAGCATCATCCACAACCAACTTCGAATCATAATAGAACCTATGTGCGCCAAATTGTCCAGCAAAGATTGCTCCACGCTCGTGCCAACTGCCGGGAGCTGCAGTCGGGGTTACAAACCATTGGATAGGTTTGTCTGAAATTTTAGCACCATAATCAAACACCATAGAGACAGCCAGCTCATTCTCTGCCGTAACCTTCCTATTATATAAGGAACTATAACCATATTTCTTAAAGACCTGCTGGATGGTTAGACCATCAAGTACAGCGGAATCATAAAGACATTGAGCAACGGCCATCTGGCCTTCCAAACTGTCAGCACCTGCTTCACAAGCAACAATCTGCTCTGCAAGAGCACGCTCATCATCAGTGAGTTCATGTTTTCCCTGGCTAAAGTTCACCACCTTCGTCTCAACGATTTCCTTTACGAAGATCACAGGCTCGTCGTCCTTTTCTTCGTCTCTTTCTTTTGTTGCGTGCGCAACACTTTGATTGATATGGCTATTATAATATGTATGTAAGCCTTCGGTTTCTATTTTTGGCATCACTTTCAATGCCATATTTCCGGCCAACAGACACATCATACATATAATAGCAATCTTTTGCTCATTATTTATCAATAATTTGTTTATAATAAGTTCACACCTTCTTTCCTAAAATATTGGTTTTATCAAATCTTTAAAGACTCCTCATTTACAGTCATCACAAGCTCGTTGACCAGCTTCCAATCAGCATTGTCCGGCAGGTAAGTCTCACTCTTGTCAACTGACAATCTGCTTTCATAGGCCGGAATCAGTTGCTGACGAATCTCTTTGTAATCATATTCACCGTTGCGAAGCTGCGTCAGGAGGTTATGATCGTTGTCTCGATAGGTTTTAATTTCACCTTTTTCCAAGATGTCAAAGAGCATCAGGTATACACGAACTGCATTCATTACCGTCTTGTGCATTTTCTTTGAATTATGGTAGATTGGATCTTTGTCTAATATATCAGACTTCTGAATCAGCTTGCCTGCAAAACCTCCAAACGAGTAAATCACACGCTTTGAAAGGAATAGGTTTTTGTTGTCCATGAGTAGCTGCGTCATTGGGTTATAGCTAATAACGAGTTCATCGGCATTCCCTAACTGTTCCAGCATATTGGGATTTCCACTGCACATCAATTTCACAGCTTTGTTAAAGCTATAAATCGTTGTATCGGTCTGAGTGTCCACATAATGCTCAAACTCACCGAGACCAAGAAGGTCTTCTTTTGAATTCAATGCTACACCTCGGATGTCAAGATCTGAGCCCTCAACATTTGTCCCGTAAGCATGACTGCCACCGACCGTCACAAACATCATGTGTTTGCCAAGATGCTCATTCTCCCGAAGAAAATTATATTCTGGAAAGCATAACGCTCCAAGCAATTCATTTCTTGTCATAGAATCACCTCTATTAAAACTTAGTTTTTATCAGATTGTGTTGCTTCACGAACTCTAATTCCGCGCGCAAACTCAAGATTTAAGAGCGGAACATTCTTTGCAAGCTCGTATGCCTGATCTTCATTTTCTGCTTCGAGATCAACGCATGTAATCAATTGGATGTCAACACGATATTTCATATCCGTCCTCCTTAAATCTCAGCTTTTATCTGGGACACGCAGTTCTTTTGCCAGCTTATCCAGTTGCGCTGCGAGTTCCCATTCATTGACCGTAATTGGAAATCGTTCATTGCCAGCAGAAGCATTATCTTTCAAAAAGTTTGACACTGCAATCGCATAAGCGGAAAGATCATATCTGTTCATATTCATTCATCCTAAATCTTAACTTTTATCAACTCGTTTATTCCAAGCATTTACTGCATCCAAAAGCATATTATTATCTGGCATTCCACAATTAACAAGATTATCATAATACGCTTTTGTTCTCAGTCCACAATAATCACATATGACTTGCGCTCTCAATTTAAAAAGCGTTGCTGGACCACCACAACATGGGCACGATTTCAAATCATACATTTTGACCATCCCTTCCCTGTTCCATTTCCAGCCGCTCACTCTGATCATCAGCAATAGACTCCACTTTCAGTAATCCCATTACAAAAATCCCAAAAGGAACAAGCAGTACAAAGTAAAATGCAATAAACGATATTATCATAATCCACATTATATTAACCTCACATTTCTTTTAGCTTAAACATCTTGTGCTGAGGTTGCTTAAATCATACACCACATGAATGTAATTTTCAATCCAACAATTTTATTTTCCAAAATTTTACTAATAATCCTACGTCATCAATAGTTATATCATCGGTCTACACATCATTTTGTTAAATATCCACAAGAACCTGGATTTTATCACTTTCCGTCCATTGCATCCTCAATCTTGCCATTGATGGAATCAATTTCTCGCATCAGCTTACAGCGATAATTCCCATCCTTATCAAGTTTGAAACACAAATCCTCATCACCACTCTTGTAACCCATGTAGCATCCAGAACAGCACAGGCTCGTCGCATCAAGCGCATCTTGGATAACTCGTGCTTCATTGAGAGTCAAATCAATCTTCATTTTCAAACCCCACAGAATTTAGGTTTTATTGGTAATTTTCTCTCGAATACCATTCATGTCAAGAACAGTTCTCGTAAACTTCGTATCGTTATACATCTGTGCCTTCACATCATCTCTTTTTAATTCAAGGAGACATAAAATTTCCATTCCGCTAAAGCCATCGTTGTTCGCATTACATCTAAGACTCCCATCTTCAAGTTCCGTCCAAACTACTTCATACTTTTTCATAAGACCAATCTCCTTTTTTCATCAAAACACAAACGGATTATTATTCACTGTTATTATCAGTACTACATTCAAAACAAACATCACAAATGCAGTCATTCTTTATCACCTCAATCTCTGAATTCAATATCTACGACAATGTTTTCTGGCTCCGTCATATACATTCGTGCCAGCCGTTCTACCATTAGCTCCCTATCTCCTAATTTGCTTTCTCGTAAAATATACGAAGCAACTCGCTTACCTCTGTACAAAAATACAGCCCAAGCACTTCTTTTCAACGGATTTGAAATAAAAGTCATTCCATCGCTTCCTCCAGAGAAGTGGTCACGTCACCAAAATCAAAATCCAGAGCACCAATCATATCATCCAGAGCATCCACAGCATCAGACAGATTCGTGCAAGCATCATCTGCTCTATCATACCGCTCACTTCCCTGCAGATTCTCCGGCATGTTATCACGATACTCTTCTTCTTCCCACTGAATATCCTCAACGTCTGATTTTACACTTTCGATCTCCGACACAAGCTCTTCTAGCTTCTTACGAATAGAATCAAAACGGTCGATGGTCTGCTTAATAGCTTTTCTACGAGTGTTATTCATTTTCAAGTCTCCTCTCAATCTACAATACCAAGCTTGCAAATATTTTTCGGATCGGTGATGTAACCAAACGTCAACGTGTTTCGCAGATACCCCTTATACTCAAACCCACGATCACGAGCTGCTAGACGACATACATCTCGAATCGCAGATTCTCTCGGCCAAGAGATTCCAGCCAGTTGATACTTCCACTGAAGATCTCTCAACTTCTGCCACTCAATCACAGGCTTTTTCTCATCCTCGAAACACAAGCCGTTCTGCACGGCATATTTCAGAGCATCGCACCGTCTACTCTCTTCTGATGTGCAAGTTCCCCACTCATTTTCCAGACGGCGATATGCCCTATCAAACGGTGCTTGCTTCACTGCATCAATACCAAACGCTGCACCAAGCAAACCCAAACCAAGTAAAAGTCCCATTTTAAACCTCCATTTACGCCGTTTCTAACTCTCTTTTTACCAATGGACGACGTTTTGTTGCATTTTTTAACCAATCGTTTCCGCTAGGAACTTGCCTATCCACTCTTGTATTACGGCCACTTCCTATCGGACAAACCCGGCGGTAATCATCAGCAGTCTTGCAGCCAAGAGATTCCGCTTCATCCAAGGCTTTTCGTACATAAGCCCATGTGCTGCCACCGAGATCAGAACATTTTCCAATCACAGCAAGTACAAGTTCATCGCCCATGCGTTCAACATATTCTGCCAAAGCTTTTTGTCCAGTAACACCAAGCTTCCCGATATTCTCTCGAAAAACATCCTCGATAGGTTTCGTCGTTGTCGTCTCATCACAAGACGAAGACGATATCTTATCTTTTTCTTTCTCTTTTTCTTTTTCTAGCTTGGCTTTGCTTGTGTTTGCTTCGTTTTGCTTACGCTTGTTTGACAAGCCACCGGCTTTACCAGAAATTCTCTTACCTTCGATGTATTCGGCATCTTTATCCAAATCTCTCTTTACAGCAGGCCACACATACCGCTCATTTCCGTTGAGTTCAGGCTCCGTTCCAGACGATTTATATTTCATCATCGCAAGTACCAAACGCCCCACCTCGGCAGCACTAAGCGGTTCAAAGTAGCTCTCATAGGTATCCCAGATTTTAATATAAGTATCAGCCATCATACACCTCAAGAATTCTCACTATGAGTATTCACACCATAATTGATTCCAGAGTAATATCTCTCATCCACTTCTGAATCAAGACCAATATAATGAAGAGTGATTGCCTGACTACTATGATTCAAAGCGTGCTGAAGCCAGGCCAGAGCCATAACATCATCACGGTGCTGTACCATAAACTGATAGCCGAATGTCTTACGGCAACTATGTGTTCCAAGATTATATGGAAGAGCCATATCCTTTTGAACCTTTTTCATAATTCGTCCAAAACTATCCACATCAAGCGGCTCCCCGGCTACCTTTGGATTTGCCTCGTGTGTATACATAATTCCAGTCTTTTTACTAATTGATGTCCCACCTGTGCTCCTCAGTGAATTGCGAGAGCTGCCTTTACATGACGGGAAAAGCCAATCGTCATAATGGAGCTTAACTTTATTGATATAAGTAGAAATCACTTCCAAAGCAGATTCTGGAAGAAAAACAATACGGTATTTTCCAGTCTTCTTTTCCTTCATTCGTATTTTTGCATTTGCATTTACTTGCAACTTTCCATTTACCATCTGCGTTGTAACATCTGAAACCTTAAAACGAAGCAAATCACTTGCACGAAAACCAGTACATACACCAACATTAAACAAACACCAATCACGGTACATCCCACGATTCCAAAAATATTCCGAAATTCGTTTAATATCCTCTACATCTTTAATAGGCTGCACCGTTCCATTACAAGCTTCCTGGCGTTTAATATTATAGTTCTTTGCCTGGTTATGTTTCACTTTAGGAGTAGGATCGACCTTTGGCGGATTAAACTCAACTGCGTTATTTTCGTTCTTTTCAGGCACTGCGTTCATATTTACATCTCCTTTAAATCCCATATTTTAAACAATATTTACCATAGGACAATCCTTCTGCGTCTGCCATTTTTGCAATTTCAATAAATGTCGGCTTATGTTTCTTTTTATTTTTACATCTAATATCCTTTTCTCTGTCCACAATCTTTCTGCAATTATCGCAATAAAGCTTTCCACACTTTGGCCCATACCACGTGACACCACATCGTTTGCATGTTATATTTCCATATTTCATCATGTTCTTATACCTCAAATTCATCAATCTTCCAGTGGTGACGATAATAATTTTCACCACTACAAACAACAGATGCTTCCGCAGCTTCGCACCATGTTTCATCATCACTCACCGGTTGTAAATCATTCTTGCTTTCATTAAACAGGAATACCATTTTATCAATTGCTTTGATTCTATCCTTTGTGACCATAATCACATTATCTTCTGCGTAAAAATCGCTAGAATCAATACATTCGTGCAAAACATAAACCTTCATTTTTATGTACCTCAATTCTTTTCAAATTACTCCTTCATCAGCTGCTTTACAGTTTTCTTAAATAACGCGAGGTTCTTTTCGTTTTCAATAAACACCTTAGTCTTCGGATTCGGTGCTTTACCGTGAGCTTTTTCATAAGCAATAAACAAATTATTCATCTTCTTATAACCAATATGCTCGTAAATCAGAGTGTAAGTGTGCTTGTATTGCGGCTTATCATTAAGCTTTTCTGCCAAAGGTAACAGAATCGGGATAAGAATCTTCGCCGTTTCGCTCTGTTTCTTGGGCTTTTCTTCCGCAACCGGCTCAGACTTAACTTCATTAACTTCCACCTCAATCACAGGAGCATCACAGACAGCCACTTCAGGAGCTGCTTCAATAGTTTTCGCTTCAGGCAAAGCTTTCCGTTCAGTAGCTTCTTCCTTCTTCTTATTGATCGCTTCGGTATACAGATCCTCAACCAGAGCACCAAAGATAGACTTATACATTGTGCTTGCTTCGACCACATCAATCGTAGGAATGTAACCAGTACGACCAGTTCTTGCGCAATACTTTTTACGCTCTTCCTCGATAACGAAGGTATAAACACTATTCATGTATTCGTAAACATCACGAAACACATCTTGAACCTTCATCTCATTGATTTCCGCAATCACATTGATACGTTCATACATCTTCTTACGCCAGTCACTCACCACATCCTTACGAGGAGTAAAGTTTCTAGTAGAACGAATCGCATCATCCATCTGCTTGTCCTTAATCTGATGGACACACTGAGATACGCTACTAATCACATTCAGTGCTTCATTGCTAGTAGCACGAGCTTCCTCAATCTGTTCACTAAGATCTTTACGGGTGGAATCGAGTTCACTCTGAAGATTCTTCATACTATCAAACAGAGCGTGAAGTCTTACATCAATAAACTCCTTGCTCAATGCAGCATCCATTTTAGGAGTAGCCAGAACAGAATCACCACGCATCAGAGATTCCATAATATCCCAGCAGAAATCCATAAACGCATCTGCCTTCGGCTGACGAGACAGACGACAGATTTCCATAACACCACGCAAACTGTAACAAATAATTTCACGCTCTTTCGTGATTCCACCTTCAACTGTCGTCAAATTGACGACAGTTGATAAGGAGTCAAGACGGTCTGCATTACGCTCATGAATCTTTGCAATATATTTCCGAGGTTCTTTACATTCCAGTGCTCGCCCAATCTGTTCACGGGTCATATAATACTGATGTTTATCATTCTGGTACACATCCACATTCAGTGCACCAAAGGGCTTAGAGGTTATAACGGTCATAGGATTGTTAGTAGCCATTTTGTTTTACTCCTTTTTCATTCATTTAATAACGTATGTACGTTGTTATTTTGTTACTGATTTTTCATAGAAGAACTGTTTTATCAAGCCATTTCTTTTTCCATGTATTTCAAAGCATTAGCAAGATATCTGAACTCCTTACTCTTGTGCATTCCATCGAACCACTGAGCAACATACCAGTTTCCAAGACAATCACAGCGACACTTCAATTTGCCAAACCGAAATTCAGGTCGTACCGTTGGCATCTTACTCAACTTATTCCACAGGTTTAAAGCCTCTTCTCTATTCATTGGAAATGATATCCATGGCTCATGACCATCGGTAAATTCAAGTTTTAGAACCATATCGTCACCTCAAAACTGATACTTCCAGAACAACTTTGCATTGCCGGTAATGGTCTGCAAATAACTAATGTACTCATTAAAGGAGCACACACCCTTCATTTTCATCTTACGTGCTCCCACAGCTCGTGCAGCCACCTTAGGATCATAATCAACAGCGTCAATAAATGCACTGTCAATCATCTTCTGCTCAAACATCTTGATTTCGTTAGTATCCATTTTTAAATCTCCTTAAATACCAAAGCACTGTTTCCAATACGATTCACAAATTCTTTCCCATACAATTCATAGAGGTGGCCGAAATTTGCATTATCAATAACACCTACAATCTCAGCCCCTTGATTGTGAAGCAGTTTTGCCAAGCAAGTAGCCACATAATGTGAATCCTTATTTGTTGCAGCCAAATAAAGATCATCCATTTCCTCTGTAATAACATCGCTTACATTGATATATTCGGTATACTCACCATCACTATCATAGATTTTCAACCGATCAGGTTCTTCATTATTGTTTGCTTTAAAGAGCCCACAGTCGTTTTCGATTTTAAGTTTAATTTTCATTTTAATTCTCCTTACTCAAAATCCCACCATGCGTTAATAGACGTATTCGGAACATAAACCTCAAGCATATGATGGCCGTCACGAATCCATTCAGGTTCATAACCTTCATCTCGCAGTTCTTTCATCAGGCTCTCGAAATCATTGTTAACAGACTCTACCGCATCTTCCATTGTTTTGTGCTCTACACGGTAAGGACCATTACACATCGTATCGTCATAAACAACTGTAATCATTTTTAAAACCTCGATTTTATTTATTCTTTAAATTCTCGCAAGCTTTGGCAATAATAGCAAGCCCATTACGTCTAAAATCCGCATTGTAAGGATTCTGTGCTTGGATATCCAAATGATATAAAAGCTCTTCCAAGTCTGGACTATACTCAACATTTGCAACTCTGCAAAGTATTTCCGCAATTAGTTGAGTGTCATATTTCATTATTCATTCTCCTTTATATTATTATCTTATTTTCACTGAGCGTTTCGGTTTCATACGTTGTATAGACAAGCTCTGTCGGCTTGCTGTAGCACGTTTTCATCCAGTCAAGCTCTGCGTCACGAAGCTCTTTTGTGGGATAGATTTCATGCCCTCTATATGTATCGCCGTACATAAAGTGTCTGACAGAATATTCAAGATGGTAATACATTAGATAGTACCTTCTTTGTAACGAATTGGGCAAATCCATGCTTCAAGAGTGTTCTGTTTATTCATAAAGTGAACACTGCTTAAACTATCCTTGCACTCTGCAAACCAGCCCCACTTTTTCGCTTTTGCTAGAATATTTGTATACTTCTCATTTAGTAAAGCCTTATTTCCATTGTCCATCTCGCAAACAATACACGAATAAATATATTCACAACAACCTCTGATTTCTTTGTGCTGAATTCTTCTAAACTCTTTTATATCATGAAATTTTTCCCAATATGAACAACGACTAGGATTTACGTATTCAAAATATTTGTGGAGCATTGTAATATCAGAATCAGACCAGCCATCTTCTTCATTAAACTTGTAACCATATCCGTTATTAGGAATCTTTAACTCCGGCAAATCTGCTAACGTTTTTGCGATAACATCAAAATCGCATTTTACAAGAACATATCCATCACTTAGGTAGTAAAAATCGTTTTCCTTGTATATCTCATAGCCTCTATCACCAAAGAGGATATACCGCAGTTCATGAGTATCAAATCCATTTACGATAGCCATAATTTATTCCTCACTTTCTTCACAATCCGTTACTGTAAAATCACACGTCCATTCAATATCTTTTGAGTTCATATCGTTTGCAACGATATCCATCGCTTCTTGTTCATTATCGGCTTCAATTTCAACATAGCCAGTACGAGCTACAGTTACCTGATACTTCATAATAAAACTCTCCTTTTACATTTTGTTAGAAATATCAAATGCTTTCCATCTGAAACTAAATTCATCAGTCCAAACCTGTGCTTCGAGTTCGTCACTATCATAATAAGCCAGAACATTAGGAAGGTCAGAATACATTGCATAGCATTCTTTCGAATCATCCACGATATATTTCATAGCTTCTTTTTCGTTTTGAAAAAACTCAGGCTCAAAAATTTCACCTTCAGAACCACATTCGATAACACACCACATATTTACACCTCACTAAAATTTGCATTAAAAAGAATCTCATTACCATATTCAGTAAGAGTATCCTTGAACCAATTTTCATTCTTTTCCCACCACAATTCAGCCTGCTGCTGGCTCAATACAATACCTTTTCTTTTCGCTGTATCGATAACGTCATCGATGCACCAACGAGTTTCAGCATAATAATATCGAGCATCGCAATCATCTTCGTCAAATGCTTCCATCTCTGTAAGTTCGGTGGATGGATGCTGCCAATCACAATTGTAAAACACTCGTTTTGCCTTCTTTTCATCACCTTCACAGATATCAATAATATCCTGTGCAGTGTAAAAGTTCGTATATGCGTCTGCAAGTTCTTGCAAAGTCATTTTATGGTCATAGGCAACACCATTCATATCGAGATCAGGAATATAAATAACGCTGTTATAACAGTCCTCTTCAGGAAAGCAATCCGCTTTAAATATCGTACACTCTTGCCCATCACTCATATCAAGCAATTCATCAAGAATAGCGCCGTTCTTCAGGAGATTATAAAGTTCGTCTTTTGTGTAAGTTTTCATGATATTTTTCCTCTTAAATTTTAACTTTCACATACTCACATTCTCATAAACCCAGCCAACGCCTTTACTATGGAACTCATCTACCCAATGAAACCATTCATCCTGTGTAAAATTGCCAACGGGAAAGCCTCTCCACTTCTGATCAAGAACTAATTCTCCACGTTCGTTTTCAACCCATGCAAAATCCGTGTTCTCCTTCCAAAGACGTTCAACAAATTTGTCGCAATCATCTTTATTTTCTCTTAGTTTTAACATCCATTGTGCAGTAAGATATGTACTATCAAAAGACTCTGCGACAGCACATGGACAGTTTTTACAAGACTTCTCAATACATGACCAACAAGGCCCACCGTTATAGCTCATACTTTACGCCTCATAGCTTTCTTCCAAACAATCAATCAAATCTGCTACATACTCACCAATCTGATCACAATTTACATTTTTGTATTCCGCACCAGAATTTCCATTATCACTGATATAGACGTTAAATAAACCCTTTCCAACACGTTCAATATCAATGTCAATATTCATTTTCATACATTCGCACCTCATAAAAGATATTTTCGTCCGAAGATTCAAATAATATCATATTTTTCAAACCAAATATTCAACTCATCTTCCGACATCGAATCGATTGCAATATCCACTCGGCGTTCAATAACATCATCATCCTCGTCTTCGTTCAGTTTGTAGCCAATAAAGTTTTCAATAGTATCAAGCCCATCCATAAAAAGCTCACGCTTCAGATACTTGATTCTTTCCATCATATTGTTATCCATAATATTTCCTCTCCTAAAAATAAAATCATTATAAGTTTTCCAAAATTTTAAGATATTCAGGGTAAAGATCATCAATAATAACTTTCTTTTCCATATCATCCAGCTCGCCGTTCATAAACGCCTTGCTCTGTTCTTCATTTTCAAGTTCTAGGTACGTCCAGATACTTTCGATTCCGATTCCATTTCCATGGACTACTTCACCATTCTCATTGATATGTGCATAGATTTCCCAGACCTCGCAACCGCGATTCTTAGAAGCCCATTCGCTGTAATCAATTTCAGTGCCGTTCTCCATAATCTTTTTGGCAAACTCTTCTGCTGTGAGTTTCTTCATGATCCATGCCTCCTTAAATGTTATCAAAGTTATAAGTGACGGTAACGACCTTCTTTGCATCACCGATACAGCACCGATCTTCCTTTAATGCCTTTTCAAGACCACAACCAGCACTGTATGTGATACCGTTTTCAAGCACATCAGAACCGATAAATCCAAATGCTCTGTCAATCTCCTTCCATTCTCCGTGATCTTCTTGATAAAGCGTATAGCCGTAATTCTCACCGGAAAGATAATCGCTATAAGTCTTTACCTCATCACGCATGATTCGTTCTGCTTCATTTTTGGTATTATCCGAACCATCCGTAATAGCGGTTACAATCCAACCAACATTGCTATCGTCCCACGAACCTCTGAATCGTGTATCATAATCCATAGACAGGCCAGAGTGGTCATGTAACCAGAGTGGAAGCCATACAATGTGTTTATCAAGAAGATTCTGACAATCACGAATAGAAAAATCACCACGAGCATACGTCGCAATTTCATTGTATTTCAAATTGGTATACCAAGGATTGGCTTGATCTTCACGACAACAAATCGCATAACGAGTTTCTTCAATACTACTGTTATCGTTGTCAATAACCACACAGGATTCTTCCAGTTTCATGTTAAAAAGTGCATCCAGAATTTCTTCTGGCTCGCACATCTCGTAAACAAGATTGTTCCAAAACTCTTCCGGTGTGCTTGCATCGACCTTATCACCAAGACGGTAACGAGGATGGAAACAAGCCATCACGGAATCGTGGTCATCCCACCAACGAGGGTTATTGTCTGCAACGTCGTCGTGCTGAATATGCAAGCAATACAGGTTATCGCCGTAAGTCCATTTTATGATTTCATTATCGTAGCAATACAGATATTTCATATCTAAAATCTCCCTTTTATAAAATGATTCCGTAATCCTTCATTTTTTCGATTGTTTCGATAGATTTTTTTATTCCTGTTGCTTTGCCATAATACCATATCGTTCTCTCTTCATTGCCTTCTTTTTGTGCTTTATAAGCGGTATTCTGCCAATAAGAATATTCATCTTTTAACGCATTGATAATCTTTTCAGTGTCGCTCATATCCATTCACCTCTTATGCGCTTGCCTTTTCTTCAAAAGCGTACCAATCAGACCAAATCTTATCGACCTCTCCATTCTTAAAACCGTTCTTGTAATCGGTGAACTCAACATAATAGTTGCTTGTCCACTCATTCAGGTAGTGTTCATAGATAGCTGCAACACCACGCTTTGTTTCGACAACAAAGCTATCGACCAAAACACCTTCAACATAAGCACCAGTGTGTTGTGCTTTATTCTGGTGCATCCAACGGCCAAGAGCACCCGCATTAAGATAAAAACGAGTCATAATTTATTCCACCTCCATAAGTCTATTAGCTAATTCTTCCAACATTTCTTTAATAGCATCAGCATCGTCAATAAGTTCTCTGACACTAGAAGGACAACCTCTTTCCCCACGATGCCCCACCCACATCTCTGCGTGCTCATCAGCATCAAAATCACAGGCATACTCATAAACTGATTCAGGAAAATTTTCAACCTCCACACAAACGATTAAGTCCTCTCCTGCTGGAGAATAATTTTCAATTTCAACTCTGCCATCACCTGTATAGTCACATACGCGCCAATCCAGCGATTCCAAAACATCAATATATTTAGGGTGAATTTTCATAATTTATTCTCCTTTACTCTGCAATCATCATAGCAAGAACCGGTTCACCGGAATCTTTCAACTGAAGCTCCAGAATATCGCCGTCATCCACGATTTCACACTTGCTTAGATAATCCTGAAGAAAGAACATCTGACATTCCTGCCAAAAGATTTCTTTCGGATCTTCATTCGCGTCTACGAACACATTCTTGTGATGGAAAGATTCATTCCAAACCCAGCCTTCACCATCAAAACAAGCGTGAGCTTCCCTCAGGTCCCACATAATCAGTCCTCCCCAAAAATATGACGCTTGTTAAGGTCATCACGGATAATATCCTCAATTTTATTTTTGGTATTATCATCAAGTTCTCCGTAAGGAGCATTATCAAGATAATAGAAGTAAATTTCATCTCCAAGATCCTTGTACATGACACTCACATAAAACCCAGCTGAAATTCCATTCAGTAAAGCATATCCAATACCGTATACTTCTGAATAATTGTTACCCATTAAATCCCACATAGTTAATCCTCCCAAAAGTTGAGATTCTTTTTGATTGTCATCTCAATTTCGTCTTTATCACCGTCAGATAGAATCTTATTATCGTACTCGGAATAGCAAAACATAACGCTACGGCCATTATATTTATACATAACCATTGCTGTTTTTAATTGTTTGTCACGAAAAAAGGTTGCGCACCCAATTCCATATTTTTTAGAATATTCATTTTCAACTAAATCCCACATTTTATCACTCCTCTGCGTCTTTTACCGTAACACAATCAATATCCGTTGGGTTTGGATTATCTGGTTCGATTTCACCAGCAACAAATCTATTTTTTGCAATTTCATAAGCATCATCTTTGTTGTCTGATTCTACAAACGTTGTGTAAGTAACGCTTGTTTCAATAGTAACGTAATAGCCGTTCATTTTACACACTCCCTACGTTCTTGAATCCATAAAGGCTATAACCTTTACATTTGAAGTACCGCATCGCTTTGTTAATCTGGGAAGAACTTGCTGTTGAATGACTTTTTAGGTATGTATTCTTATATTCGCACAGCTTTTTATACTCGTCACTTTCACGATGGGCTTTCAGTTTCTCACAATGGTCGTGGCAACCAGGATAACGCTCCGGTGCCACACAGTAACGGCAAGGATCAGTCAATTTCTGCCACCTCATCAATCCATTCTTTAATTTCCTTCCACGAATCAAAATACATCGGAAGATTACTCAAATTAGAACAAATACGAATATCACCATCAGAACTTTCAAGTTCATCAATCCAATATCCATTACGTTCCAACTTTTGTTTAATCTTTCCTACTCTATCAAGAGAGCTAAATACTTCTTCGATACAGTTGCTCCACGCATCGTTTTCAGGTACATCACAATCAAAATTTTCATTAAAGCACTCTGCTAATTCTTCTGCATACTCAATCGCTTCATCGTAGGAATAACCATATTTTTCTTCAATCAAATCAATATTAAGTTCAATCTGATTTTTTGCATCGCTGATACGATACTGAAATTCTCTATAACGGTATGCCGCCTCAATCTGTTCAGGCGTCATCTTCCAAGACTTTCCATTCCAGCTGGTCACAATAATCTTATTTTCGCTATTCATACTGCAAACTCCTTTTCTCTTGTAAACTTAATCACCAACGCATTCACGTTGGCCGCTTCCATCGTTGACTGTTTTGCATCCTCGTGATTGCCAGCTCTAAGGAATGAAACACTCTGATCCATCAGCTTACGCCGATAGGAAGAAAGAGCTGCGAGAACAATGTTCTTTTCAGTGTTGGTCATGTTCTTTTTCCTCCTGCTCATGTTCCTTGTGAAATTTTCGTACTTCTTCCCAAAAATCAAACGGACTAGAATTGTGATAAACAAGCTCCATATATTCTTTTCTACTGTTAAGATGGTTTATGTTAGTATCCATTTTTATCACCTCAATCAAAACGAACTACTTCATGTTTGACTTTCTCCAGCATCTCTTTCTCTTGTTCTTCAAGACGCTCAACCTCGCACAAAACATCACGAATGCCAAAGATAATCAAATCCCGATCTCGCTCACGTTCTGCCATATGTGTGGGATTGCTTTTACAAAACCCTTCGCACAAGTTGTTTTCTCTTGCAATCAGGTTATCAATCGCATATTTCAAAACACACTTGTCTTTCTCAATCATTTTTATCACCTCAATTTAGTCTTCGTAAAATGCTTTCTTACAATTGCGCTTGTAGGTATCCACAACATCTTTAATAGTCTTGTCGCTATAGATTTTATAAGCAAACTTTGCTTGCTTTTTCGTCCGACCGTACATCCAGCAATATGCTTCAATAAATTCCTTTTCCGAATACATTTTTCTTACCTCATAAAAGCATGATTTTAGTTAACAGCATTCAATTTCTTCAATGTCTGCATAATTAACCAAGCTATCCCAGCTATTGTTGAAATCATTGATTTCCTTCATTCTCTTTTCGGCTTCTTCTTTCTTATAGAAAAAGCTATCAATTTCATAACCTTTGTGACCCCAATAACGAACGATATATGCCTTCATGCTTAACACCCCTTTTAATGCCAAAAATCGTATCCACCAATCCAGATAGATAAATTATAAATATAATTACCACAACGAACACATTTGTCATGTTTCCCCCAAAGCCCAGCTTTCTTCATTCCACGAATGCTACCCGTATAATGAATTGATGGATGTGCGTCTCTTGAAAACTTTTTTGCACTCAAATATTTCATATCAATCGCTCCTTTTTATATTTTTTATACTCTTGCGTTGGTAGCGGTTATGTCTGCCATAGTACCGCTAATCACCTAGCATCTACTGTTTATACTACCCAAACTTGACTTCTTATGTAGTCCTCAATATCTGCCGGGTATCCATTGCGCTGGATATACTGACACAGAACACGCTGCACATCTCTGTTATCACCATAATCCATGGCGATAGAGATATCATCGCCGTGAGTTCCAACACCCAGGCGTTCATACTTTCTGACTTCAAGATAGAAGTCGTATGCACTGTAGTGTCTGCCATCTTTACGGTCAAGAATTGAATCAATAATCACTCTTCACACCTCGATATCATCGATATTAAAAGTTCTTACATCAACCCTCTTTTCCGCTCCGTGTGGCTTATCAGACGGTCTGTACATAAAATACGGAGACGCTGCTGATTCGATGTAAAATATCACACAAGGAAATCGTTCCCCAGAAACAGCCTTTCTCTTTTCAAGAATTGCTTCGTATGCCATTTTATGAAGCACTTCATATTCATAATTCGGAACGAATTCATCTCCAAAATGATACTGACTGATACGGTTTACACGATCTGCAAACACTCTGAATCCACTATATTCATCTGCCACTTCAATCGCATCAAAGTCTGCACCAGCCATGTCATTTACAATTTTCAAGATGCGTTCTTTGCTGTACTCAAAAGATCTCGGAGTACGTTTCACGCCAGCCTTAACAGGAACAATCGGCGGTTTATTGAAACTATTCTTATAATCAATTTCACCTGTTCCTTCATCAATTGGTGCAAACATATCAACAAATCCAGTCACAGGCCAATTATAAAGACCGGATTTTATATTGTACTTATTTCTTTCACATGAAATAATTTCCAAATAATAAGCCTTGTCCTCAACGTGAAATGCTGTTCGGATTCTACAATTTCCGACATCTCCAAAGTGAATATCTTGCCCTTTGTAGTGATAGTCAAAAGAACCAGCACCTTCAAAATACAGAATCTTCATTTTCACTCGCCTCTCAAAAGATAATCAATCTGTTATCGTAATCATGTGAATCATTCCATGCCTTCTCGATAAGAGCTGCAGATTCTGCCGTGAAATCCCCAACAGCATCCTTTCCCTTATAGAAGTTTCCACGAGTAGACCCATCCAAATCACAGAAGTAGCATTTAACACCATCGCAATCCTCGATCTTGTCGCCATACCAGAAATCAAAAACGATACCTTTCATTTTTAACACCTCACCCTTCATAAGAAACATCTTCTGCGAAATAATATTTCTCCATATTCACAGCTACGGTAAAGCGGCTTTGAACATTAAACACACGACAGAAATCAGGCTCGCTACCAAACTTCTTGTTGTAGATACGAGCTTCCTCCGTTGCAATCTGGAAATAATAGTCGATTGCTTTTTCTTTGTCATAAGTCCCAGCCTTATAACGCTTTTTCAGTTTTTCAATAAACGGACTGGTCATCTTGCGATACAGATCACCGTCATTGATTGCACACAACTCAAGCTCTCTGCTTTCATCGGTCTCACGATAAACCATAGACTTTGTGCGTTTCATGTTTGAATCTCCTTTTCTTTCGTATCCTGTATTATATAGCTATATGGTAAAAATAAAAGTCCTATGACGGACTACTCTTTCTAGCTACATAATACAGGATACTGCTGATTTTGTCAAGCACTAAAATGTAGATTTTATTAACGTCACATTTTAATGCGTTAATACGTTTTATTTTCGTGACCATTCTGTGAATATCAATCAACATCCACTTCATCAGGCCGTGCCCACAGAACATCCTCGATGGTATCATCGTAGATGGTTTCTGTTCCATTGCTGTTCATAATCATGGTCACATTCTGACCATCTGCCGGGGTTTCTTCCATGCTTGCATAAGAATACAGCCATTCCTCGCCGTTCTCATCAATAACATGGATGGTCTTAATTCCGTTGCGGAATACTTCGATTTCATCCACGCTACCGGCCAGGACATAACGATTATCCAGGCGAGTTTTCATAGGCTCTGCTGCGTTTGCAGTCATACAGTTTGCCAGAATGGAAACACCAGCCACAACAGTAGCCAGGATGACGGACAGCTTATTCTGAGTAAGTTTCATTTTATGTATCTCCTTTTCAATCTTTCAAACCAAATAATTTCATACCAGCAGATCCCATGTCTGCCGGATATAGATTCACAACACAATTGTCGTAAAATTCTGCAATCAGGTTGCCACTGCAGATATCCATATAAGCATCATCCATAGACAGACCAGAAAAATCTGCTGCGTTGTAGTCATCCACACCAGAGAATCCGTACAACGCTTCCTGATAGAATGCCCTCGTCATTCTTGTTTCATTATTATCAGGAGTAACAACAAACAGCTTTTTCAAGCCATTTTTACCAAAGACGGCAACAAAGATACCGCCTGCATTATTCTCGTAAACCTCAACAGTAGCACGCATTCTTGCGTTCTCCTTTCTTATCAATGACCCCAACGGCAAACAATAACGCCGTTGATCCAGATGGAAATGTTTGCGCCCTGCCGATACCACTCGACAGCTTCACGATGAATATTAGTGATAACACCTGTTTCATCGTTCATAAACCACTGACCCTTTTTCATTGTCGTTTCTCCTTTACACTCTCATGCACTCATCAAGATAGATTCGTTTACCGAAACACTTGACGTATGCTCTGCCAGACGGTGCATAGATGATCTTCAAGTGATGGTAACTGTGATACTTTTCATCTTCAATGAGTACGCCAGACTGAGCATAGATATAATCATCAATGCCATACTGAACGTCACCATGAATCTGGAAACCACCACATCTGCCGTAGCTGCTATCATAAGCGGTTACAGGATGGCTCTTACAATATTCTCTTGCGGTCATATCAAGCTCTCCTTAAAACATATCTTTTACATCTCTGCCGGAAGCACGTTATTCATGCAAGCATCATACTTCCGCAAATACCATTGCGTTCCATATCCCATAAAAATCAAGCGTTTCAGTGCCATTTTAGCACGCTCTTTCGTGTCAAACAACACAGCATCACTTGCACAAACCTTCCCGAAATAATCCAGATAAGATTGTTTAAGCGATTCAAACTTCTTGAAATCAACCGGCGGCGTTTCTGCCAAATACACACCAGCACCAGACGCCGTATTCATAATACAGTAGCTCATGCTTTTCATTCTCCTTTACCAAAGATTCTCACAAGCAAGGATTCCACCCTTTTCATAGGGCAATCGTCTGACGCAATCCCTGTGAGGGCAATCCAGCTTTTCGCAATACTTGCAATTTGCATTATTGCGCTCCTGCTCTGCAAAGAATTTCTTTGCGGATTTCAGGTCACAAAAATAATGACCCTGATCCCATGTGTAGGAATCCGGGTCAAAATGCCACGCCACAATGTATGGCTGATAGTGATTCTTCTTGTAAAACAGTGCCGTGTAAGCATTGCCCACTTCCAGGATATCAATATCTTCTCTGTTCATTACAGTTCTCCTTTTAGATCTTGTAATCGAGGTCATCTGCCATCGGTTCTTCTGGTTCTCCATCCATGCTGTTGCTGGATGAAGTGTAAAGTTTGTCATGCCGTTCTTGCGGCATTTCACCGGGTTCTGTGTATTTCCATACTGTGCCGAACTTATCGATAAATACTTCACGGTGAAAGTCATCCGTTCCAATGAATCGTAAGCTCTTTACATTACGAAACATTAGTTCAACCACCCTTTCCATTCTGCCACGCCAATAGCAATGGCACAAATTACGAAAGCCCACATCATAGGTGCAACGCACTCTGCATGATAAGCAGAATAGCCGAATAACATGAGAAGCGATTTCATAACAAGACTTCCTTTCTGCCAGGATAAACCAGGCTTTGCAAATTCATTTTTTACAACGCTATTGCGTACCCTATTGGGCTGGTAGTGGGATCTTTCTTCCCCGTGCCCACTAACTTCACGGCATTTTTCATTCAGTAGCTGCATTTTGAGTTTCTTTCGCATTCACTCATGTTTTCAAACCACTGATTCGGAAAACATGAGTCATCAAGCGGAAACACATCGAGAATATCAGGGGCTCCAAATCGTGTGCCCCAACGATTCTCTTGCCAATAACGTTCAAGCAACGCTTGACGCTCTTCTTCTGACATCGGCTTATAGATTGCTACAAACCGATTTCCATCTGTATCTGCCAGATGAATCATAGAAACGAAATTGATATCATTTTTCATTGTTAAAAGTCCTCTTTTATGTGATTTTCTGACGTGTTTGATTTCACTGTTCACCAGTCTGAATACCGGTGATGATCTCGCCTTCTGCCTTCAATTTGGCAAGAACAGCGTCCAGACCACCCAGGGTATTCACTTCCTCTTCCGTGTAGAGGACGTAACGGCCACCAAAATTGGGGTCCTTATCCTCTTCACAGGCAACAAAGATTGCGTATTCTTTCATTGTGTTCTCCTTTTTGTTTTGCATTTTACATATTCTGCAAATTATTTGCATAATTATGCAAAATAGAGCATAAAGAAAACGCCTTGCGATAAATTCACAAGACGTTTGTTGTTGGGGTTATGTGGTTCTTAGTTGGATTCTGACGGCTCTGCCGGGGAGACAATCAGTTCACCACGGCAAATCTTTTTGATGAATTGTGTGACGTTCTCACAATCGTATTTTGGGAAAATTTCTGTTTCCATAAATTCTCCCTCTTTAAGCGTAAGATTACAAGTTTTTTTCCATTGGCAAGAGGCTTGACGTTTTTTCTTTTCCTGCATGGCTGCAAGAATTTCCTCTTTTGTCATGTCGGCATATTTGCTAGGTCTGCCCACAATCGCACCACCTTTGTTTTTCATTGATGGTACAATTATAGCATGGTTCTGCCGTTCTGACAAGGGATTCATAGCCATGCTATCACCTTGCCTTTTTGCCGGATTTCAAAGGCATTTGCGGATTCAAAGGACGCATATCACCACGGAATTTTCCCAATCCGCTGCCGTCCATGTATTCTGCCGTTCTATTCCGGCAACGTCTTACGGTTCCGTCCATGTCAATGGATTCACCATAGATGCGTTTAGAAAGATCGTTGTATTCTGCCGTATAAAAGTTAGGCTTTGCCCGCATTGCTCTTGTGTGCTTGCTAGGTTTGTGCCCAGCTGAATCACGGTTTTTCTGTGCGGATCGAATTTCTTGCCATTCCTTGCGCTCTGATTTACGCTTGTTTTCACGTTCTACAATGCGCATTTCTACCATTTGTTCTGTCTTATGATTCCAGTATGTGAGCGTGATTTTTCCGTCATTTGCAAGGCTTTTCACGCTCTGAGAAATAGCAGATTCAAGCATAGCTGAATAAATATTTTTAACGATTCTGCCGTTCTGGTAAAACACAAAAGGCATTTTGTCGAAAGAATCCATTTTAGGCATTGAAACAAAGACAAAGTTATAATTCTCTGCTTTGATTGTTCCATAAATGGAATTTGCCGGAACAGATACACCACGAAACACTACAGGTGTACTCTTTTGGTGCAAAGAAATTTTCATTGTGTTCACTTCCTTTTCTGAAAATAGGCGCACTTTTCGTGCGGAAATATCGGTTATTTAGTTAGAAAGCTCTTGCGCCACGTCAAGGCAAACCGATTTTGCAAGAGTAGGGCGGACTATTGCCCGCCCCAGAGTGCCATTAGGTTAGATGCAGCTTACTTACTTTGCTTTCTTAAAAAAGGCAGACTTGCTCTGAAGATCGTATGCACGGGAACGCTTGCCGGTAGATTCATCAAAGGAAAGTGCATAGCCGATAGTTACAATAATTTCATCAATCAGCGCGTTGTCGTTCAGCGTGGTAACAGTGCCCATTTTAGCCTTAGTGTATGCCGTCTTGATATAAGACATATCACAAGAAAGCGCCTTTGCCGTCAAAGTTTCGGGCAGAATAGCGTTATAAATGGCCTGCAATTGTGCAAGACGTGTCTCTTTGTTGTTCTTGTTGCTAGTAAAGCAATCAAGCTTTGCATTTTTGAGTGCATCAAGCATTTTTTCGGAACGAACAGGCTTGTTTGCCGTCAAGTCGGTGCAAAGGGATTCAGCCATAAAGCCATTAAACAGCATAACAAGTTTGCCGTAAAAGTCGGAATTGCAAAGCGTATCATACTTTTTTCCGGTAGAATCACGGTAAACTTTTTCAAGCTTTGCAAACTTGATACGCATAGCGGATTCAGTCAATTCGTATTTATCGGTTTTGTCGTTCTTTTTACCGCTGAACTTATGACCGGTATAAGTCGGATTTGCGCAATAGGTGCGGAACATTTCATCTCGTTCCATAGCAATCAAAACCTTGCATTTATCGGTGCAAAGGGATTCATTTTCGGCTTTGTTGTTGTCTGCAATAGCCTTAATTAAATCAGCCGTTTCGTTGCCGTTTGCCGTTGCCATTTCGGCGGAATTGTTGAGCAGTTCCAGCAATTCGCGTGCGCTGAAAGAATCGGTGGTTTTGTTCTGAATAGCGGTGCGGAATTCGGGCATAGTGATAGCTTTACGCATAATAATCCTCTTTTCTTTTGTTCTAAAAGTGTGTGTATAGTCGTATGGTTTTGCGTTTTAGCGCAAATCAAAGCCCACAAACTAGACAAAAACGCCTTGCTTATGAGCTTATGATTTGCCCTAAAAAGGGCAAAGTATGTACACCTTTTGCTTTGCTTTCTTTTTGTTTCTTGCACAAAAAGCCTAAAAAGCCATTACTGTACAGCCCTTGCAAACTACACTTGACTTTGCTACAATAGATAATGGTATAAACCATAAAAGCAAAGTACAAACTTTGCAATGTGTAGCACATGGATATAAACCCATAAAAGTTAGTTTGTAGTTTGTGCAAACTGTACTTTCTTTCTTGCCCTTACTTGCCTAGTCTTGCAATGTATGGCCGTTGTCCTCTTTTCTGTACAACTGTTTTGTGTGCATACATTGCGTTCTAGTATCCGGTGTTTTGCGGATTGTTTGCCCTCTAATGCCTTAATCGGACAAACGGTTTTTTATGGTTTTTTCGGCTTGCATTGCCAAAACCAAAACAGTGATTAAACGGTCAAGCCGTGTTTCCTGTTTTCCGTATCTTTCTAGCCTATACGGTAGGATAGCAAAGTGCGTTTTGTCGTGTGCGGAATGCACAATCAACGCCCACTTGCAAGCGCCGTGTTTTCTGAATCGGTGCCACTACACCGCCGAATTTTTCCGACTGAATCAAACTTTCTAGGTGCTTTACCGTTCCGGTAGATTGCTGATTTATAACCATATAGGCTTGTTGCACTTGCCTAGATTGAGCGTGAACATTTGAGCCGTTCCCACAAAGATTGATTCAGTTTTCAAAGTTCTGTACAATCGGGTTTCGGTTTCTTTTCGGTTTCCCCTGATTGCAAGGCAATTTTACTCTTTTTTTCAATCGGTATCTAGCACTAATTGTTGCAAAGATATGGACTAAAATTGCAAGTTATACTAGAATAGCACAAAATAACGATATGTCGTTAAAAATTGTATTTTGGCAAGTCGTGGGCGTTTTCGGCTGAAATAAGGATAAAATATAATATATAATACCTTATATAGGAAAATGAGATGCTTTAGCGTGGTAAAGTGTTAAAGTATTAAAGCAAAGTGCCTGATTAGGCAGAATAAATATTTTAGTATGGTAAAGTGGTAAAGTATTTCAAATTTGAACAATCGAACATTTGAAAATGCAACTATTTTGCAAATTCAATTCCCGGCAAAAATCAACACTATAAACATACTGGAAAAATAGGAATAATTCCAGGCCTGGAAAGTGCCAAAACAGGCACTTTATTCAATTAAAGCAAATACCGCTTTTTGCACAAAAGCGGCTTTTCCCCATGGGGGATACTTTTCATTTTTGAGGCATTCCAGGCAGCAGGCCGAGATCCCAGTACATCTTTCTTGTTCATAATCACCAATTATGAATTTCATTTTCTCTTACTCTCTATACATTCCGCACAATAATTTCCACAAAAATATCAACCTCTTCCAACAATCACAACCTCTCTCCTATCAACTCAATTTAACCATTTAACTCTTCCTCACCATGGGCATACTTTTCCCTGACAAAATCATCTTAAAAATATACCCCTATACCCTCTCCTGCACATACTCACAAATCACTCATTTTCCACTCAAAATACCTAAAAATGGCTTAAAATCGCTATTTTTTAATCGGTAGCTCATTCGGTAACTAGCTAGAATTTAACGAATTTGCGTTATATTTTGGCTAGTTTTTCTTTTTATTTGTACCTTTTTACCCTTGTTTTTGTTCCTTTTTAACTCAATAAAAGCCGAAAAAGCTAGGATTCATGCGGGTTTTCCCGATGTGTACCCAAAATGTACCGAAAATGACCATTCTTCGGAGCATAAAGTACCTATTTGTACCCATCTATACTCCCCTATCGTCATAAATGGACTGATCTGGCATTTGAGCAGTATTCTCAGAAACTCCAAAGACCTACAAAAAGCATAATTGTAGCCTCTGGCAGCTTATACTGAACACACAGAGCATTTAAATGTTCTTCATAGAGAGTAACACTCTCAGAAACATACCTTATTATAATAGGCGTTAGAAATACGCATCCTGTATTATGTAGCTATTGAATTTTTGGCAATCTCATGGTATAATGAGTGTAGATAGCTATATAATACAGGATACTATAAAGGAGTTAGCCGGAGGATTGTTGTGGTGGATATTTATAGCAGTCTTCCAGACAGGGCGTGGAGAGGGATCTCGCGTCTGCGGACGCTCGTAGGTTTACTCAAATTGAATCTATGTCGCTTACGCTCCATAGCTTCAAGTCGAGTAAACCATTAAAAGATATTTTGTGATAGGAGTTGTGGGTGATAAAACCTTACAGAATTCAAAGTACAACTAAATATTAACAAATTATGAATTTTGAATATCAAAACTGATATTACACATTCTATATATACGATTTGATATTCAAAAACTTTAGGAGGTATTACCGTATGGCAAAAACTTACGATGTTACACCAGATATGATAACAAAACTATCAGATGGTCAAGTTTTTAAGAACTTTTCTGAGCTTGCAAGATATTTGGACGTACTTGATAGTCATGGAAAACCAATCACTGGAGATAGTCGTCCTGCATTCTTGGAAGAGCTGGACAGATTCGTGGTTCTAAAGAAGGCTGGTCGGCAAATCATTATAAAAAGCATACGACCAGATGATGAGATACTTCCGGCAAAGCCAGTGGGCGGTAATAGAAAGTTTATTGACCTTATTCAGAAATTGCTCGTCTACCACTTTAACGCTCTTTGCCAGTCGCAGCCATGTGACGGCATTAAGCTGCTATGGGAGAAGAAAGACATCTGGGAGACATGTGGAATGGTTGGTCGTGATTACAGATGGTGGGGACGGAATGCTGAGACAGAGGATGACGAGGCTGTTGCTGAGGCGTTCCGAAAAATGGTTGGAAGTGTAAAACTAAAAACTTGGCTAGATAGTGCCCTGCATAGTTTAAAGGTAAACGATGCGTTAGATTATGAGGAGACGAGGGCATTCATTGATTATGTCGATGGCCGTGCTGTCATAACTCCTTTGACAGACAAACAGAATTTAACCTACATGCGATTGAAGGCCGAGGTACTAAAAGATTACACATTGTCTGATGGTAGAACTCCGGCAACTGAACGGGATCTTTGGCAAACCGGTCGGATGAGAGATTTCTATCGCAAGCTGAACTCAAAGCTTAGAGAGGAATTTGAAAAAGAGCAAACGTATAGTACCATTCAAAAGGTTTATAGAATTGTTGTTGAGCCAAAAACTATGAACCTATTTGCTCGCAGGTTTGGAAAAATCGACCCAGCAGATGTGGAACTCGCTGTGCAGATGATGGCAAAGTTAAATACAATTGTTTGTGATGGCTTATTGTCCTCAATGATATTTAATAAGGAAGTCATTGTGGCAACAAGAGTTCAGGAACATGAAGATGTTGAGCGGCGACTGGAAGAGCAGAAGCCATGGGGCGACAATAATAAGATTGAAAGAAAAATCCGAAAGGAATTTGAATATAAAAAAGTTAAGTTGACTAACCAGCAGGTGGCAGATATGGTTGACAACACAATTCGTCAGTCTACCGACCAGTTACTTGTTACCTTGAACCAAAAAGACCATGGATGCAAGATTATCGAAAAACTGTATATTGACAACTTCTTGGCTGGAAGCGGTTTGACTGAAGAGCAATATGAGCAAATTATGCAGGATGCGGATAAAGAATCTGCGGATGCAGAACTTATGGCTCGACTTGTGGCTGAGGCGAATGCGAGAATGGTAGTTCGTGATAACGTAAATGTAGAATGCGTTATGAATTTTGAAGCAGATATTGTCGATAAGGTGTTGGCGGACAAGATGGCAGAAAAAAGTAATAAGAAAGCTGGCCGCAATGTGCTGGATTGTGGTCTTAATATTGATGATTTAATTGGTGAGGTTTGAAAGAAGGTTAAGTATAATGAATTTTGATAACCCCTATTGGATTGATTTAAAGGTAACTTATGAGTGTTACCAAGCGGTTGGACGCTTGCCGGAGTTTTATAAGAAGCATGTCTGCACAAAATGCCAGTATGAGATCCCGTGCTTCACTACTTGTGATGATGTGCGATGCAAGTGCCAAGAGTTTAAGCCTAAGACTGTGCGGAAGGCTGACAAGTATTTACATATCAATGATTTCATGAACGATGTGGCTGCATTTGAGGCCGCTAGAAATATTTAAGGAGCGTTACATAAATGGATAAGAAACATTTACCATTTGGTTTTGGACCAGAAGAAAAAGTTTCTATTTCAACTATTGCTTTTCAATATGGTTGGAGTGCCGCACGATTAAACAGCTTTCTTTACAAGTATGATGTGATCTATTTCAACGACGAGCATAAAACATGGCTTGTAACAGACCAGTATAAAGATAGCGGATACACTGAATCTTCATTGTTTACTAGCAAAACAGGATATTATTCTCAAGAGTATCTTGTCTGGACACAAGAAGGGCAAAAGTTTATTTATCAAATGTTAAAAGATAAGTTAACACTTCTTCCTGAAATTAAAATGCTCGATGAAGAAGATCCGTCTGACGGTTGTTTAACGGCAGAAGAACTCGCTGAAGTTCTCATCCAAAATGAGATTTACATAAACGAGGCATCCATTGGTAGGCTTACTCCAAATAGCAGTAATGTATTTTCAGTTCTACGGCACAAAGGCTATTTAATGAAAAAGAAGGGAATGTTGTATAACACTCCTTGTAAGAAATATCAAGGTTCTGGGTTATTTAAAGTATTCAAGAGACGAGAACCGATTTATCGATACTATCAAGATGAACCGGTTGGCGACAGTCTTGTGTATGTTACAAAGATTACTCAGGGAGGCAAGGACTTCTTCATTGAATATTTCAAACATTTGATGAAGAAAGGATGCGCTATTATATAAGGAGGGCTAAGAGATGCGAGTGCAAATTGGTAAATACATTATTAAAAACTGCGACGAGCGGAATCTCGTTATCGTTGAGCAGCGGCCAGCTGGCAAGAATCCAAAGACTGGTGAGATGGGCACCGGCGTAAAGGAGGTTACGGTCGGCTATTACCCGAACCTTGAATGGGCTTTACATAAGATTAAGGATTTGAATATTTCCGAAAGTGATGCTGATACAGTGGACGTTTTACTGGCAGAACTTGAACAGATTGATGAGACGATTCGCCGGGTGGCTGAGGAGGGCAAATAATGGAGAAAGTTCTTTTACCTCGTGGGTATGGACGTTCATATAATGCTTGCAAACACGCAATTGAACACGACTGTGATATTGTAGCACCAGATAGATCTGGTGTAATAGCTTTGGAATATATTATCAAAGACATCTGTGAAAAATTCGATTCATTGGAAATAGACAGGATTACTTATTCTAATTATGTTGATTCCGTAATCATAAACCATCACAAATACAATGGTGCGTTAGAATCGATTGAGATTCGTCTGTACGATATCTGTCAATATTTTGAACACGAAAAGACAGAACGTGGTCGAAGAAAAGATGTCGTATTTGATGATGTTGATCGGTGTATGCAAGTCTTGTGTCCATATCGTAAAATCAGCATGGTTACAATGGAAGTTGAGGGATGAATGATGCGAACTTACGAGGATGTTGATGCAGAGATTAAGCAGATTGTGCGTGACATGAATAGTTCAAGTCTGACACGCAGCGAGTATGAGGCTGCTGATGATATGCTGGATGAGCTCTATCAGGAGCGTGAACGACTTTGGCTCAAGGCTATGGAAGATGGCGAGAGTTGCTATCTGTAAAAGCCTAATTTTATATTTTTCTTTGTAGCTATGAAACACAGGATGCATTTAAAAAGAACATGGAGGTGACTGCCGAATGGCAAAGCAGCAAACTTGCCAAAAGTTTGTTTTTAAGATCCATACGAAGCGTCTAGTTGAAACAAAATGGGATTTAACTCTACCGTTGGATGAAGCGAGACGAAATCACGAGATTATCTCGCTTGCTGATAGCACTGTTCTACGATGGATTGATGAATTGAATGGTGTTACGGATGCAGAGGCTAAGGCGCGAAGCATTAAGCGTAGAATTAAGATGCTACGGAATGAGCCATCTTGCTTAGAGAACCGCCGGGAGATTCGGAGACTATACACTGAATTGGACGCAGTTCAATTCAAGCCGGATTATATGTGTCTGGTGGTTGATAAGAAGAATGATTACCGCCGGGCATGTTCTCCAAAGGGGTTTAAAATCAATGGAATCACGTATCGCCGTCTGGTTGGGACTACCGGTGGTGTTAAGAATAGCACGATTGTGTTTGTGAGCGACCGTCTTGTTGGTGAGATCCGCAAGCGAATTGATAATGGCCGTAACAAAGGAATGGAGTTTATTCCGGCAAAGTTGGAAGCATATCGGGCACTCGCCTGCTCTGCCTCAATCCCTGTTACTGATCCAGATGGCATTCTGGTTGTGGATGATTGCTATACTCATTTTAAAGACCATGTGATTATCCTGGATGATGGTGTGTCTGGTGAGCCTACGATGGTCGAAGATCCTGAACATGATTGCGAACTGTGTGCCAGCGATGGTTTTGGTCTTATCAGCTATGACCTTGCCCAACAATGGAGCGAAGATTTGAAGCTACCGTCAACTGCGTCTGGATTCTGTGTGCGTAACGCCTTTTGTAAGGGAATGCTATTCCCCTTCCCTTTCCGTGAGTTCGCCAAGAAGGTTGCAAAGCAGAATATGGTCAAAGACGCTTTTGGCGACTATAAGGACATTAACCGTGTGCAGATGATCCTTACTACGTCGATGCTCAAACTTTATGACAGCTATCATAGTGCAGATGATTGTTTCGAGAATTGTCAGGAAAACCACTACCACTTTTCTGTAACGAAGACCTGTGAGCTGGAGCTTGATGAAGAGCGTAATCTGAACTATCAATTTATCCAGAGTTATAATTTAACGAACGATGAGATTCGAGAGTTGGTGAAGCCTACACTGGATGAAATCAAAGGTGCAATGGGTGGTGATTGGCGTGATGTACTGCTTTATTTGCGTGGCAACGGAATGCGTGATGACCCGAATTACATAAACAGCTTAGAGAATGATTATATCAAGGCCTTAATGATTGAGCCAGAAATGATCAACGACCCATACGTTCAGAACCGCATTCGATTCTTTATTAAAAAACGAATTTCTCAGGCGAAAACAGGTGTAGTAAAGGTTAGAGGTAACTTTCAAGTTCTTAGTGGGGACCCGTATGCGCTTTGCCAATCTATGTTTAGAATGCCTGTCACTGGTCTTTTAAAATCTGGTGAGGCTTATAGTCGATTCTGGAACGACCGTGATGTGAAGCGAGTAGCCTGTTTTAGAGCGCCAATGAGCCAGATGGCAAATATTCGATGCATGGACATAAACTCAAGTGATGAGTGCAAAAATTGGTATCGCTATATGAAGACCGTATTTATTCTGAACGTGTGGGATAATACGGACGCTGCACTTAATGGGGCCGATAACGACGGAGATCTCTGTTTTAGTACAGACAATCATATCCTGATTGATAAATGGGTGGATGAGCCTACGGTTCTCTGTGTGCAAAAGAAGGGCGAGAAGAAAATCCCCACTGAAGAGGACTTTATTAGCTCTAATATCAATGGATTCGGTGACGATATTGGAAAAATCACAAATCGTATCACCACAATGTTTGATGTGCGAAGTAAATTTGAGCCAGGAAGCCGCGAGTACGAAGAATTAACATATCGCATTAAATGCGGCCAGCTATATCAGCAGGCGTCGATTGATCGTATAAAGGGTATTTCCACTACTCCGATGCCTCAATACTGGTACGACAATAAGGCTTGTGTTGTTAAAGAGGATGATAACCCAGATGTTGTTGAGGACAAGAAGTTCTGGGCACGTATTTGTGCTTGGCGCAAACCTTATTTTATGAGCTACATTTACCCCTCTCAGATGAAGGACTATAAAAAGTATGTGGCTGCAGCTCGTAAGAGAATTAAATGGGAAGGTTTTGATGGCCTTGACGAGATGATGAAAAAGGAAGTCAAGAATGATGTTGATGAAGTTGTTATCCAATATTACCTTTACCGTATGCCCGTCGGTGTTAATTCTTGCACTATGAATCGTCTGTGCTGGATTATTGAAGATGAACTTGAAGAGTTTGAAGATGATTTGAAAAAGAAGCGTAAATTTGATTACGATTCTCTCAAGTCTGGTGATGAATATAAAAATTCTCAGTATTACGGTATTCGCCCTATCTTTAAAGAATATCTTCGATACGCACGAACAAACTCTGTTATCGACAATTCAAATACCAAGAACAAGGAAACCGGCGCAGATCGAATTGAGAAGTTGAATTTTTACAACGAAAATATGTTGCGTACCATGCATCAAAAATGTTCTGATGATAATATCCTTTGTGATATTTTGTTGGACCTCTGTAAGAAAAACGCCTCAAGTGTCTCGATTGTATGGGCTCTATTTCCTGATATTATTATTAAGCGTCTCTTTGATAAGGCTGGCAACAAGGCCCATGTTCTTGTTAAGGACGATAATGGTGATGTTGAATATTGTAGTGAGCGTTATAAAGACGTGTTAGTCGATATGAACAAAATTGAAGAGGAGGATGCGAATGGTAGTATTGAATGAACGTGAGTATGCAGAAGAACTGCTTCAAAAAGATGTGACTTGCAGAACCGCAGGGCACGCTTTACATTATATTGCAAAGCTTTATTTCTCTCAGGGGTACTCTAAGGAAGAAGTCAAGAAGAAGCTTGATGATTTTCTTGTGGCTCATATGTTTGGATATAATAGAGTTTTAGATGAGAACTTTATCGTGCAAGCGATTGCGTCCGCCAAAGGAAAACAATTGGTTGAACTTGATGGAGTAAGTGTTACAAAGTCTGAAACCCAGAAAATTCTTGCCTTGGATGGGAAACCGATGCAACGGCTCATGTTCACAATGCTTTGTTTGGCTAAGTTTCATATGGCTGTAAACAACAAGTGTAATTATTGGATTACGGAAGATACACGAGATATTTTCCGTATGGCTGGTGTTTCTGTAAATGTAGATAAGCAGAATGAAATGATTCGAGAACTGCGCAATCTTGGTTTTATTGGTTTTGCCAGCTTAAAGAAGATTGACAACTTGAACATTCATGTGTTAATCGCAGACGAAGAACCGCCTATCGCAGTTACAGTATCAAATTTCGAGACTGCTGGGATTCAGTGGAATCAGTTTTGCGGAAAGCCATACATCAGGTGTGAATGTTGCGGTCGCACCGTTGCTCGGACTGGGCGCAGACAAAAATATTGTCGTAAGTGCGCCAAAAGCATCAATATTGAGAAAACATCTCAAAATAGAAAAATGTTTGATTTATAAATCGTGCATTTTTGTATTATTTTAACACAGATACGTTGTATTTTTACATATTTATATAAAATCATTACGGGATAGTTATGGTAGGGAGAGAGCGAGGACGCTTGTTTTCTTCCTACCTATTTTATTTTGAAGGGATGTAATGACCTAAATGATCGAAATCACCAAAGCAGAAGCCAAGGAAATCCGTAAGGTTTATCCGCATGTCTTTATTGCAAAGACTCGTCACAAGCGTTTTATTGAGGAGTCTGTCCGCTATCTGGAGTTGATTCCGTTTAATATTGAAGCTCGTGAAATTGTTGAGCGTGCCAAGCGTGGCATTCGAGACTAATTTATGAAAGAACGAGGTACAGACTTTGGATTTTGAAATTCAGCTGCCCGAGGAGATCACTAACCTGATGAATGGTGGCGGTCTCCCCTCTCCTGAGATGATGAACTTCTATGTTGACGAGAAGGATCGCATCTTCTTTATTGACTTTGAGATTGACCAGTCTCTGATTGAGATTGAGCGCAAGATTCTGCAGTACAACCGTATCGACAAGGATGTCCCTGTTGAGCAGCGCAAGCCTATTAAGCTGTTTATTTACAGCTATGGTGGCGAGCTGGACGCCATGTTCAGCTTTATTGATGTTGTTGCACTGAGCAAGACTCCTGTTTGGACGATTAACGCAGGTATTGCAATGAGCGCTGCTCTTGTGATGCTGTTGTCTGGTCAGAAGCGCTTTGCCCTGCCTCATTCTACTGCACTGATTCACAGTGGCTCTGGCGGTACTCAGGGTACTTTTGAGCAGTCTAAGATGGCTATGGACTACTATGAGAAGCAGGTTGTAAAGATGCGTGAGTATATTATGGCTCACTCTACCATTGATAAGAAGACTATGACCAAGAATAAAGCGAAGGATTGGTATCTGGACGCTAATGAGCAGGTCAACTTTGGCATTGTAGATAAGATTTGCAATGATGTGGATGAATTCAATTAAGGGAGAGTTATAATATATGGCTTCTGATAAGACTGAAATGCGTAAGAAGAAGGATGTCCCGCAGAATCTGGATGAATATCCTACTTTTTATGGAATGACGCTCGATCCGGAACAGAAAATCTTTAGGGACGCAATCTGGAATCCCGATATTGATGTTGTGTTCTGTAATGCCCGTGCTGGTACTGGTAAGACTACGATTGCTGTCGGTGTGGCGAATTTGTTAGTTCAGTATGGACTATATAATGGTATCGCATATATTGTTTCTCCTACACAGGAAGAGAAGCAAGGCTATCTTCCAGGCACGCAGGAACAGAAGAGTGCTCCGTATATGGAACCACTTTATCAGGCACTTGAGACTATTGGCGTTAATCCAAATGTTGCGATGATTGTTGATGATAATCCTGAAAGTCAGAAATATGGTGCGTATATTCAGTGTGCAACTCACACATATATGCGCGGCATCACCTTTGACAAAAAAGTAATCTTGCTCGATGAAACGCAGAATTTCTATCTAAGTGATCTTTTGAAGGTTATTACCCGGTTGAAGGATTCATGTAAACTTGTCGTAATCGGTCATACAGGCCAGTGTGACTTGTACAAAAATCCGCAAAACAGTGGTTTCCTTCCATATCTTGAACACTTTAGAGGTCATGATAGAACTGCGATTTGTGAACTTCACACAAATCATCGTGGATGGATTAGTACATGGGCGGATATGATTCAGTTTAATCGCTAAATCATTTCAAAATTGAAATAAAATATAAGGGAGAATAGATTTATGGTTGCTAAGAAGAGTGTTGTTTTTAAGAACGCTATTATTGATACTGCCGAGGGCACTATCACCGAGATTACCAAGGATGGCGAGAATGTCTTCAATTTGAATGAAGCTCTGGCAAAGTGGGATGGTATTGAGGGTGTCACCATCAATATTTCCACTTCTGATGAGCTGCTGGGCGACCCAGCTTGATGCCAATGGGTTGCTATAATAAACGGCCAGAAGAAACGAGCGATGACTTCTTTGTAAGAATCGGGAATGCTGTTCTGGCTAGAGAGTTGACTTGGGATGGCGCATCCAAGGTGCTCAATGATGAGTTGGGTAAGAATTTTGGTGAGTGCGCATATCGCAAGCGTTTTAAGGCATTCCGTGCGGGTATGCAGTATCAGGAGTCCTTATCTAATAGAGATGTGGGAACCTGCATTCTGTCTATTTCCGACCTACATATTCCATTCCAGAAGCCCATTGAGACTTTTAGTGAGTATGCTGGAAAGATTGATATCCTTCAGATAAACGGGGATCTGGTAGATGCGCAGGCCATTTCTCGTTTCAATAAGGTGTATCGTAAGAGTCCAATGGAGGAAATTCTGATTGCACGTCAGTATATGATTGACCTGATTGAGATGCTTCAGCCTAAGAAGGTTGTTGTAAATTATGGTAATCATGACCTACGTTTCCAGAATTATCTTGCTAAGAATCTGGACACCGACTTGCTTAAACTGATGCCAAAGACATCTTTGGAGCTTATTTTTGTTGATGGCTTTAACCATTATAACAAGGAGCTTCATACAAAGGTTCATTACGACCCTCTGATTGATGTTTTTAAGGATAGTGGTATCGAGATTGTTTATAACGATACTTGGTTTAGTTTTGTTGGTGAAACAATTTTTGCGCATCCACTTGCTTACTCTAGTGGTATGTTGAAAACGGCAGAAAAGGCATATCGGTATTTCAAGGATAATGATTATTTCTTTGATACTATCGTGATGGCACACACTCATAAAACAGGTCACTATGATATCGGTAATTCTGTAATTTATGAGCAGGGCTGTTGTTGTGAAACGTCAAAAATGGATTACGCAGATGGAAAATTAACCCCATCTCAGCGAGAAGGATTTATTCTGGTTTATCAGGATAAATTCGGAAGGCTGAATGAAGATAAGACGCACATTGTACGTCTAAATTAAAAAGTGGTGAGCCCCTACCACTAAATGGGGACCCAAAAAAGAAGTATGACCGCAAGGTCTGCTTGGGACATCATTGATTGTCTCCTTTTCTATGCCCGTAGGCTAATGTCTACGGGTTTTATGTGCCAGTGTAGTTCAGTTGATAGAACGCGGGTTTTGTACTCCCGATATCGCAGGTTTAAGTCCTGTCATTGGCTCCATGCCACTTTAATTCAGTAGATAGAATAATGTGTTCGTACCACATATGTCGTAGGTTTGATTCCTACAGGTGGCTCCAAGCTGTGCGGTCAATAGTTGCTACCGCCTAGACCAACTCAATCTACGGATGGTTGGATGCAAAGTAGTTCTGTAGAACGAAATGATAAGCTATTCGTGTTTCGCTACGTTAATGCGAAGCTTTAAAAGTCTAAAACAAGCGTTTTATCAACACGAGAACAATTCAACTAGCTCGGACGGATTGATGGATGCTTGTTTTATTATGGGTCAGTATATCCAGTGGCGAAGATAGCGGACTGTAACTCCGTGACATTAGAAACATCGTTGGTTCGACTCCAACCTGGCTCACCAAAGATTGTACGGCTATTCCCTACACCTTTATATAAAGGTAGCTGTGCAGGAAAGTAGGGTTATTGTGCGGCCTTACTCAAGTGGTTGAAGAGAACGGTCTTGAAAACCGTTAGGTCGGTAAACCCGATGCCAGAGTTCGAATCTCTGAGACCGCGCCAGTCCTTCTCCCGGAGGGCCTATATTATACCGGTTCCCTACCACCGGCTAAAAGGTAGGATTTATTGTGTATTCGTAGCCATGTTGGTAAGGCACTCGACTTTTAATCGAGGTATCGCAGAGTTCAAATCTCGCCGGATACACCAACTATGCGCCTATCGTTTTAATGCCTAAGACGGTGAGCTCTAAACTCACTTATCTCTGTTGGATTCGGAGTGGGCGTGCCAAAAATGGTTTCCAATTCGCGGTTGGAGACAAGTCCGAAGTCAATCTATGATTAACCTGTAATGCGCATACGATTAAAAAATAGATGACATTTAGGCATTATATAACGCGGGATACAGCAGTCTGGTAGCTAATCGTCCTCATAAGTCGAAAGTCGTTGGTTCAAATCCAACTCCCGCACCCAACATATTCCCTTTCGCAAGCCTATCGCCAGTTTTCTACTCCCTCTGGCGGTAGGTTCTTTTATGAACAGTCCTGCCTGTGTATTTCAGGTGGCACGGCTGGCGTAAAGCTGGCCGTTAATACAAATTTGGCCGATTCGTCGGCAGGGCGCAAGCTCACACAGATGATAAAGACATCGGCTCACTACGGTGTAAAATGCTGAGGTCGAATTTTGAACAGAACCTATTAAGCCTCTCAACGATGCGTATCATGATAGGTCTTTTATAGAAGGAAACACCCTCGGCCTCTGTTTTACAAGCACATTAGAGGGTGTATTTGTTACCGTAGGATGTGCGCACGTTCTACGGCTTTTATTTTTGAACGGAAAGAGGTGACTAAATGCCGCGTAAGAAAAAAGTCATAGACCAAGATATTATTCTTGAGGGGACAGAAAACAAGAAGACTTTTAAATGTCTACGTTGTGGAAAAGAATATGACGTGGCAGTTGGTCACTTTTACAAAATTACATATTCAAGTTTATGGAAAGCAAATGATTGTTACGCGCCTGTTTGTAAGGATTGTGTGAACGAGATGTTTGATGAATATTCTCGTAAATTTGGAAGTGATCGTACTGCCTGTATGATCATGTCTCATGTTTTAGACGTACCATTTTACAATTCACTTTTTGATTCAATTAGTCAAAACAATGGCCGTGTAACGATGGGTTTGCTACTTCGGATTATCGGAAACGCTCGTAACTATCAATTTCAAACTTTTTCTAACACTCTTGTGAACGGTGAACTCAATAAAAACGCTCTCGATTTACAGGAAGAGAAGGAACAGAAGTGGTCGAAAGCAGAGATTCAAGCAAAGGATGACTGTATTTCTGTTATTGGATATGACCCATTTGATGGTTACAACGAGGGTGACCGTCGCTATTTGTTTAGTGAACTCATCAAGTATTTTGAGGATGGTATTGAGGACGACCCATTCAAGCTATCCCAGATTGTTCAGGTCGTGAACAATAATAATCAGATTCGACAAATCGACTTGCAGATTGCCCGCTTAAACCCGATGAACTCGGCTGAGGCAATCAAAAGTCTGAATGATATTAAGGTTAAGCTAGTTTCTAATAACGACAAGATTGCCAAGGAAAATGAGATTTCTGTCAAGAATCGTTCCAACAAGGATGCAGGACGTAATACGCTTACATTCTTAATGAAGGATATGCGTGAAAAAGATATTGCTGGCGCAGAAGCAAACTTCTACGACCAGTTACGGTCTCCTGGCACTCAATGGGCGGCAGATATGAGCTCTAAGGCAATCAAGGAAAACGCTTTCTTTGACGAAAATGACCAGCAGGAAATTTTCGATATACAAAGAGAACTGATTGATAAGTTTCAGAAAGAAAGTGATGACGCGAAAGAAAAATACAGGCTGTCTTTGATTGAGAATCAGCGGCTCAAGGAGCTGTTGGAAGATGCCGGTGTTGATGCAAGTGTAAAAGATACGGATGGTGATGCCGTATGAGGATGAAACAAAGAGCGCCTATTATTACAGCCGCAAAACGTAAGATTTATGAGTGTGATGCGGCAACGATTGCATTCTATCGGCGCAATCCTGTTATTGCGGCCAGAGATTTATTGGGTATCCAACTATTTGACGCTCAGGCATATATGCTGGAACAAAGCTGGAATGCAAGTCATGTTCTTTAGGCGTGTAGTCGAAACTTTGGCAAGTCTTTTGTAGGTTCTGTTTTCATTATCCTAAAGGCAATATTATATGAGAACCAGTCTATTTACATTGTAAGTAATGTAGGTGATCAGGCAAAAGAGACATTTAATAAGATCGAAGAAATTGTTACTCGTGTTGGTAAGACGGCTGCGTCTATCCGTAGTCTGCAAGATATTGCAGAGAAAGAAACGAAAAAGTCTGCAACCAACAAAAGTGGTTTTAGTCATAATCCCGCCGGGTATGTTGTTGAGTTTTATAACGGTAGTTCTATTAACACTTTGAACTCCAACCCAGATGGTGTGCGTGGCAAGCGAGCTAGTCTTATTTTCTTTGATGAGGCGGCATTCTGCTCCGACGAACTGATTGTTGTCTGTGAAGCTTTTGCAACACAGAATACGGATTTCGTCACTGACACTGACAGTGACTATAATCCTGAAATGCAGCCTCGTCAGGTTCCTACTCAGCTAGTTTACGCTTCAAGTCAGGACACGATGGACAAGCTTTTTTATAAATACTACAAGCAATTTGCAAAGCGCATGATTGCAGGAGATCGAGATTATTTTGTTTGTGATATGATTTGTGACGTTGCAATCAAAGTTTATATGAAGGGTAAGCCATACAAAGCACTATTGACACAAGACAAGGTAGATGCAGCTCTAAAGTCAAATAAAATGAAGGCATTGCGTGAGTATTATAATCGACCAAGCCGTGATGGTGGCGTAAACCAGATTATCAAATGGGGTACGGTTCGTCGCAATGAGCGAAAGTATATCCCACAGCTTTATTGGGATAGGAACTATCAGTATATTCTTGCGTTTGATCCTGCCCGCACAATGGATAACTCTATTGTTGGCGTTATGCGCATTTATAACGATCCAGAAAACGGCATGTGTGGCGACATTATAAATTGCGTGAACATGGTTGATCTTGCGAACGAGAAAAAATTCAAGCTCGATTCTAATCGTCAGCTTGAGCAGTTACATGAGTTGATTCTACATTACAATGGTCAAAATCCTGATTACGAGTACATTGATAGATTGATGATTGACCAAGGCGCTGGCGGCGGTGGTACTTCCACATATGCGGACGGTTTACTTAACAATTGGACTGATAAAACAGGCGCAGAACATCGTGGTTTTATCGACGCAAATCATGAATTATATGAAGGATATGATACCCGTTACCCAGATGCTGTTGATAAGCTACGTCTAATTAGTCCTCGTAAATTCCGCACTGCAATGGTTGAGGAATTTATTGAGCTGATGAATCTTGGTGTCATTCATTTCCCTCTTGAATACAACGGCGGAGATTATGTTCAGGTAGTAGACGGTGTGGATAAATCAACTGGTCAAGAAATTTTGAAGACGCATGAACTTTCCTTAGAGGAACAGACTGCGTGGGTTAACATCGACTTGATGAAGAACGAGATCACAAGTATTCAGAAAACGACAAACTCTGAAAATACGACCGTAGCATATGCTTTGGCACCCGATGTTGCCAACAAAATTCACGATGATAGGTTCTATGTTGCAATTTTACTTGCTCATCGTCTATACGAATTACGTCGTAAGGATAAAGTGCGCCAGTCTGCGGTGGAGACAATGACTGCTCCGCCGATTTGTATTTCTAACATTGACTTCTAAGCAGAGGAGGTGAAAATGTGGCAAGAAAGAAAAAGGAAGATTTTGATGTCGTGACTGCTTCACAGACAGATGACGGTACTGTAGTTATTACCTCTTTGAATGAACTTTCAGAAGAGAGGATGAATAACGTCATCCGAAATGCAGTTGCGTCTTATGACCCTGAAAATAAGCAGTATAGTACATATCTGAAAATTTCAGCCTCCTCTGAGACACTGACCGTTGACCGAATTGATGAGCTTGCACAAGGGCTACAGTCAAGTCTGACGAATGTGCAGACGGTCAATGGAATCATCCGTAATTACATCAACAAGGATGACCTGATTGGCATTACTTATGATGCGATTGAGGCGAATGTTAATACGGAGTTTAAATGCAGTTTCGCACAGTTCCCTGAACAGCGTAATAAGACAAAACAGGTAAATTACGCCCGTGAAGTGATTGATGATTTCAACGCACAAATCAACGTGCGAAGTCTGTTGCGTGCTGCCATTCCGATGACTTACGCCGAGGGCACTTATATTACATACCTTCGTCAAAAGGATGAGAACTACATTGTAGATTATTACCCTCTTGGTATTGCTGAGATAAGTGATTACCTATCGAATGGTCAGCCTGTTGTGCTTATAAACATGTCTAAGCTGAAATCCGCTTTGAGCAAATCTATGCTGAAGGATAAAAAGAATAAAGCACTGTTCTTTGAAAATCAGGAGACCGAGATTCAAAACAACTATCCAGATGAGGTGTATCAGGCGTTTAAGAATGGTGATACATATGCAAAATTGGATGTTGATCATTGTGGTGTGATTCGTATTGGCAATATGGGGCAAAAATATGGCGTCTCTCCCCTGTTCCGCGCATTACGTCCGGCATTGATGCTTGAAACTTTTGATACTTCAGACCGTGTAAATGCTAAGGCAAAGGCAAAGAAAATCATCTGGCAACAGCTTGACCCTGAGTTGATGGGACCAAACAAAGATAAAAAGGGATTCTCTGAACAAGTGACGGCGCACGATAACCTGTTGCGTGCATGGAAACAAAATACTGTGCTTGTGACGACCGCTCCTTATGTAAAGGATATCAAGTATGTTGAGCCAAAAGTTGAGATGACAAATATCGAGACTGTTAAACAGTATCGCAACCGAGAGATGGCTGCTTTGGGTATCAGTTTCTTAAATACCGACGGTCAGCAGACTGTTTCAACTGCAAAGGTGTCTCTTGATCAGTTGATGAAAAATATCGGTAAGATTGCGGAACAGATTGAGGATGTATTAAAGCGATGGTATCGAATTCGCCTTGAAGATGCAGGTGTAGATCCAATGTACTGCCCTGATGTGAAGGTCTCTACTACTGAAATGATGGGTATGGAGATGAAGAAGGCGATTGCTCAGTTCCTGTTCACCACTTTGAACTGTTCTTACAAGACTGCTTACGAGTATATGGGACTTCATGCTGAGGACGAATTACGCAAGCGTCAGGCTGAGACTGAGGAAGGTTATGACGATGTATTTGTGGCTCGCCAGACATCTTATACATCGACAGGTAATTCCGGCGGTGGTGGTGACAGTGATAAAAAGACAGGTCGTCCAAAGGGCGAGGAAACTGAAAAACAAATTTACGACCAGCAGAGAAATGAAGATAGTAAGTGAGGTGATAAACGATGAGTAAGGAGTATTTCTATAGTAGAAATATCTGTTGCTCTGAGATTACGGAGCATCCAGACCACTATCTTGCCAAGTTTGTCATCTGTGATTTCTCAGTAAATGGGAATCAGGTTGCTTTAAACCGTGACACCATTGAAAGTTGGATGAGTACATTGGTTGGCAACCCGCTTGTTGGTAAGTTGGTCGTAGCTCCAAAGGGTGAATTGGATTTTTCCGGTCACAATATGAAAGTCGTCACCAGAAAAGACGATGATGGCAATGAATACAAGACTGCCGAATTTGACACTGATGCGTTCGGTAGTTTTCAGTCGGTCGGTATCGAGAGAATTGACGATACCGACTTTATTGTTGCCTCTTGTAAGATCTGGAAGCGATATCCAAAGGCTTGTGCGACGATTCTGCGCCGTATTGAGAGCGGCACATTAAATACCAGTTGGGAAATTGATGTGCTGAAAGCTCATAAGGGAATCGTGGGTGGCCGCATGGCAAAAATCATTGACGATGGTGTGTTTACTGCACATTGCTTGCTTGGTGCAAATGTTGAACCAGCATATAAGTGCTCTAAATTGCTTGAAGTCGCTGAAACCGATTTTGGTCTTGAATTGGCAAATGCCTATATCGAGGATACAAAAGAGATTTCAAATATAGAATCTAATGAAAAGGAGGCAAAAAATTTGGAACTGAATAAGGATAAGGAGACTCAGACCGCACAGGTTGAGAATCAAACCGAGACTGAGCAGGCAGAGCAGACGGCTACTGAGTCTACCACTGAGCCCACCACTCCGGCAGAGCCTGATGTTCAGACTTCCGAGGAAGGTGGTGAAACCCCTCCCCCGACTGAGCCTGAAACCGGTACTGAGCCTGCTGGTGAGCCAGAGCCGGAGTCTACCACTGAGACTTCCAGTTTGACCGGTCATGACCTGTACGAGAAGCTGAATGAGGCTGTTGTGAAGTTTAATTCAGATATGTATCTAGCCGAAGTGTTCCCCGAAGATCACACTATCTGGTGTAAGAAATTTGGTCGTTGTATGAACGATTTGGATTACATAATGTTCTCTTACACCGTTGAGGGCAACGAGGTTTCTCTTGGCGAGCCGCAGCGTATCACTCTGACTGTTTCTATTTCTGATGTTAACACCAAGATTGCGGAGCTGAATAACACTATTGCAAGTCTGAATACTGAGCTGCAGAGTGCAAAGGAAGAGGTTGCTTCTCTGACTCCATATAAGGATCAGGCAGAGAAGGCAGAGGCAGAAAAAGCGGCTGCAGAGCTTGCACAGAAGAAGGAGGATCTGCGTCAGTACGCACTCTCCAGCAAGATGATTACTGAAGCTGAAGTTTCTGATGGTGGCAATTACGCAAGTCTGATTGAGAATCTGGACGAGACCGGCATCAAGAATGTGATTGCCGAGCGTTGCGTTGAAGCTGCCAAGAAGGCGCCTGCTGAAAAGAAGATTGAGACCTCTGAGGTACATAAGTCTGAGAGCATCAAGCTGAATTTGAATGAAACCAAGTATAACACCACTAACGCTAACAAGCGTGATGCATGGCGGGAATATTTGGGTAAGTAATAACATTTAAGAGAAAGGAAAAATATTATGATTCGTGAACTGATGGTAAACGGCGCGAAGAATATTCCCGCTAACTATGCCGCAAAGGTCGATATGGTCACCGGCATGGGTGTCCAGGTTGACCACAAGGCTGGTCAGGTTAAGTTCCCTGACGCAGCTACCGCTGAGGGCATCGAGATGGTTGCCCATGAGTTTATCCCGGAGGGCATCTATGCAAGCCAGACTAATTTTGATGACTATGATAAGATGGCAACCGAGATTAAGGCAGGTGTGCTGGTGAAGCGTGTTCCTCTGTATGCTGGCGAGCTGTACGGCACCGACCAGTACAAGGATGGCGATGCACAGGATACCAATATCGGCAAGCTGCTGGAGGTCAATATTGACGGTAAGTGGCAGGTTGCTACTACTGGTACTTCTCGTTTTGAGTTTGCTGGTGTGATGGACGACAACGGCCACAAGCTGATTATGATCAGTGTGCTGCCCGAGGCAAAGACTGTTGCTTGATTGAGAGAAAAATCTTGAATATGATACGTGAAATTTAAGGCTATCGTCTTTGGACGGTAGCTCTTTTATTTTGCGCGAAGAGAAAGGAAATGAATTATGGCACTGAATATTGAAGTGGCCGAGCTGATGAAGCAGCCTGGTCGTGTTTATGAAGTTGCTGAGAAGACTCAGTACAATCGCGCTATGGATGCCGAGGACAAGGAAATTGCAGAGGTTGTTGGCGCTCATGTTGAGGAGCTGATTGACAGGGGCGATCCCAATAAGGAGATTGCTCAGTTTGTTAACCGCACCGTGACTGATGAGCTGTATGGTGCACCTGACGAGCTTCTGGACTCCATGTTTGAGCGTGGTAATGTTGGTGAGTTTGATGACTACGAGGCAGGTCGTACTGTTAAGAATACTCTGAAGGCTTATGATGCAGCTAAGGGTGGCAACGTGCCGAAGTCTTACCTGCACTACGAGACCATTAAGCCCGTCTGGCGTAATAAGCAGATTGAGGCTGATCTTAGCTTTGTGGAAGTAAGACGTAATGCTTGGAAGAGTGTGGCAACTCTGACCACCTTTATGACTGAGGCTCTGAAGAACCAGATGTTCTATGACATTTTCAGCATGGTTGATGACGCTATCACTGGTGGTGAGCAGAAGATCGATGCACAGGGAAAGGAGCCCACTATGCAGGACATGGACGCTCTGGCTCTGTATCTGAATGAGTACGCCAATGGTGGTAATCCCTTCACTGTCAGCCTGATGAAGTATTGTGCCAAGATGCGTCGTATGACCGGTTACGCTGAGTATCTGTCTGACGCAGCTAAGGACGAGTTCAACCGTTATGGTCTGGTTAAGACTTATGATGGTGTTGCTATCACTGGTATTAGCTCTGCTAAGAAGCTGGGTGATGGTTCCCTGCTGATCCCGGATTAAATTATGTAAATTTACGTAATATAGTCCAGTCGTGATGTAAGTCACGATAACAAATACACATTGAATTGCTGGAAAACCCTAAAACTACAATTACCAAAACAGAAGGATGAAATATACCTAGATGGATGGTTGCGAAAGTAGAAAGAAAATTGTAGATGATGCATGGTTAAAACCTAAACATTAAAAATAATGGGCAATCAGCAACCAAGCTCCGAAAAGGAGAAGGTTCAACGACTATCCGCGTGGGAGCGGTTAGGATGCAAGTGTTTGGCATTCGAAGTGGTGTGCCCCAGTTTTTACTGGGTGAAGATATAGTCTTCACTCGTATGAAAATACGAGGTTGCTAGATGCAACAAGAACGGAGTAGCGTCCGGTATAATGTTTATCTAATATTTAATTTGACCAGATGTTGTGTAGAATGTCTGGCTTTTATTTTGCAAGAAAGGAGGTAGCATGGATGACACCAATGAGAACGACAGAAGACTTCAAAAAAGAAGTGTTTGATGTAAACCCAAATTTTGAAATTTTATCCGAATATAATGGTCTTCGAAAAAAGATTACTAGGAAATGTAAAGTATGCGGTGATGTACGTGAAGTACAGGCAAGAATGTTGCTTGATAATCGTGGGTGTCAAGCATGTGTTGCCTCTAAACGTGGAGCAGAAAAAAGAAAGTCGCCAATACAATTTTCCACGGAGCTGTTTGAAGTAAATCCTAATATTGAGTTGTTATCTGAATACACAACAAACAATGCGAGAGTGCATTGTCGTTGTAAACTTGATGGGCATGAGTGGAATGGCATACCTCATACATTGCTTGATGGACATGGGTGTCCAGAATGTTATCGACGGATTGCAAACAGACGAACGGAAGATGAATTCTTAAAAGAAATGCGTGAACGATTTCCTACTATTCATGTTCTTTCAAAATATGTCCGTGTTGCTGTGAAAGTGGATTTTGCATGTGATGTTTGCGGTTACCATTGGACCGCAATTCCTGATACGATACTTAATAATAAAAATTCTGGTTGTCCAAAATGTGCTGGGAGAGCACATATTTTAGAGTCTGAAATGATAGAACGACTAAGAACGGTTTCTCCAAGTGTTGAGTATTTGAGCGGATATAAAAATATATTATCTCATGCAAATTTTAAATGTAAGAAATGTGGTTACAAATGGTCAACAGCTGTCAATTCAGTTCTTGGCGGGCATGGATGTCCAAAGTGTTGTTCTTCTCATGGTGAAGAAAAAGTATGCAATTATCTCGATAGTCATGGCATTGATTACATACGAGAATACCGTTTTAAAGATTGTAAAAATGAACGGCAGCTTCCTTTTGATTTCTATATACCATCAAAAAACACTTGCATTGAATACGACGGGCAACAACATTTTATGCCTGTTAGGTTTAGCAAGAGTGTAACCGAATCCGACTCTATTAGTACATATAAAAGTCAGCAAAAGAAAGATTCTTTAAAAACAGAATATTGTAATCGTAATGGAATCAAACTTATCAGAATTCCCTACACAGATTTTGATAATGTAGAAAATATTTTAGATAAACATTTTTCTTAAAAATTTTGGAAACGTATTTATGGTATTGCGGGCAAGATCGGAAGACTTGACATGAAGGGTGAGACTCATACTTACGAGGATCACGACAACAACAACGAAAAGATCCATCTGATGGTCAAGGACTTTACCTTCGGCTATAGCATTGATCATATCGAGCGCGTTGCTAAGATTGTTCTGCAGTAATTTTTACCAAAGGCAAATTTGAGCGGGGACTTTGCGGTCTCCGCTTTTATAGAAAAGGAGACAAATTATGAGTTCCGTGATGGAAAAGAAGTTTATTGACGTTCTGAACTGCGACGATAACGTGGTTACCATTTCGTCACTGAACGGTAAGGGTTATACTTTCGAGCCCGGTAGTGTGGAAGATCCTTGTGTGATTCCTATTCCGCCGGAGGAGATTATGTATATGAATAGCACTTGTTCTGCGTTCAAGAATGGTGTTCTGCGTTTTCGCCCTGAAGAGCAGAATGAAATCTTTAAGGATATTGGCATTAAGGGCGACGATGTTCTATTCATTGAAGATATCGACAATGCGATTCTAAATCCAACTGTCGAGAATCTTCAGCGTATGATTGACATTAAGGATGGTGCTCAGTTTGAGCGTATTCGTGGTCGCTTTTATCGTATGACCAATGCCGGTGAAGATCTGTCTACCAAGGTCAAGCGCCTGATTGACGAGCGTTATAAGGAGCTCCGTGCTGGAAAGCGTAACAGTGAGCTGTCTGTCGTACCTGCGACCAAGTCTGCTGATAATGTTCAGGCCGAACTTGAAACTGCAAAGAATCAGATGGCTGAAATGCAGAAGCAGATGCAGGCTATGATGGCACAGATGCAGGCTATGATGGCAGGCGCACAGACTGTTGCACTGGATAATTCTGTAGAAAAGACTACTGTCAAGCGTGGCCGTAAGAAGGCAGAGGCAGAAAAGGCGGAGGTTGTTCCCGCCGAGTAAGATTGGAGGGATAATGTGACCGCATTTTCGGAAATATACGACAAGTTCTACGAGCTGGTCGAAACTGATAGTAATTTCTTTCAGTATTTTGACCTGAGCGAGAATGAAGTGCGAGATCTTGTACATGACCGTGCAAAAAGTTATTTGATGGAGTCACTTTCTGTGATTACCAGAAACATTGAACCGGAAGAGGATTTTAGTTTCGATGATTACGATTCAGAACTAGAAGAGTTTAATTCAGATCTCACATTCGATGAGATTGATATGTTAGCGCATTTGATGTTGGAGCAACATTTTAAGCGTGAATTTGGGAAGTTGAAAGCATTTAGCGCACAGGACCTTCCTACGAGTTTACAAGTATTCTCCCCTGCTAATGAGCGCACGAGTATTCGTGCTCTTGTGAAAGACATTCACGAGGAGAATATGACGATGTTAGACAACTATATGGCAAAAGACCGCTCGACCCGTAAGCGTAAGACCATCGACTATGATACATACGCTTCCTACTCTGAGTAAGGAGGTGTACCGATGGACTTTTATACAAGGGCACGAGCTGTTGGTGGTGCCGCAAAAATGTCTAACAAAAAGGATGTCAAAATTGCTTTTGCAAAGCGAGATTTTGCTGCACATTTTAAAGATAGCGTTGATTATGAGGATAATGCTCTTGTGAATGGTTTGCCTCAGAAGCTGGTTGTTAGTCGCAGTAATAGTATTGCTAAGGAAAAGAAAATCTGGGCTTATCCTGGTGATTCTTTGAATCTTGGCGACATTGTTGACTGCTACAATTGTAAATAGCTGGTAACTGAGATTGAGCCAAACGATGAAATTTTTCTTCGTGGAAAAATGGAGCTGTGTAACCGTCAAATCCAATGGCAAAATCCGATTACTGGTGAGATAGTCTCTCGTTGGGCAACACTGAGTAAGCCTTATTACGCAAATAATAAGGAGATTATCATGACTTCATTGAGTCAACGTGAATATAAAGTACAGATGCCTTTTGATGACGAGACCGCACTGATTGACCTTGATAAGCGCTTTATGTTGGAAATTATCAATGGCGAGCCGAAAACGTATGTTACGACTTCTGTTGACCAGAGTACAGAGCGTTACGAACTGCATGGTAAGACACAGGGGTTCCTTGTGTTGAACATCCGGCAGGATCAGTATAACAGTAAGACGGATAATGCTGAGAAGATGATTTGTGATTATTTTGAGCCAAACAAAATCGACGAATCAGAAATAGATTCTCGTGTGACAGCTACTATAAAGTATGTAGGAAAACCAGAGGTTCGTATTGGTGGTTCTTGGAAAAAATTCTCTCCTATGTTCACAAGTGTTGCTGGCGAGGAAATTACTGAAATTGCTAAGTGGAAGTTCGTTTGCCTTGAGGAATTTAAGGAATTTGTAGAAACGCAGAGTACCATAGATGGTGTTTTTAAAATTCGTATTTTAAATAATAGTATCATGGACGGCGCAACTGTAAGAATTTCTTTGACGAATGCAGATGGTACAGCAAATGCATCCATTGAATGTAAGGTGGTGAGTTTGCTGTGACAACGAGTGAATTGATTACTGATTATAAAAACAAATTGGCCTTGAAGCTGGTTAATACTGATGGGCTTGTTGAAGCGATGGGCAATGATGACATTGAAGAGCCTGACGAGGCGATTTATACATACATCTTCCCATACTTCCATATTCCTGACACGATTGAGGCAGCGCACAGCTATATTTGTTTTAAGGTAAATATGACTGACCGAAGCAACGTCAACAACTGGTATGAAAACTTCACACTTACTGTGTGGGTTATTGTGAACCAGGCGCTGATGAAAATGAAGGGCCATGGTGGTGCAACACGAGTTGACTATCTGAGTGGTCTTGTGGAAAAAGAACTACACGGCAGTACAATTTTTGGAATCAAACAGCTTAAAATCACATCCAATATCGAGGACAATATGGATTTATACCATCGTGTGCGAATTATGACGTTCAAGACGCAGGATTTGGATGACCTTGTGGGGTGTGGCTGATGGAGCTTCGGGAAATGTACGAGCCAAGCTTGATGCGCGGAAGAGACTTTAAAATCAACGACAAAATTACGATTCACATGCCTTCGGTCGGTGACATCATCGATTATGGTGAGCAAAAGTATTTTCAGTTGGTTTATTTATTCTGTTCTACATCGAGCGATTACAAGGCACAGCTTGACTCTGTTGGAATTGATTGGCAGAAGATTTCGGACTTTGAAATGTTCCGGCAACTTTTTATAGGCAATAAAGATCAAGATATGTCTATTTTGCTTGGCGATATGGACACTTCTGGGTTTATGATGGCGAAAGATAACATAAGTGGTGAGATCGTATTACACAACAGGCTTACGGACACTCGTATTGACCATGTGGTGTATGAAACGATTTCTCAGTACCTATGTGCTGCGAATGGAATTGAAAAGCATTCCGAGTTTGCTGCTGACGAACCGACAAGAATTGCAATGATAGAGGAAGCCAGAGACAACTTGGAGTATCAAAAAATTAAGCGTTATGAACCACACCTTGCGGAGCTTGTGCTCTCGATGGCGTGTTCGTCTGGCTTTAAAGCGGATTACTTCAAGGCTATGGATTACCCTATGAGTGTATTCATGAATCATGTAAGAAAGATTCAGCAAATAAAAAGTTACGACAATACGATGCATGGCGTTTACGCTGGCACCGTGGAATTTGGAAAGATTCCAAAAGCACAACTAGATTGGACGAGCAAGGTTGATTGACCTTGCTCTTTTATTTTATCCAAATAAATTGAAAGGAAGAATATTATGAGCGATTTTAATTTTAATGAGGTCGTTATTGACCGCGTTCATCGCATTCACGAGTATGATCTGAATGGCAAGCGTCTGTGGACCATGAATCAGGTTAAGGATTTCAAGCTGACTCTGGGCGGCGAGACCGTTTACGCTCAGGATGCACAGGGCGTTAACATCATGGCATTCGATAAGAGCAAGACTGCAGAGGCAGATTGGTCTAATGCTCTGATGCATCTGGGTGCTCTGGCAGAGCAGATGGGCTCCAAGAAGGAGGTTGCTTCCTCTGAGGCAAAGCAGGTCTTTACCACTGTTGAGTACCTGACTTCTGCTGACGGCAAGAAGCTGACTCTGACCCATACCCCCAAGGCTGCTGTTGCAAATGCCCCCTTTAAGTACATCGATCTGGTCGATGGTCAGGGTAATGCACTGAAGACCTTTGAGCTGGGTGAAACCGCAGAGTCTCAGTTCTCTGTTACTGGTACTGAGGTCACTCTGCCCACTGGTGCAGATCTGAAGGCTGGCGACCGCTTTGTTGTGAAGTATCAGTACGAGAGCGAGGAGGGTATTGCTATCAATGATAGCGCCGATAAGTTCTCTACCGAGGGTGAGTTCGTGATTGAGGCATTCTGCTACAATCCCTGCGATAAGGCAAACAAGAAGCTGATGCGTATCATCTTCCCGAATGCCAAGATGGATAATGCTATCGATATGACTTTCACTAATGAGCTGGCTCATCCGGTCAAGATTAGCGCTACTCAGGAATACTGCTCTGAAGACAAGCGCCTGTTCCGTATTGAGACTGCTGCTGCCTAATGGCAAATCTGAATTGGTGCCGTACTTGCGGAAAAGAATATCCGGTTTGCCCGCATTGCGAGCAGGATGCGCGTCTTAATCCTTGGCGAATGATTTGCGACACTGAGCCGCACTTTCTTGTGTGGACTGCCGTAAACCAGTATCGTCAGGGAATTATTTCAAAAGAGACGGCAAAAGCAGATCTGACTACTCTTTTGATGCGCAAGTATAAGAATGTTACGGAAGCCGAGGTAGAGACTTTTATCCCAGCTGTTCGTGATGTTTTCCATGAGATCATGGATGAGCCTGCAAAGGCTGAGAATGAGTCATCTAGTGATGTAAAGGATGAGACGCCCGTGAAGCCGGTAGTTAAGAGAACATCAAATCGTAAGGGGCGGGCATAACCGCCCCTTTGTTTTTCGTGGTGGTTTTATGGAGAAAAAGAACAGGACAAAGTTTAATGTCAGTAAGAATCAAGCAGATAGAACATATGACGGCGTAGTTTATGATAGTAAGGCAGAAATGTTGTTTTATCGAGATATTGTATTGCCAAGGCTGGCAAGCGGCGAAATTGTAGAGTGTCGTAAGCAAGTCCCATTCCTTCTGCAGGAAGCGTTCCGCCGGGTCGATAAGGACGGAAAGGACGTAGCGGTGCGGAAGATTGATTATGTGGCGGACTATGAAATTACATATCGAGATGGCAGCAAACAAGTGATTGATACGAAAGGATTCGCTGATAGTGTTGCGCTGATGAAGCGCAAGATGTTCTGGTTCAAGTATCCTGATGTAGATTACCGCTGGATCACATACTCCAAAATTGATGGAGGTTGGGTCGATTACGACGACCTAAAAAAAGCTCGAAAAGAGCGAAAGAAATTAAAGCAAGCACAGACGAAAGGGAGATAAAATGAAGGTTTTAAATTTTCAGGAGCGAATTGACTTCGTGAAAGAGGTCATTGAGATGTGTACTGTTCAGGACGATTATCAGCCTGCGCTGTTTGATGTGGCATTTCGGCTGACCTGTTTGAAGTATTTTGTTGGTTATGATTATCGCAATGAACCGCAGACTGAGTGGCCGCGCATTGCTTATGAGTCTTTTAACCTGAAGATTGAAGCTGCAGGTTGCGATACTTCTACGTTCTGGGATCAGTATGATTCTCTGGAGAAGGCAGTGCAGGAGCGTGTGCAGCGTTCTCACGATGAGTATCTTGCTCTGGCAATTTGCAACAAGCGCGATGCGTTTGCCGAGTTTATTGATTACCTGAAGGATTATCTGGATGAGGCAAAGAAGAATCTTGGAGACTTTGATGTAAATCAGGCTTCTCAGGTTATGTCTGCCCTGCTGGACAATAAGCAGGAGATCTCTGCTGTGCTGGCAAAAGATAAAAAGGAATAAACACTTTTAGAGGTGGGTTGGAGGGAATTTTAATATGGCTACAAGAAGTAAACCGCTGAAGCTATGGGATGCTGAGAAGTTCAAGAACGTAAACCCAGTGTCTTTGAAATACTGGGATAGATATGAGACTGATATGGGCATCCGTGACCTCAGCCCGTCTACTGTTTACAATTATGAATCTGATTTCAAGCAGTGGATGATTTATGTTCTGGACAATCAGGGTAATGCCCCTGTGACGGAACTTGAGGAAGAGGATATCGAGGAATTTCTGTTCTACTGTAAGAAGCATGGAAACAACTCTGCTCGTATGAAACGGCGTATGAGTACAATTTCTGCGCTATATCGGTATCTTCGCAAGAAGAAAATTATCAAAGAAAATCCGATGGAGTTCATTGACCGACCGACCAAGGACGTGGCTGTTGTGAAGCAGACATACCTTACACCGGACGAGGTTAAGTTGATGCGAGAGAAGCTGAACGCTATGGTTGAATCTGCGACCACCGTTCACATGAAGGATAATGCGATGACGTTGCGTCTGTACGCACTGTTCTCACTATCAACGATGGCTCGTGTTAATGCTGTGCGAAATACACTCTGGAAGTCTATCGATTATGAGAACCGTATGGTGCATGACGTTCTGGAGAAGGAAGGCAAAATTGTTGATTTGATGTTCAGCAAGGAAGTTTCTGAGCTTTTGAAAGAGCTGAAGGAATACCGTACTGAGCATGATATTGAGGATGGCGGCTATGTGTTTGTTGGTACGAAAATCAATGGCGCATGGATGCCGATTACTTCGAGCACGGCTGGTGATTGGTGTAAGAAGATTGGTGAGATGATTGATGAGCCTACGCTGCATCCGCACGATTTCCGGCACAGTGGTGCTACCCTGCTGAAGAATGCGGGTATGAGTCTGGAAGATGTCTCTTCCCTGCTCAACCATGCTGGCACGGATGTGACCAACAAGTATTACATCAAAAAGGATACGACAAAGATTCAGTCTGCAAAGGATCGGTTTGAGATTTGAGGTGTAGTGAATGAAACAGTCATATACAAACTTCGATGACCTATTGAGTGATGTGGCAGATGGTGTGGAGCAAATTATGCAGGACGTAGCTCCGCAAATCGAAACAGTTCTTCAAGCAAGTGCGAAGAAAAATATTCAGTCACAATCAGCCCGTTCTGCTGGAATCGAAGATGCAAATAATATTGTAAGTAGTGTGACTCGTGATGGAAACATTGTTACGATGATTGTGAAAGACATCGCAAAACCGCAACCGTCTTATTTTCTTGGTGGGAAGAAGTTCGATTCTCAACGTGTAGCAGATACTTTATTGTACAGAGAATATCATTTTGGTGGCTCACCGATTGTTTGGAACGAATATGGTGGGGCAAATATTCTATTTGATGAACGTGAGAACGCGGCTGTTGGTGGAACTATGTTTGCGAACTGGATCGAGAATGGTCTTTGGATGGATCTGAGTTATTATCTTCGGTCTGGCGGGCAGAAAGAATATCGCCCTGCACGTCCGTTTATTGCCCCTGCGCAAGTAGAGGCGGCAATGATTGTTAAGACGGCTTTACATGGATTGTAAAAGCCATCTTTTATAAGAATTTATTTGGAATAAAATTCAATGAGAGGAGGGCTGGCTTTAAGGAGCTGGCCGCTTCTCTTTTTTGTTTTGAAAGGAATGTTGAAAATGGAAAAGAGAGGTGACCAACGGTATGGCGGATAATACAAACACCGCAAGTAGTGCTGATACTTCCTCTGTAACGGCCATAAAGGTCAAGGTCGTTCTTGATACTACTACCGAGGAGTTAAAAAATCAATTTAAAGGAGTTCAAAACAGTTTTAAAAAGGCTCCTGTGGAGATTGCTTTTGGTGTAAACGAAGGCGCAACCATCGGCAATGTTAATGCCGCATTGAAGCGAATCATTAAAAAGGTAGAGTCTCCAAAACTCACTTTAAAAATAGATGAATCTAATATTGATGCTGCTTTGCAGAAGGCAGCTAAAAAGGTTCAAGGATCAACAAGCAAGAGTAATGGAGCAATTAAAGTTAATGTTGATGTTGACGAGTCAGAAAAGAAGTTAAAAGAATTCTACTCTCTTGTTGAAAAGGTAAATACGTTAAATAATAAGGCTCTGTCACTTCCAGACGGAAATGTAAATGAGTTAAAAGAATATAATAAACTCATTGATGAAGCCGGAGCAAGGATGAAGATCCTTATGAACGAGCTTTCCGATAAGATTGAAATTGGCTCAATGAGTCAACTTGAATCGGAAATGAAGGTTCTTGAACAGCGCACCGCAATGGTTGTTGCGAGACTCAAGGATGCAGAGGTTGCTGCTGGTAAAACCGAATTTGGAAACCTTGTTAAAGAAATCGGTGAACTAAATACAAAAATTGAAACAGCAGATTATTCAAAACAGACAAATCAAATTCAGGAGTGGACTCGTCAATTACAAATTGCAGAAGGTCGTCTTACCGAGTTGATGAATACTTATGGTGAGTATATCAATATTGAAGAAGGAAGCGACCTTGATAAATTAACTCGAAAAGTTACAGGAAAGGAAAATCTTGCTGTTGCAAAAAAGGCTGATACTGAACAGGTTGCGGAACTCAATGCAAGAATGCAAGAATTTTACGATCTGGTAAAAAAAGTTAATGACCTAAATAATAAAGCAATGATGCTACCGGAAGGTAGTGTAAGAGAGCTTGAAGAATGTAATCGTCAACTTGACGAGATGGGCACTCGTATAACAGAGCTCATGAATGAGCTTAGTGGTAATATCGAGATTGGAGAATTCAGTAAGCTCGATACCATCATGAATGAGTTAAATAATCGTAGTGCGTTGTTTGCTGCTCGACTAGCAGATATTCAAGCAAAATCAAGTCAAAAAGAATTTTATTCACTTGTTAAAGAGATTGGAGAATTAAATAACAAGTTATCTACCGCTGACCCTTCAAAACAAGGTAGTCAAATTGAAGTTTGGCAAAGACGTTTGGCTGAAGCAGAAACAGAATTAACTAACCTTATGAATACTCTTAGAGAGTATATTTCCATAGGTGAAGGTAGCGAGTTAGATAAATTGCAGCAAAAGCTTCAGTTTCAATCAGATAATTCTTTTGCAAAGCAACTTGATAATTCAAGAATTGCTATTCAAAACTTTATAAAAGAGTACGCTACATTAAGTATAAAGTTACATAGTGTTGATTCAATCAATCCTGATAACCAAGAGCTTGTTAATTTACGAAACAGTCTTCCAGAAATTGAGCGAAGAGTTCAAAGTTTGTCGTTAGGTTTAAGACAAGCTATCGAGACTGGTGATTTGAGTGGCCTCTATCTTCAGTTTAATACTTTAAGAACTGCAATAGATGCAACAAACATATCATTTGCTAATCTTTCCAGTGAGTCAAAATTGACAGGAAAAGAGCTTGATAATAGACTTCATCTGGATAATTTGATTCGTGAGCTTCAAAAATACAAAGATTCTTTAACAAGTGCATTTAATGGTAGTGAATACGAGCAGGAATACGAGAGAATTCTTGCAATGTTAAAGGACTCTAGTACGTATTTTAAAGCTGGAGAGCAGGCGGTTGAGAACTTTAAAAACGCTTGTTATAAAGCTGGATTAGAAACTGAAACGCTTGGTCAAAAACTGTCTCGTCTGTTCAAGGAACATTTCCAGACCGCCATCGCTATGGCCGGAGTTGCAATGGTCAAACAAGGTCTGCGAGAGGTTTATGATAATGTTCTGGAACTGGACACGGCTGTAACAGAGCTTAAAAAAGTCAGTAAAATGACTGGCGACGAGATGAATGAATATCTCGATAGAACTGCAACAAACGCTCGTGAACTTGGTGCGAATATCTCTGATCTTGTGAGTAGCACAGCCGATTGGAAACGCCTTGGATACACTGATAAAGATTCAGAAGAGCTTGCTCGTGTGTCTGCTCTTATGGCTAACGTTGGAGACCAAATAGATAATGCAACAACTGCTTCTTCTTACCTGATTTCTGCAATGCAAGGTTTTGGGTTGGTTGCTGATGATGCAGAGCGTCTTCTGGACTGCATGAACCAAATCGCTAATACAGAACCAGTCAGTATGAACGACCTTGGAATTATCATGCAGAAAAGTTCAGCTGCGATGTCTGCCGCCGGAAATACATATCAGGAGACGCTTAGTTTGGCGGCTGCTGTGAATGGTGTACTTCAGGACGCCGATACGAGTGGCACTTACCTAAAAACTTTGAGTATGTACCTTCGTGCTTCGAAAACAGATGCTGAAAATGCCGGTATCGCAACAGATGGGATGGCAGATTCTGTATCCGAACTTCGATCTGAGTTGAAGCAACTTGCTGGTGTCGATATTATGAAGGATAATAATACCTTCAAATCAACCTATCAGATTATGAAGGAGCTTTCTGAGGTTTGGAAAGATCTGTCTGACACAACGCAGGCAAATATTACTGAGTTAATCTCTGGAAAGAGAGGAGGTCAGAGTACATCTGCCCTGCTGAATAATTTTAGCGTTGCTGAAGATGCCATGAAGCAGGCGCTTAATTCTAGCGGCAGCGCAATGCGTGAGAATGAGACCTATATGCAGAGCCTGCAAGCGAAGCTTAATCAGCTTGATTCTGCGTTTCAGAAATTTAGTACAGACTTGATGAAGTCTGATATTCCGAAGTTTTTCGTAGATCTTGCAACGGTTTTTGTTGACGGTGCAGATAACGCTGTAAAATTTGCTGGTGCATTACCCACTTTGACAGCCGCCATCTCCGGTGTGCTGTCCGTAATGCAGATGAGCGGAAAGCTCAAAAATGGTGCGGGTAAAGTTAATATGCCCTCTTATATTTGTTGTGTATAAAAATATAGGATGCGGCACCATGTAAAAATAAAATAGCCCCTAGAGTGCTGGGAAACCCTAAGAGCCATATCGCCTATTGTTATATTTATATAATGTAGGAATCGAAAGATAGAAACAAGGATATGGATGCTATATGCTGAGATAAAAGCTCGTTTTTATCGTATTGTCAAAATATGGTAATAGTCGAGTGCTAAGTAGCGTTTACAATGGGCGGTCAGCAGCCGATCCACTCCCCTATTATATAATGTAGGATGGTGGAAGGTTCATCGACTAAAAAGGGTCAGTGAGCAACCACTGGAAGGATAGTCAGTTTTGGACGAAAGTTCAGAAGTCCACCTCAGACGTAATCAGACGACTTAAAGAAGTAGGTGGAAACGAGGAGACGCGCTACTATCTAGCGCGATATAAATAGGAGAAAACAAAATATTCGTTGACTACATACGATATTCTGGCTATAATATAAGTACAATCGCGTATCTAAAATATACGGAGGTATTTTATTATGGCACGTCCTAAAGGAAGCAAGAATAAAACAAAGGTTCTCGATGGTATCGATTACGCAGCACAGATCGCTGAGAAAAATACTGCCGCAAAATCTCTTGCTGAAGAAATTGCAGCACTTGGCACGAACATTGCCGCGCTGAATACTGAAAGAAAAGCAAAAGAAGCAGAGCTGAAGAAACTCAATAAAGAGATCGCAAAGCTCGAAAAGAAAAAGGCTGACGCCGATGAAAAGATTGCGGCAGAGCTAAATCGCAAAAAGGCAGAAGATATTGTTGCCAATGCACTGGCTAACGGTATGACTGCTGAAGATATTGCAGAACTGCTGAAATAAGGTATCATTATAAAACAAGCCCGACTTCCCTACTGCTGGGAGGCCGGGCGTTTTAAATTCTCTTGATAAATAATGTCGTATGTGGTAGACTTATAGAAAAATGTAAAGGTGTGATGCTTGTGTCTACATATACGATGTATATGGATGAGAGCGAAACAAAGAAGTCAGATGAACAACGATATTTTGTAATCGGTGGTCTTATCATAAAGAATGAAGATTATACTGCGATTGAGCAATCACTGATGGATATTAAAAAGTTATTATGGGTCGAGGATGTAAATGCATCATCTTATATACTTCACGAAAAAGATGTTAGTTTCGCTTCTTCGTGGTCAAATCGTCATCGTCTTAATGAAATTCCATCGTATAACAAAATTTTTACAAAGAAGAGAAACGTTTTGACTCTTTACAATGAGATTTCAAAAATATTCAGATTGTCTCCAGTAGTAACATTAGGCGTTTGTCTTGACAAGAAAGCTTTATTTGACAGTTACGGTGAGCAACATTTGAATAATCAGTTCACGATTGCGATTCAGCTAATGATTGAACATTATTGTCAGTTCCTTAGTGATACAAAGTCAACTGGTGATATCTGTTATGAGGCTATGCAACCAGAGCAAAACATGAAAATTCAACAAAGAATGTATGAATTGAAAGCTCTTGGAACGATGTACTACTCTCCTGCCACGATTCAGAATCACTTGCGTGAGATAAAGTTTGTACAAAAATCTGACAATTATGCTGGACTGCAACTGGCAGATTTTATCCCTAACACATTAGCAAGGTATGCTGCCAACCTAAAACCAAAAAATCAAAGTTTATCTGAAAATATCAGATCAAAATTGTATTGTGGAAAAAATGGCGTAGAAAAGATGAAATATGGTTTTAAGATTCTTTCTTGACCTTTTTAAAAATAGGTGTTGACATTTTCTATAGATTTGATATAATATATTAGACGGGATTGTAGTCACGAGGCGCTGGTGGACTCCAGTGGCCATTTTGTTGTGCCTAATGTAGATGCAGAAGGCATGATAAGTAAGTGGCTAAGATAACCCGTTTTTGTAAAAAATCAGCTCCTTACCGCTCTGGTGAGGAGCTTTTTATTATATCCAAGTGCAAGAACGCCTAAAGGCTACATGTCTCTAGGCGTTTAATTTATGCCATCTTAGTTAGATATACCTTACCATTCGTAACCGCAGTTCCGGCATTTAAATGTCTTCCCTGCCTTCTTGGACCAAATGCCCCAGACTACTGCATCAACAACCTTACTGGTCCCGCTAATCTTTTCAATATCAGGCGAATGACAGGTTGGGCAGGTGGGCACATACTTCGGACGTTCTTTCTCCTCCAAATCGGCTCTATATTGAGCGTCAAATTCGGTAGCTTTGAGTTGTATTTTCTTTAGGTGCTCTTTGTCAATCTCTGAGATGTTTCTTTTTGGATTGGTCTTTGCTTTCCAATCGTACTGTTCTCGTTCTTTCATTCGAGTCCAGTTCTCATATAAAATAAGGTCTCTTGTACAAAAGGCACACAACGTATCCCATCTTGAATAAAATTTATCGCAGAACGGGCAGTATTTAACATATTTTTCCATTTTTGATTTCTCCTCTCAAACCGATATTAACTTTCTTCGGCGTTAAAGATGGAAAGATTGAAGCGACTGCACTAAAGCGAATTGCAGATTCTTTAAACAACCTCATTAACACTTATGTTGCATGGGCAGACACTGTTGGGCAGGATTATAGCATATCTAATTTTATCAAATGGTTAAAAAACAGTCAAGGTGAGATTGTAGCAACAGAGCTTAGAATGTACGCTCTCAAAGCGGCCACACTCGCTCTGAATATGGTTTTTGCCATGTTTGCAAGCTGGGCTATTTCTGCTGGAATGAACGCCTTCATTAACTGGATGAAGAATGCAAAGACGCACTCGGAACAGTTGATTTCTACAATGGAAGATGCTCATGATGCGGCAGAAGAAGCACAGCAGGATGTTGATGATATCCAACAAAAGCTGGATGACCTTGACCAGAAGGTAAAAGACATTGGTGCAGAAAAAATTGAGGACATTGTTGACCCACAAGAGAAGGCAAAGATTCAGGAAATCAACAATCTGCTTGAGACTCAACTTCGATTGAAGAAGCAAATCGCTGACGATGAAAATAATAAAGCAAACAAGGCTGCGTCTGACGTATTTAATGACAAGTCAGAAGTTGTGGTATCTAATGAAACCCCAACGTCTTATGCGGAAGCTGACCCGAATGGCATTGGAGTGACTGTCACTCCGTCTAAGAATGTCACACGGACGGAAGCTTTGCGTGAGCATACAGCTAGAGTCAACGAGCTGTCGGATGCTTATGTAAAACTCATGTCGGATGAGAATGCAACCGATGAGGAACGTGCTCAGGCAAAGAAAAATCTTGAAGATGAAATCAGCCTTACAAATAATGCTGGTACAAAAGTTTCTGAGCTTGCGGATATGTATGAGACAGATGCTTCTAAATACGGAGATGTTTCTGCCGAAGTTCAGGAATGTACAGATTCAATGCAGGGAGCAAGTGATGCTCTTGAGCGTGCAAACAATCTGTTAAACGGTACAACAAGCGTTGAAAATACAAATCTTGATGCCTTTAAGAGTAAATTCAAGGATGTAATCGAGGAAATCGATAATGGCTATCTGTCTATGCAGGAAGCTATTGCTCAATATAAAGACCTCTCTCCCCTTCAAGCATTTGGCAGTATGACTGGCGAGGCCATCATCAACATTGATTCTGACACAGCTCATCAGACTGAAGCTGAAGCTACCGCTCTTGCAAAGCTTCATGAAATCGCCGACGCAAATAATATCTCGTTTGAGGATTTGATCGGTGCTTTTGAGCAACTTGGTATTGTCGCCACAAGCAACACTGATGACGTTTCAAACTATGCTTCTCAACTCGAAGCCACAATGGGTGTCATTGACGACTTGCAGTCGGCTTATAAGGCGTGTTCTACTGCTGTTGAGGAATACAATAAGTATGGTTATTTAAGTGCTGATGCTCTTCAATCTCTGCTTAATATAGATTCTCAATATTTGAGCTGTCTTGACCTTGTGGATGGGAAGCTTCAAATCAATAAGCAGAGATATGCAGAATTACTGGCTGCTCAGTACGCTCAAGCAGAAGTTGAAGCTATTGATCAAGCCATTACAGAGCTAAACACGATTGCAAAGGGCGATGCGGCAGAGAAAACTCAGACCCTTACGACTGCAACAGAAGATGAGAAAAATAAACTCGTTGCTCTTTGCCCTGCCCTTGAGGACGCAACTGTTGGCACTGGTGAATTAGCTGCCGCTTTAGCAGCTGCGCAGGGTGCCGCAAACGGTGGAAATGCAGAGCAGATTCAGGCTCAAATCGATGCCGTTATGGGAGCTTTGAATACAAAAATCACATTGTTGAAGAAGAACACTCAAGCGGCTATTAGCAGTGGTACTTCTCTCGGAAATCAATTGAATGGTTTCAATGAGAAAACAAATAAGGCAAATAAAAACAACAAATCAACAGCAAAATCTGTTACCGACGTGTCTTCTGCTTTCGATACCTTGAATAAGGCTATGAAGGAGTATAACCAGTATGGCTATCTGTGTGCTGACACAGCAAAGTCTTTGGTTGGGCTCGAAGACAAGTTCACTGCTTGCCTGACTGAACAAAACGGAAAGCTCCAAATCAATGTAGAGCAGTTCCGTAAGTTTGTGAAAGAGCAACTCAAGGAAGCAAATGCCACAAAAGATGGCGGGAAATCAGCTGATGAGATGAATAAAATTCTGAACTATCTTGATCAGAATGTAGATACAACAACCATCTCTTTTGAGCAGTTGACTGACGCTATCAAGGGTTACGGCACCGCAATGGCAGATGCCAAGGAAAAGACAGACGCTATAAAATCCGCATTTTCTGATCTTTACGATGTTGGCACGCAGAAAAAGGATAACGACTTTGGCTTCTTGGATATGGATGCCATTGAGAAGCAGTATCAGGCTGTTCGTAATCTGTATGAAAACACAGACCTATTTACAAATCCAAAATATGCTAGTGCCCTGAATTCCGAAACCGGAGAAGTTGACTACAACAGCGATGCATTTAAACAGATGTTTGCAGATCATCTGAAAGAACTTGCGGCGTCTGCCCGTGAGACCGGTGGTGCTGCTGGAGAATATCTTGCACAAGGTTTTGAAGATGCTGCTGCCAAGATTGCAAACAACGTGATGAGCATTCGTGAGTGCATTGATGGAATTGGTTCTTCTTTGAATTATGCAACCGACAGGATTGATCATTTTCAAAGTGGTTTCTCCGATATCTCTGATATCGTCACTCAGTACAATACTTATGGTGGCCTAAGTATCGACAATTATCAGAAGCTGATGAGTCTCGATGATGATTACATTAAGTGTTTGAGTCTCGAAGGTAATCAGCTGAAGTTCAATACAGAAGCATATAAGGAACTTTTCATTGCAAAATTGAACGCAATGATTGATGAGTATGATGCCGCAGACGAAACAAAAGCACTTGCTCAACGTCTTCGTGAATTGAGGGATGCCGTAATTGCATCCGGTGATGGCTTTACAAGCGCAGAAGATAAGGCTAAAAACTTCGAGACAACACTCGGAAATATTAAGAGCCTCCTGAGTGATCTAATTGGTGTATTTGAAAAGTTCAACGAGAACAAATCGAATGACCTAAAGATTCAGGGTGATGCTTGGATTGATGTCATTGATAAACGAATTGATGCCCTTAACGAAGAAAATGATGCACAGGAACGAGCAATCGAACTGGCAAAACTTCAGGATGAATACGAGCGTGCAAAGGCCAATAAGACTGTCCACGTATATGGCGGCAGAGGTCAGGGCTTCGTATGGAAAGCAGATGAAAATGCTGTTCGTGAAGCTGGGCAAAACCTGTCTGACAAGCAACGCGAGTATAAGAAGAAAGATGAAATTGACAGGTTAAACAAGCTCAAGGATAAAGTTCAGGAAGCCAATAATCTTATCGGCACCAGTTGGGATGATTATCAGAAGAAGCTAAAATACACCGCCGAGTTCGAGGCCATGACCTTTGAGCAAATGGAAGGTCACTATGATGGCTTTAAGAATAGTATCCTAGACAATATGCGTGACATTCAGTCTGCTACTAATGTCAGTGATGCTATTACAAATCTCGAAAAGCTAATCAACACACTAAAAACGCTTAACGACGTTATAACATTCTTTACTTCTGGCGGTGTAAGCACTGATGGCGGTGGAATTTTTGGACTTTTTAACCAGATCAAGAACATGTTCACTGGCGAAAACGGTGACTTTGATCTGGGTGGCGGTTTCAAGAAGATGTTCGATGGGGCCGCCAAGGTGGTTTCTGACGGTTGGAATTGGATCACTGGTAAGAACAGGGCTGGTTCTGCCGCACTAAAATCAGACACCACTGCGACATTGGATATCCTTGGCAACACAATAAAGGTGAATACAGGCGATATTCAGCGTGTATCTGGCGGATTCTTTGAGAGACTGGTTGGTGCTGCGAAAGACAACCTTGGTAGTATCGGCAAGTTCTTCTCAGGTGCATAGACATCTATCTCTGAGAAAACCGGGTCGATGTTTACTGACATTGGCTCGTTCTTCACAGAAGGATTTGGTCTGTTGAACGGTCAGACTGGACTTGGTCTTAATAGCATTGTTGAGACTGTCGGAAGTATGTTTGGCCCAATTGCGGCTGGCGCACAGTCTATCGGTAGTGCCATCTCGTCTGGCGTTGTAAGCTTCTTCCCTTCTATCTTCGCTGGACTTGGTACTCTGGTAACAAGCGTTGGCGGTGCTATGGCCGCTATGATGCAGGCGATTGCTGCTGCTCTTTCTTCCATCCCTATCGCTGGTTGGATTGCTGCCGCTGCAGCTGTTGCAGGTGCAGTTGCTCTGATTGCTACGATTGCTTCGGTTGCAAGTGATGTTTCCAACACACAGGTTGATGAACCTACTCCCGCATTCCAAGCAAAGAAATATGCAAAAGGTACTCGTGGCGTTAAGAAGGGTCAGATTGCAAACGTTGATGAAAAGGGCGAAGAGCTGATTGTTCGTAACCCCGATCAGGGACGCATGACCTATCTTGAAAAAGGTGACGGTGTTATCCCTGCAAAGGAAACCGACAACCTGATGGCGATTGGTGCTAATCCAGAGGGCTGGCTGGCAAAAGGCTTGGCCGAAGTGACCGGTAGTGCCGCTGCCGGTGCTGGTATGAGTGCCCAAGGCCCGAATGCTAAATTGAGTGGTGCCGCAGCTGCCGCAGCCGCTGGTGTTGGCTCAATTTTCGAGAGCGAGTATGATGAGATCCTTGGTGATACAAACGAGTTCATGTCTGGACTCTCTGATATTTTCAAGAAGAGTGATAATCCAATCATTGCTGCCGTTCAAAGCATGATTTATATGGCCACTAAGACTGTATATCGTATGTCTACGGTCGGTAAGATTAACTCTTCTAAGACAGTGACAGAATCCACCAGCAACACAAAGAAGGCGACCCAGAGCCAAATTTCGTCTATGACGAGCAACTTTGAGTCTAGCTGGAAATCTGTGGCTGGCGAGCTCGGTTTGGACACAAAGGATATTGAAAAAACCAGCAAAAAGATGTCTGAGAAGATGAATGAGCTGGTAAATAACACCTTTGATGCACTGAATGAGAATACCGGTCTAAGCGCTGAACAGGTTGAAGATGTCACCAACACGATGTTTGATTCGCTGCAAAAGATTTATACCAGCGGATGGAATAGCCTTGCTTCCACTTCCGGCGACATGTCTAAGGAGATTGCGGATAAGCTGAATGCGTCTTATAAGTCTTCTGTTGCCAGCACAAATAAGGCTATGAATGAGATTTCCAAAGCATTCGGTCACAGCTGGACTAAGGTTGGCGGTGGTGTAAAGACCCTGAGTACCAATGTTCAAAAGACAATGGAGCAGGCATGGGCTGACACCAGCCAAGACACCCAGAAGCTGATGTACGATATGCGTGCGTGCTTTGATAATAGCTGGAGCATGAACGAGGCTGGCGTAACTCATCTGGCAGATATGACTCAGGGAACTGTGAAAGATGGCTATGCCGAGATTGATTCTTCGAGCTCTAATACATTTGGTGAGAATGGTCAGTTGAAAACGGATGCAGACAATTCGTGGAAGAATGTAGAACCTGGCGCTACGAATTTAGCAAACAATATGCAGTGGGTGATGGATCAGTCTTACAACACCATCAAGGCCGGATGTACAGCTGCCGTTACATCGATCAAAAACGATTTGGCGACCACAGGTGATGCATTTGAAGCTGTCGCTACAAAGGCGGAGAAGGCAAAGCAAGAGACACAACAGCAACAACAAACTGCTCAACAGCCTGCTAAACAGAAAGGGGCTCTTGAGAATATTGCGGAAGGAGCCGGGCAGTTCATTAGAGGCGTTGGCCAAGGCATAGCCGATGTTGTTACAGCACCGTTTAAGTTCCTTGGATCATTACTTGGTTTTGCAAGTGGCACAAAGGAAATAAAGAGGTCTAATTTTGCTAACGTTGACGAGCAGGGTCCTGAGATGCTGGTTCGTCAGCCGCAATCTGGGCGCTATACCTATCTTGAAACCGGCGACGGTGTTGTCCCTGCTGATATCACCTCTCGCCTGTTCGAGATGGGTGGCAACCCGGATGCATGGTTCCAGAAGCAGATGGCAAAGTACGGTTCTCAGCCGATTGTTCAGGGTGGCGGTGGAGATGTTACAACTTCGATTGGCGATATTATTATCACGAATCCTGTTGGCAGCTCTGACGCTCTGGCGAATGAAATCAAACAGAAGTTACCGACTAAGGTTGCTCAAATGCAAAGCAAGCGGTAAGTAATAGCTTTTACAGCCGATACCACTAGGATAGCCTAGCGGGTCGGCTTTTATTTTTGATTAGGAGGAAAAGAAATGGCAGATAAATCAGCTATTGATGTGCTGGCCGAGGTGGTGACTTCTGCCGCTGAACGCGCCGTAAAGAATGCAAAATTTGACGTGTCCGCCTATGGAGTAATTACAGAAAAAGAAGACCAGCACTATAAAATCGCTGTATTCGGTGGCGAATACGGCATTGTAACAAATCACGATTACATTGTTGGCCAGAAGGTTGTTGTGACTGCTTTGCAGGGCAACTTCCGTAACCTGATTGTATCGGAGAGTAATACCAGTGTTGAAATTCTGACAGTGAAATCTCTGGTGACCGGTGTCGATAGCTTGAACGCCGAGTTTGAGTCGATGAAAGACAAATCCCAGCAGACAGAAGATACTGTTCAGGGTCAGCTGCGAAATACCATCAATACTTGGTACAGAAATGGTCGTCCGCATATATACAACTACCCTGCTTCAGATTGGAAAACAGATGAAGAGAAAAAAGCACACGTCAACGACATCTACTACGATAAAAGGACTGGTATTTGCTATCGCTGGGTATATGACCAGGATAAGCAACAGTATTTCTGGATGGAAATTGTGGATGCCGGTGTTATCAATGCACTGTCGATGGCAACATCCGCACGAGATCTTGCGACAGAAAAAGTCCGTGTTTTTACTGATACACCGACTGTTCCATACGATGTGAATGATCTATGGATTTATGGCGGTGTCGGTGGTGCATTGTACATCTGTATTACTGCGAGAGGTGAAACCGAAAAATGGACATTCGGCGACTGGGCTGTTGCGACAAAGTATACGGATGATACGACTGCAAACGCAGCGGTTGAACGTGTTGGCGCTCTTGAGACAAAAGAAGCCGACGATGTAGCTAGTCTGTGGCGCTCGATGAATGGCTTCAATGATAATTTTGGTGATTTCACAAACAAAGACTATACCGCTACAAAGAAACAAGTATACGACAATAAAAGCAACATTGAGAAAAATGCTTCTGATATTACTTCGTTGAAGACAGACATTGATGACGCAAAAACGGCTGAATCCAATCACTATCAAGATATGACACGCAAGATTTCGGCTGCAAATACGAACATCTCGACCTTGAAAACGAACGTATCAGATATCAATAAAACGATTTCAGAAATTACTGTTGACAATTTTCTGGCCGCGCTGAATTTGGCTGTGAATACCAACGGTGAGCTTTGCTATATATCGAAGGATAATTCGGAGGTGATAACTTGAAACCAATTCTATCTAAAATCGGCGCATTTGATGCCACAAAGGATCATACATTTCAGTTTGCCGCATACGCAGACATTGATATCATTGCTCTTATCGTCTTCGATACTCCGACGGGCAGTATTTTGCAGGGTGATACGCTTTCAAAAGGTATATATAAGTTTGGCACATTCCCTGCCGGTGGCACTGGTTTGGCACGATATTTTACGATTCCGGCAGGCACGTTTGAAAACCGCAAAGATCCGTACTATATGATTATTCGTTGCCGATTGAAGGGCACGAATCTGTTTTCAGAATACTCGGACAAGCTGTTGTTTTATTGCCATGAGGAACCGACAATCAAGCTGAATGACCTGAGTTCTTCAGGCGTGACTACTATCCCCTACCCTTCTTATTCCTTTGAGTTCTCTTACAAGTATAAGGTATCGGAGGGTGAATCTGTAAATCGTTATGAATTTTGGCTTTATGATGCGAATCGCGAGCTGTTGAAAAAGTCGGTGAGCTATTATTACCGTGATTCTTTGAAGGGGTTCCAGATCGATGGACTGGATAACCATACCCTGTATTATCTGAGAGCGACGGCAGAATCTGTTGGCGGTTATCAGCTGGACACTGGCTTACAGGCGTTCCGAACTGACTATCCAGAGTATGTGGATGACGTAGAGTTCACCGTGCAGAATAATTATCGTATGGCTAATATCAGTATGCACGCACAGTATTTTCTGACAAGAAGCAGTGGTGCAAATGCCTTGCGAATCAAACGACGTAAGAAAGGCGCAGCAATCTGGACTTCGCTTTATCAGGAAGAGATTGACTTGAACCATGTCATTATGAAGATGGGCTGGTCAAACCTCCACATCAATAAAACGACTGGTCAGCCGATGGGCAACTATAAGGCAGTGACTTCGGATTATATCGACAAGAATCGAGTTCTTTCTTTCCAGTTCAAATCTGAGGACAAGGCGTTTTGTCTGATTGCATATACTGCTGACCGCAAGTTCATCAAGGCATCAAGTGATTTTACATCGACCGACGAATTCAGGAGTTCCAGCGAGTATAAAGAGTGGTTCTCTGAGACCTTCTTGAACAACATGAAATACTATCGTGTTGAGGTATCGGCAACAAAGAATCAGGATTTGGAGACAAAAGACTTCAATGACTTTTATATGTACAGCGCTGACGATGGTTATGTGATGATCGATTATACCGACCTGTACGCCATTGGCCGCAAGACCGACTATGAGTACGCCGTAGCTCCCGTTGCAAATGGCATTGAGCTTGGCTATGCGAAGGCCAGCGTTGTGAGCGACTTTGACGGTGCAGTGATCACTGACGGCAATAAGACCTACCATATCTTCCTTGAACCGAAAGTGGACAATGTTGAGAAGGTACGTTCTGCTACAGTTGTCGAGACGATGGGAAGTAAATACCCGTATCTGTTTGCTGGCAGTGAAGCCAATTATTACAGCGGCCACTTCTCTGGTGTTGGCATCCGTTTTGATAACACAATGAAAGACTTTGATATCAATGGCGGCAATGCGTTTCGTGATGAACTGAGCGAATGGCTGACCAACGGCAGTGCAAAGCTGTTGAAGATGTTTGATGGCCGCAGATGGCTAATGGGTGTCAATGGCAATGTTTCTATCTCCTGCTCTGATCATTACGATAAGGGCGTATTGGAGTTCGACTTTGTGGAGCTCGGTGACGCAGAGAGTGAGAGCGACATGTATAACAATGGGCTGAGTGATTATCAGCCAGGAGGCAGCGTATGACATATCTTCCGACTGACGCAGACCTGGCGCTATTGAACAATCATTCATCTAATATTTACTGCCGCATTGATATGCTGAACAAAGATTTTATTACAATTGATAGTTTGGAAGGTCTTGTGATCGATGGTTCTATTTCTATCGACTCAGAATCTGATGTGCGGCGAACCTTTAATGTGACCCTGTATCTGGGTAAGAAGAGCGGCATTTCCAGCCTAACGGAAGAGGATTGGATCAGTAAAAATGTGCGTGTATTCATTGGTCTGTCAGGAAGAGGAATGTCGAAAATCAGTGCTTCAAAGAGTATTGACGAGATGATCAGGGAAAATGCGGATTATCAGCTCGCTGCGACGAATTATGATGATTTGATTCAGGACATCACAAACAGAGGCTATGCAAAATACGGTAATATCGACAACCTGAATCGAGATGTGCTGGTGTGGACACGAGCCAATATCTCAAAGTATCATACGTTCTTTGACCAGATCAATGACGGCACACCACCGGATGATCCAGCTGAAGCAGAGGAATGGTACACCAAACTTGGTGATTACTCTACGGTTTTGGGAAGTGATGATCCAATTTGTCAAGATGGCCCTTATATCGCATTTACACCAATGCTGCAGACCAAAGACGGACTTGTGCCGCTTGTGAAGGATGATATCTGGGCTTATCTGGATGCTGTGGCAACAAAAGCGAAGTCAATGAGCGGCGGTCTCTCCCCTGCCAATATCCTTGAGGTAGACAAATCAGGCATCGATAGTTTCGTGTATGGTAACAAAATGCATGTCCATGGGATGATTGCTGCTGTTGAAGGTATGGTTCTGAACGGAGTTACGCTTGGCAAGGTGGATGTTTCTGCCATTGCCGGTTAGAGCGAGGACGAACTAAGGGAGACCTACGGAAAAACAAGTGTGTTTGCAGGACATTCAATGCACGACATTCAGGCAGAAGTGATTGACACAAAGACCGCGCTGAATGAGCTGTATAACGACCTGTTCCTTAGTTATTCCAATTCAGCTGACAGTTCTTATGTTGATGGTGTAAAAATCTATTGGTACAACGAGGGGTGCTATACATTTACATCCAATGGCTTTACATATAGCGCAACAGAAAATACTGTGCAGGCAAGCTGTGTTGATTTGGTTTCTCGTATCAACGGAGACTTGGGTGGACAGCTGGTTGGTGGCACACATCGCATAGAGAAAGGCACTCGTATCGGTGATGCTATCTGGGCGGTACTGAGAGACGAGACGGAGTTTAAGAAATATTCCATCGACTATTGGAGCCGCACTGTTCCACATGACTTAGATTATGATACCGGTTCAACTGTTTGGGATATTCTCTCAGAATTGCGTGACCTGTATTATCCGTTTGAGATGCGTTTTGACGATGATGTGTTTGTATGCAAAGAAATTCCCAGTGGATTTGATGACCCGCCTGTGCTTGACCCAGAAGTATTCGAGAAGCTTGTGACCAACGATGGCGAGTCGGCCACAGTGGATTATGCCGCTGTCCGAAACTGCGTTGAAGTGTTTGGTGCAACGATTGAAGCGGATGGAGCTGCCACTGTAAAAGGATGGTCTGGAACAAATAAAACAATCAACCTTGTATTGAACGCAACCGAATCAACATGGAAAAGTGAAACGAAAGTATCTTTTGTGGCTCCTGCAAATGTTGAAGCTGCCAAGACGGACAAAAATGGCAACGTAACAAGTGGCGCTATGACAGTTGTGTTGACATTTACATGGAAGTACAAGGATAAAGACGGCAATGAACAAGTTGGCTCTGAGACAAAGACCAGCACGCTGTATCGTTCTTTGACTGATGCCAATGGTTCAGATGTCATTCAAGACCCCGGATGTATTAAGGCTACAAAGTATTATGTTCTTCAGTGGAATCCGAATACTGGCCGCATCTACTTTTTGGGCCAACAGCAGAGTCACGCTATGGCAAAACTGGTGGACGAAATCCCAGCTACCAAAGAGATCGAAGCTCAAAAGGCAGAAGATAACTGCGACAATATGGCTTTTATCTGTGTGAATGACCCGAACAATATTGATGACCTGTACAATGCACGATTGTCCATTGAAAAGATCGGTCGTAGAACTGAGATTCTATCGGGTGGAGACTACGAGAATTACACCACGGATGACGCAGCCATGGAAGTTTGCCAATACGAACTATGGAAGCGTGCCCGCCTGACTGACGGCCTGAGTGTGACTACGCGACTAGTTCCGTGGCTCGACGTGAATGAAAAGATCCAGTATGCTGCCAAATATCTGGGCGGTAAGACCCCCGTGGATTGGATTATCAAGAGCATCTCTATGAATCTGGGTGAAGGCACTATGTCGCTTTCTATGAGCCGCTATTATCCCTATTACACTTATATCGTAAACAACAAATATACGTTCTATCAGGACAATTTGTTTGATAAATATTTTCCCGAATTAACTGCCACTACGGCAGATGAACAATAAGAGAGGAGTGAGCAAATGGCACTATCTTTTGGAGAATCTAAGCGGTTGGCTGCGAAAAAAGCCGCAAGCCCCGCAAATGTTTCTGTTGATGATATAGATGTCGCAACTCTGGAATTAAATGACGAAGACCAAATTGCCGTGTATGATGATAACGGAGAAGAGACATTTGAGCGTAGTGGCAATTACACCTGGTTTGCTGATTACTCTGATGACCAGTGGTCTTACATCGACAAAAACAAAGACATTCAGCTGGATGCAAATCAGATCAATATCACACAGGAATCCAACTCGCAGGTCATTCCGTTTGAAATGCCGCGTTACTACGACGGTATTGACCTGCTTCAGATGACGATTCAGATCCACTACCTGAATGCAGACAGAGAAGAGAATTACGCTTCCCCTATCAACGTGAGCTACAGCAATACCAAGATCCGCTTTTACTGGCTGGTGGCAAATGATGCTACTGCAAAAGATGGCGAGTTGCAGTTTGAGATCATGGCATCCGGCGCTGTGAATGTCCCGAATACAAGCACCACCAAGAGCTATCTGTGGCGCACCCGCCCGAATGGCCGATTGAATGTGTTGAAATCGCTGACCGGCAAGCAAATGGTCGATCCGAGTGGTAATGACTGGTATACCCAGTTCCTGACAACAATGAGTCAGAAAGTTGGCGAGGCACAGGTTGCTGCATCCGCTGCTGAGAAGAGCGCACAGGACGCAAAAAATGCAGTTGCAAGCGTGGATGAAAAGCTGGCGCAATTCTATAAGAAGGACGAGGTTGATGGCTTTGTTACGATGCTGCGTGGTGAGATTGCTGCCGTGGATGGTCTGGCAAATTTCAATGTGCAGTATGACAACGATACTCGCACCCTGACGTTCCTGAATGGTGCTGAAGAGATCACAAAGATCAAGTTGAACACTGATCCTTCTGCTGAGTGGGTAAGCATGTATAACGGCATTGTGGACAATAAGATCAGCACTGCTGTGACCCCTGTTCAGACTGAGCTGACTGAGTATAAGACTGCAAATGATGCCGCTGTGCAGGAGCTGAAGGACAGTGTTGGCGACCTGCCGGAGACTTTGAAGTCCTCCTATTATAATAAGGAAGCCACCGACGCACTGCTCGATAAGAAAGCAGACAAGACGACCGTTGACGTGCTATCCAGTGATGTGAGCGGCCTGAAGAATACAGTTGGCGGCATTCAGACCTCTGTTGACCTGGCCAATGCGGATATCGCTAAGATTCAGGAAACCTTGAAAGACTTTAAGCCAGATGAGAATTCTGGTCGCGAGTACGATATCACTTACGAAGATTCCAAGCTGAACCTGTTGGAGAACGGCACGGTCAAGACCACTGTTATCATTGAAGGTGGCGGTGGTGGCGGTGGCAGTACCTCTACGATCACAATTGAGCGTATTGGCGAATCTTCTATCGCTGTTGTTAAGGGCGACACCGCAACTGTCGAATTTAACTTTACTTCTGTGGATAACTCCGGCGAAGACACTGGCGATGCTACTGGCGTATGGTACGTTGGTAACACAAAGGTCGCAACTTCGACTGTTTACCAGGGCAAGAACAGCTTCGACATCACTCAGTATCTGCACAATGGCGACAACAAGATCAAATTGCAGGTCACTGACTCCGTGGGCAGCATGGGTTCAAAGACTTGGAATATCAATATTGTCGAGTTTTATCTGGAGAGTATCTTCGATGATTCTCTGGTTTATAGTGGTGAGGTTACTTTCCGCTTTACTCCATACGGAAATATCAATAAGGACGTTTCCTTTACTCTGGATGGCAAAAAGCTTGGTAGTGTTACAACTGCGGTTACCGGCAGACAGATGACCTATGCGATTCCGGCACAGAAACACGGCGCTCACCTGCTGGAAGTGACCATGACTGCAAATATCAATGGCAAAGCTGTGACCAGTAATACCATTTATAAAGATATCATGTGGGCAGAGGAAGGCAATAACACACCGATCATCAGCTGCGCCACAAAGGAGTTCACCGCAAAACAGTATAGCACCACCGGTATTGTTTACACTGTCTATAACCCGGCCTCTTCTACTGCAAGCATTACGCTGGAAGTTGACGGCATCAAGACTTCTACACTGACTGTTGGTCGTACTGCTCAGACTTGGAGCTTTAAATCTTCTGATATTGGCACCCACACTCTGACAATTACTTGCGGCGCTACCATCAAGAGCATCACCGCAAAGATCGAAGACCTGGGTATTACCATTGAACCCGTTAAGACCGGCCTGATGCTGGACTTTAACCCCGCTGACCGCAGCAATGCAGATGTGAACCGCCTGTGGAGTTCCGGTAGTAACAAGATGACTGTCAGCGATAACTTTGACTGGGTGAACGGTGGCTACCAGATCGACGAAGATGGCGACACTTATTTCTGTGTCAAGGCCGGTACGACTGCCACCATCAGCTATAAGCTTTTCGCAGACGATGCAAAGAAGAGCGGCAAGAATTTCAAGCTGGTGTTTAAGACCACGAACGTCCGCAACTATGATGCTACTGCCGTGACTTGCTTGAATGGTGGCGTTGGTCTGAGTATTCAGGCTCAGAAGGTTACGCTAACCAGCCACCAGAACAGTATTGATTTGCCCATCTGTGAGGACGATTTCCTCGAGTTCGAGTTCAATATTCTGCCGGACAAACAGTTCCGCGAGATGGTTCTGTGGTGTGACGGTATCCCTTGCCGTGTTGAACTGTACGATACCAGCGACAGCTTTACTCAGGCTGCTCCCGTTGGCATTACTATTGGCTCTGACGATTGTGACGTTATCGTGTACCGCATGAAGAGCTACGGTATGAACCTGACGGATGATGAGATTCTGGACAACTTTATTGCCGATGCGAAGAACGCCGAAGAGATGGTCTCTCGCTATATGCGCAACGACATTACGGACGCAAGCGGCGAACTGACCCCTGACTTGCTGGCAGAGAAGTGCCCCGATCTGCGTATTATCAAGATCTCCGCACCTACTTTCACAACTGGTAAGAAGAACGAGGTCGCCAACACTACGATCCAGCAGATCTATAAGAATGGTCGTGCTAAAGAGGATAACTGGACTGCTACCGGCTCTCACAAGGGTCAAGGCACCAGCTCAGACCACTATGGCGCATCTGCTCGAAATATTGACATCAACTGCAAAGGCGGCTTTACGTTTGGTGATGACACTACTGGCGACACCTATGCACTGACCGAAAATAGCGTTCCTGAGAAGTATTTTAACATCAAAGTCAATGTTGCTTCTTCTGAGAATGCAAACAACTCCCTGCTGGCGGATGATTTTAATGAATTTAACCCCTATGTGCGTCAGGCCAAAAAGGATAATCCAAAAGTGCGTGATACAATGGCGTTCTATCCATGTGTCGTGTTTATTCAGGAGACTGATACCACCAATGCGACCGTATTTAACGATGGTCAATGGCACTTCTATGCCTGCGGCGACATTGGCAACTCCAAAAAGAACAATGATACGATGGGTATGGACCCCGAGAATCACAAGGAATTTATCGTTGAGATCGACAACAACGCCGATGAGCAGACCCGCTTCCTGAGCGGCGATTTCTCGCAGGAAACTTGGGACGGCGACCACTCCTTTGAGTTCCGTTACAGTAACCCTGCCTGCACTGAGGAAGAGATCGAGGCTGGCAAACAGGCGTGGATTACAGCTCAAAACTGGGTGGTGAATGCGGATGATGAGGAATTTAAGGCGCATTTCAAGGATCACTTCGATCTGGATTCTGCTATTTTCCATTATCTGTTTACTGAGCGTCACACCATGGTCGATAACCGTGCAAAGAACGTGTTCCCGCACACCAGCGATTTGGTTCACTGGGACTTCTGCTTTGACTACGATAACGATACCGCCATGGGCAATGATAACGAGGGTGGTCTGACTCTAACTTATGGTTATGAGGACACTGATACCATCGGCACAAAGAATGTGTTTAACGCTGCTGACTCTAAACTGTGGTGCAAGCTGCGTGACCTGTTCCCTGATGAGATGGCAGCGATGTTCCGCAACCGTGAGAATGCGCTGGCATGGAGTGCGACTCGTATTTTGAAAAAGTTCGAGGAATATCAGGATGTGAAGCCCGAAAAGCTTTGGATTATGGATATGCGGCGCAAATATTTCCGCACCTACGAAGATCCCACCATCAACACCACCAGCTATCTGCCTATGATGCATGGCAACAAGCGGCATCAGCGTCGGCAGTTCCAGCGTTATCAGGAAAAGTACATGGCATCTAAGTATTCCGGTTCTGCCGCGACCAGTGATGATATGACCATTCGTGGTTATACTCCCACAAACTGGACTGGCGTGAAACCGGACGGCACATTCCATATCACACCATACGCTGATACCTATGTCTCTGTTCTGTACGGCTCTAACCCTGTGAAAGTGCGTGGCAAGCGCGGACAGACCTACACAATCGAATGCCCCATCACCGCAATGAACGATACTGAAGTTTATATCTATAATGCTTCTATTATTCAGAGCATTGGTGATATCTCTGGCTTCTATCCCGGCTATGTTGACTTCAGCCACGGTGTTAAGCTGACTGAGCTGAAAGTTGGTTCCGGTGTGAGCGGCTATAAGAATACGAACATGACTGACTTCGCTGTTGGTAATAACACTCTGCTGGAACATTTGAACCTGCAGAACGTGCCGAACCTGAAGAAGTCTATTGGTCTGACCGGATGCACAAGCCTGACAGAGTTCTATGCTGACGGCTCTGGTATTACCGGTGTCTCTTTTGCAAGCGGCGGCAAGATTAAAATCGCCCACCTGCCTGCAATCGCCAGCTTGACCGCAAAGAACCTGAATTATCTAACTGACCTGACGATTGAGGATTACACCAATATTACTACGCTGACCGTTGAGAAGTGTGCAACCATCGATCTGAAAGATATGCTTAGCAAGTGCACCAACCTGAACCGTGTGCGCATCACCGGCATTGATTGGGAACTGGCTGATACTTCCCTGCTGAATCGCCTGTACGCAATGAGCGGTCTGGATGAAAATGGCTACAACACTGACAATTCCGTTGTGGAAGGTAAAGTGCATGTGCCTATTATCCGTGAGCGTGAGAAGCTGCTGTACACAGAGCGCTGGCCTGACTTGGAGATCACTTACAACACCATGATCAATCAGTACACTTGGAAGTTCGTGAATAAGGATGGCACTGTTCTGGATATCCAGTATATTGACAAGGGCGAGCGTGCAGTTGACCCTGTGACCCGCTCTGACAATCCTATCCCGACACCTACCTTCCCGAGTACCATCAGTACGGTATTTACATTCAGTGGATGGGACACAGAGTTCACTCCTGTCTTTGAGAATCAGACTGTTACTGCTGTGTACGATGAATCTGTGCGTCAGTATCGTGTACGCTATATGAATCGCGGCGCTGTTTTACAGCAGACAACTGCTCCGTATGGCTCTATGGTTCTGTATGATGGCGACACTCCGACCTATACCAGCGAAGAGACTGCTTATAAGTATTATCTGTTCAGTGGCTGGGACAAGGGTGGCTATGTTAATGGCGATAAGGACATCAATGCTGTTTACGATATATGCGAATACGTCAGCGGCTACTTCAGAGATAAGCAGCTGAGTGACCTACGCCCTGTTGAGATTTATGCCATGACCAAGGTGAATCTGGAGCAGAGTGTTGTTTCTGACAAAGACGCTATCACTATCAAGATGGGCAATGACTTCACCTTTAGCGACGTAGAAGAGAAAGTTCTGTTCAACGAACCGAAGATCTTTACTGGCAAGAATTATGTCGATACCGGCGTATCTCTGTTGTCTGAGGACCGCAGTTGGGTTATGGCACTGGACTATCGAATCGACGAAGATTCTGCCGCAAACTCTGTGATTGCTCAGTGCTTCCAGACCAACGGCATGAATGGTTTCCGCTTCTGGGTCAACAATGGCTCTAAGGTTGCCTGGGGTACTGAATCCACCGCAGGCGCACATCTTGGTTCTCGTGATATGATCGTTCTGCGCCATACTAAGGGCGAAAATGGTATTCACGTTTATGCGGCAAATACTACTGCTGCTGAGATTGGCTATATTCAGCTGAACCGTACTCGCACTACACAGACAAATGCCACTCTGGTATTTGGTTGTGCTAAGGCAGACGACGGCGCTTACGAGCGTTACGCAAAGGGTACAATCTACTGGGGCAAGCTCTGGTATACCGACCTGGGTGACGCTGCCTGCCGGAAGTTGGCCGCATGGACACATGAGGACTTCACCTTCGAGGCTTGTGGCTTTAAACGGTATTACCTGAGCGACAATTCCAACAAGCGTTGTTCTATCACCTTTATTCAGGCTGGACTGCTTGGTCAGAAAATGGCTCTGAATACTGGTTCCACCAACACTGGCGGCTGGGCAGATGCGAATATCCGTACATTCCTTGACGGTCGTATTCTGAATGCTCTTCCGATTGGTTGGCAACAGATCATCAAACAGGTCAAGGTTGGTAGTACCATTGGCGATAAGAGCAGCGAAGTTGTAACTGCGGATAGCTATTTCTATCTGCCCTCTGTGGCCGAGCTGTTCCCCTCTCAGAATGTCGAGCCTTATATTTACGAAGGTACGGCGATCAGCTTTATGACTGATAATACCAGCCGCATCTGCAATGACGAGAATGGCAATCCCGCTGCATATTGGACGCGAAGCCCGAATGCTCAGTATGGCAGCTATTTCTGGTCTGTGACTGTGACTGGCGAATATTACGGATTTACCCCTGCAAATAACGAACAGGGTATCCGCTTGATGTTCAGCGTTTAAGGAGGTGTTGAGAGTGTACTACAAGGTATTGAAAAATGGCCGGGTGATCGATGCTCTTGACCACCTGCGCTTTGTAAAGTATCAGCCCAAGCACGACATTATGGTGAACTGCTTGGAAGATGATGCACAGGGAATTATCAGCAGTGACGGAAGTCATATCTGGCATGTGGACGGGTATTATCTCATCCCATGTCCCGAGTATGACACTGTGGAACTGCAGGAAATTGACCTGTATGAATATGAGCAGCTGAAAGCCTTGGGTGGTAAAACGCCTGAGGCTATTATTGATGCTTACACTTTGAGTTTGATTCAAGGAGGGCTGCTATGAGTGACGAGAGGAAGTATAGCGAGTTCGTTGAGAGTATGCATCGGCTGTACAATGGCGGAATGATTCAGGACAGGCTCCTGGACAATCTGTTTGCCGGACACAAAATCTCAAAGGACGAGTATCTGTATATCATCAGGAAGGAGGTGTGATATGTATACCTTTTTGATCAATGAGGATAATACACTGACCGTAAGCAAGCGGGAACGCATTATGGAGCGCAGTAAGCAGGTGGATACTCTCCACTTTCTGGCTGACACTACATACAAAGGTGTTGACATGAGTGAATTCACTGTGATGCTTGAGTACGTTCTGCCCATCAGCAAGCGATATAAGACAGAGATTTTGAAGAAATCAGAAGAGCTTTATAAGAACAAGCTGGAGTATAAGTTGCCTATCGACACCAACCTGACCAATGAGCCGGGCGATATCCAGATCCAGCTGACATTTGTTGATGTAACAATGGACCCAGATGGCACGACTGTTCAGCACGTGCGCA